CCCCCCCCCCCCCCGGCTAAAGCCGTTTCACTTGACTTAAGCTTCTAGGACCCCCTTGCTGGGGGTCTTTTTTATCTACTTTGACAGAGAGTTTTGACTATATATACTGAGCTTCAGCTTTAACCACGAAGCTGATTTCTTTAAGGAGTGTAATGATGATTTATTTCGACAACCAAGATGTCTCTAGCTTTTGTGAAGGAGAAGAGATCAAAGCAGTACTTGGCGGTAAGGGGGCTGGGCTGGCTGAAATGACTAGCCTTGGCGTCAGTGTGCCGTCCTTCGTCGTAATTCCGACTTCTATTTGTCGGGAATACATGACGAAACCGAAAAGCACGATGACCAAAGTCGGCCAAAACAAATCCCAAAAGATGCAGAAGCATTTCATCAAGCAGTTCGGCTATCTTCCTCTGGTGAGCATTCGCTCGGGAGCCAGAACGTCCATGCCGGGGATGATGGACACGATTCTCAATGTGGGCTTGGATGAAGTCCACCTATCCCGACTGGGCAGAACGTCTTGGACAGAAATGCGTCACCGATTCCGTGACTGCGTCTAGTCCAGATGTTCGGCAATGTCGTCAAAGAAATTCCCCGTAGAGAAGTTGATCGCTGACTCGTCTGACGAGGCAATTGGAGCAGTACAAGCTCCATACCGGCTCTGACTTTCCCAACACCGATAACCAGTGGCTTCAAGCCATCGAAGCTGTTTTCAAGTCTTGGAACAATGATCGGGCTAAGACTTACCGCAAGTTGAACCACATCCCCGATGACTGGGGTACTGCCGTGGTCATTCAAACCATGGTGTTCGGCAACCTCAATGACCAGTCGTGTACCGGAGTGCTCTTTACCCGCAATCCGAGTACCGGGGTCAATGTGTTGACTGGGGAATTCCTCGTCAATGCTCAGGGCGAAGATGTCGTGGCGGGGATTCGTACCCCAGAACCTCTAGGCAATATGCTGTCGTGGAACCCTGATTTGTACTCTCAATTATGTGATCAGGTGGTGAAGCTGGAAGTTCACTTCCGCGACATGCAGGATATTGAATTCACAGTGCAGGACGGCAAGACTCTTTATTCTTCAAACCCGCACGGGTAAGCGCACGGGGAAAGCAGCAGTTCGCATTGCCTTAGGCTTGTGGGATGGTCACCTGATTTCTGAACAAGAAGTTGGCAAGAAGGTGACGCTTAAGCAATGGTACGCGGCGACCAAGCCAGTGATTGATCCTGAGTTCAAAACCCCTCCCAACTGGCACAGGGCTTCCTGCCTCAGGCGGGATTGTGACCGGATCAGCGGTCTTCAGTGCTCAAGATGCTGTGGACTGGGCCACGCCTTGCATTCTCGTTTCCCACGAGACAACCCCTGATGATATTGCTGGTATGAATGCAGCAGTGGGCATTCTGACTGCGATTGGTGGGGCCACCTCTCATGCCGCTGTTGTGGCTCGGGGGATGGATCGCACCTGTGTCGTTGGCTGTACTGATCTGAGCAAGGATGCCAATGGAGTCTGGTTCCTCAATGGCAAACCTATTCTCGCTGGGACACGTCTCACGATTGATGGGGATACCGGCAACATCTGGGTGGGCACTGAAGTGCCTGTCATCAGCGGCGAGTCAGACGCCCACATCCAGCAGTTTTACGAGCTGGTCTCCTCACAAGTCACGGCCAAACCACTTATCACTTCAGACGAACCCGTCCCCAACACTGAGTGCTGGTACCTTGCCAAGGAAGCCAGCGAGATTCCATTGGTAGCTCATTCAATCAAGGGCTACCTAGATATTCGGGACACCCACGCAACGTGGCCGGAGGCCTTTCGAGACGTGATGTTGACGGGGATGCTGACCCTGCCTTCTCAAGAAGTGGATAAAGCCCGAGTGCTGATCGACCTGCACAAGGAAAATGAACTTAAGTGCAAAATCGTCTGTAGCAATCCTATTGCGGTCCTCAAACTCAAGGGGGCTGGGATACCCGTGGTCCCCGTGGTGACTGCTTGGGAGTCTTTGCTGGATGTGGAAGATGAAGCCGTCATCCAGATGGCAGAAGAATCCCCTCGGGCGACCCAAGTGCTTGAACTGCGTAAGAAAGCGGGGATGGGCCTGACCTCGGTGGGGGCGGGGATTCATGCCACCTCCAATCTGGACAAGAAGTTCCTGTCTGCACAGCAGAAGCTCAGAGTGGCTCTGGGATAAGTTGCTGAACTACAAGGGGCTGGGATGATATGATTCGCGCACAATCAATTATAAGGAGTGCGCGTTGATGAACATCCCATGCCCTAAGTGCTCAAGCACCGTGACTAGACTAGAGGAGGAAGGGTCAAGTCTTTTACTTAAATGTCGTTGCGGCTACTATAAAGTGATGGCGACGACCTTAAGGAGTGGTATCGTTGTGGAACACCTTCGTATCGAGGGTGAAATACAACTACCCAAGAAAGATTCAAAGCTATTTCAGTGTTTGGGGGCTTTAGGATCGCTTAAAGAAGCCTCTACCCAGGAAGTCGCCAAGGAACTGACCCGTCGAGGCACACGTCTGGTGCAGTGATGAGGTCGCGTCATTCCTCACCATCCTCAAGCATCGGGGCTTGGTGATCATAGTCGTACCAGGGAAAGGTGTTTTGGGCGGTAGTCGTTGGGCGCTCACAGAGAGTGCCAAGCGGTTAATGAAATTATAAAGAGGATGTTCTAAATGGGATTAGCAATCGGGGTACGCCCTAAATCCGTCATTGATGTTGCTGACGAGCCTCTGACCATTATCGCCACAGAGGAAAGCTACATTGATGTTGAGTACCAGAACCAGAAGTACCGTGTAACAGAGCATGAGCAGATTGAAATTTGCCCCTCGGTATTTCTAGGCATGGGGAAACCCAAGGCCAAACACGGCGAGGCTTTTAACGAGTGGGATTTGCTCCCAAGACTGTTGTTTGAAGCCCCAAGGCATATCTCCATTCAACGGAGGAAAAAGAGCCATGGTTACGCCAACACCAAGGACCGTTAAACGAAATTGGTCAGTAGACCTGATGTTGCTCTCTCACATTCGAGAGCACCATGGAGTTTCGATGGATGAGGTGTTGGACTACCTCACCCGATCTACCAAAGCCACCCACCTCAAGGGAAATCGCCGGTTTCACGACTGGTTTTTTACGCTCAACGAGAATGACAAGGTAGTCTCTTACTGCAAGGGGGAAGAGGGGGAGGTTATCAAGGCCGATGACCTTCGAGCGCAGAAATTAGCGGCGAAAGGGATCACCCCTGCTATGCCCCCCGAGCGGGGAAAAACGCCTCCAGAGGGTCCTTCTGCGAAGCCGCAAGGGGGCAGAATAGATCGCGCCCCCTCAACTCCAGAACCTTTCTACAAATGCGAAGTCTGCCACGACACGGGCAAAGTCGCGGTTACTGATGAGTGTGCTTGGTGCGAAGGCGCAGGGTGCGAAAAGTGCCATCAAACCGGAGGTACCACGTCCCAAATTCCTTGCCCTTCTTGCGGAGTAGGAAGCACCCACGAATCCTTTGTTAAGGGTTTGTTCTCCAAGGTTAAGAAATTAGACAACAAAGTAACCCCCTCATACTATTCAGCCTCATTTCAAACACTATGAATTGAGGTAATTATGAAGGAGTGTAAATTCAATTTTGGTCGTTCCCAGCGTGTTATCCACGGGGGTCCATATCGGGAACGACCTTCCTCTCATGTCGGAGTGAAGATGGCGGTCGAGATTGACCATCCTCATGACATTTCCGTCCCACCAGAGACTTCTCAGTTCCCAAGCAACACCACATGGAAGAGGGGATACGTAAAGTCCTCAAGCCCTTGGCCCTCAACGAACCGGTCTACGTGGGGTGCATGGGCGGAATTGGTAGAACCGGATTGTTTCTAGCCTGTCTTGCCAAGACCTTGGGCGAGGATCAACCAGTTAAGTACATCCGAAAAAACTATATCCCTCATGCGGTTGAAACCTCCCAGCAGGAGAATTTCGTAAGAACTTTTAACCACGAATTATTTGCTCCCTCACTGACCAAGTATTACTGGGCGGCATGGGTAGTCGATAAAGCCCCTTATTCGTGGGTAAAGAAATTGACTGCACGTTTGCTCAATCTATAATTCTCTTAACGCCACCACCACGGCGTATGAACCCTAAGGAGTGTATGCCATGCTTAATTTGGATCACGATACGTTGGCCTATTACAAGGCGAACCCATTCTTGAACCCTGTCGATTTTTCACAGACCCCGGTGCCGAAGCTCTCGGAGCAGATCAGGGTAGATCGTCCTGCTTTGGGGCAAGCGTACCCCGAGGCCGAGGCGCTCACCTTCTACCTGTACAACCATGCTTTCTCACTGGTGACTTCTCGACTGGGGTTGCATGAGCCAATGGGGGACTTCTTGCCGGTGGCGGTGGCTTACGCTCAATCCTCTGCCAAAGTCTTCAAGCGGCTGATGCAGTACATGGTGCTCATCACCACACGGGAATCGCGGCACGTTCATAACAGTGAGAGCTTCTGGGAGAAAGTGGGCGCTGAATTCGGCCCCGAGTTTCTCGCCTTCCAGAAGCGAATCTCCCACACCAGTTCCACCGGAGCCGTGGAGAAGTTTCACTCGCATCCTCCCGATATGCCTTTCGGCCAGTACATGGCCGGGATCACCCATGTCTTCAACAAGGGAAAGTTCAGCGGGGGCTACGGGGGCAAACCTTGGGGGCAGATCGCCAACACGTTGCGGTCCATGGTGATGGGGGAGACAAGCCCCGAGATCATGGTGGATACGGCATGGACGCTGTGTCACAACAACGGCCCCATGTTCAACAAGGGGATGCTGTACCACATGTATAGCAGTGAGATTAAGAAGATTCTGGATGTCCAGCGGTCTGGCCAGATTCCTCAGTACTTTGCTGAAGTGTCGAACTCTTTCACCCAGCAAGTGACCGGGGATTTCAGATGTTGCAGACTCTTTTACCCTCAAGAAATGAATGGATACGTCGATTGGTTTCTGGTGGAAGAACTTGGCTCCGTGCAGAAATACCCGAGTGAGAAAGCATTACAGGCCAACAAGTACGGGGAGCCTGAACCAAAACCAGAACCCCTGTTCGGTAAGAAGGTGTACATCACCGAAAGCGAATATATTGAAACCATGATGAGGGCGGCGTAATGAAGCAGTACAAGGACATTTTGGCGACCAATTCCACCTACAAGCGGTGCTACGAAAGTCACCCCCCGCTCCCCATTGGGGAGTTTCTGATTTATGGAGGTAGCTGTATCACCCCGGCTGTTAAGGACGCGGAGATTTATGTCGGCTTTGATCGGGCCATGTCTCACAGTGTGAAGTCCTACCCATGGAACGAGGGGCAGAGCATTCTGTTCCCCATTACCGACTGTGATGCACCCAGTGATGTAGAGCAAACCAAAAAACTGATCGAGTGGCTGGCTCTGAACTTAAGTTCACACAAGAAGATTCATCTGGGCTGTATCGGTGGGCATGGACGCACCGGCACCATCCTCGCGGCTCTGGTCAATGTGATGACCGGGGAGAAGGCGGCGACAGACTATGTGCGACAGCACTACTGCAAGAAAGTCGTGGAATCCAGCATTCAGATTGACTGGTTGTTCAAACATTTCGGGATTACCAAGGCCGAACCTTCCAAGGCGCATGTGGCCCCCTATAAGAAAGGCTCAACCGTGGCGGATATCAATCAGTACGTGGGGATGGGGAAAGCCTGGGGCAGTTCTGTTTCTGCTTCTCAGCGCAAAGATTTCGATGTGAGTCCCGTCGCTTGCGCCTTCGGCATCTGGGGCAGTAATGCGCTTTGACCGAGAGTTTTCCCCGACTTACTATCACTTGACGAACAAAAAACACCACCAAATAAGGAGTGTCCATCATGGCGATTACGTTCAAATCATCGGCTGACCCGACAGCCTTGTTGACCCACCTCGGACTGTCTGAGGACTACATTCTGTGTAAGGGCTACAGCCTCGATCTCGGTATCTCAGAGATGCGTCTCTACAGTGATACGAATCTGGTAGCGACCATCAAGCCGGGAGCCTTGCTGTCCTCTCTGCAAAAACTGCCTTCCGATCATGCCACTTTGGCTCAAGTCAAAGCCTTGATTGAGATGGTGGAGGGGGAGCTACCTGACCTCACCAAAGAAGCCGTTATGGTGCCTCACCTTGGACTCTGCGATGCCAAGTGGCTGGAATCGAAACATCTGGCCAAGGCCTTTGCTCCAACTACCGAGTGGGTTCAAGAGCCTGTGATACCTCTATCTGAGATTCAGCCGGGGCCAATCAGTGATACCTCGACCCCACCTGTTGTTCCACAAGAAAAGCCTGACGAGATCATCAAGTCTGCCCCGGTCTTCTTGCGCGATGCCACGACGCTTTACCAGCCGGTGAAAGGCACTTCAGCCGAAGCCCGGTATTACGTGGTCGGCATATCTACCGAGGGCGTCAAGGTGGCTATCAAAAAGCCCACCACCAGTATCTCTATTCGGGTCGAGTCAGAACATGGACTGACCTCCAAAGTGATCAAGCGATTGGAGAAGTTCGGCGTGATGGATAAATCGGGATATGCCAGTGGGCACTTCCATCTTCACAACACGACCCCGTGCCGATTGGTCGGAGCACTGCTCATGGATATGGGGTGTGAATGGCAAACCCCGATGCCCAACCTTGATGTGCTGGAGATAGCGGCATGAGCTTCAGTAACCCCCCCAACATAGACAAGCTGGAAGTCGGAGCAACTCTGCCTCTGGCGGGAGTCTTCCTCGGCATTTGCAACGAACCTGTAGAGGCCAAGCTGATGGAGAAGTCTGAGAAAGAAGCGGTGTTCGACCTGCTGTACTTCCAGATTCCTATCGGCACCCTGTATGCCAACAAAACCAAAGGAGCATGGACATGGGAGTGTTAGCCGTGAAAAAGCAGAAGCGGAGTTCAATGGAATTGTCATTCCCCTTGGCCGATATCTTGGGGGCTGTCCTCACCTATGACGGAGGTATCAACCTCACGGGGACAGTGAAGAAGACTCTCAAGCTGGGTATGGGCGCTTCCCTGCCTATCGAAGGCGAGGTTGTGGGCAAGATCAATAAGAAGGCTCTTCAGAGTACCGTCATCTGTGATCTGGTGGAGAATCTGTCCCTCATCTTGCGTCACGATTACGGGGCTGGCACCGATAGTCTCTGGCTATACAATAACCACTCTCTCATCCTTGATGACCTTTCTCAGTCCAGCGACGAACTAGATTTGTTGCTGAAAGAGCAGGGGCCTCTCATTAAATTCATGCGTCAACACACCCACAAGAAGTGGCAACGTGTGTGATCACCACCTAAGGAGTGTAGCCAGGTATGGCACTAATTTTATGGTATTCGAGCGGGGGCCAATCTGTCAGGGAGTTGGCCCGATCTGTTTTGATGGATCACAGTCTTGAGCTTCGGTTTCACGAATCTCTGAACTACCCGACAGCCACCCCGAGTGACACCGTACTGGTGCTCGGGGATCAGGTCAAAAATGTCATCGCCTTAAAGGGGTTGATCCCCAAGAATCGCACCACCTCATCGTTGCGGGAACAAGTGTTCACCCATGAGCAGTTACCCCGCTTCATGCTGACCTACTCCCCGACGATTCGTGAGATCGACTATGCCAAGGGCGTGGATGTCGTGTGCGATTTCCAGCTTGCCAAGCGGGTGGCAATGACTGGAAGTACTGCCCCTCAACTCGGGAAGTACAGCTACCCAGACGATTTGAAGCAGTTCAAATCTGAAGTCGAAGCTCTGTTTGAGCAGACCGGCAAACCCGTGCCCGTGGCGGTGGATTTGGAAACCTTGGGCGTGAATCCTTTCGACCCCAATGCCTATATCCTCAATATCTCCGTGAGCCACACCGAAAGGACCGCCACGGCATTATCTTTCACGCAATACACCCAACCTACCCCCACCGATTCAGCCAGCCCAGACGGTCTTCTCTGGTCGGATATCCATTGGCTACTGAACAGCCCTCAAGTCTCCATTCGTGGGGCGAATCTCAAATTCGATCTGGTCTGGATGGCTGAGAAGTGGCAAATGACCTGCACGAACTTCAAGTTCGACACCCTCCTGGTCGGGTCCTTGCTGGATGAGAATCGCAGTAACAGCCTTAAGGTTCATGCCAAGGTGATGACTGACCTCGGGGCATACAGCGACACCTTTGATCGCCAGTTTGATAAGGGGCGCATGGACTTGATTCCGGTGGAAGCGCGGCGGGAGTATGCGGCGGCTGATGCTGATGCCACCATTCGCGTGGCTCAAGTTGAGCAGAAACTTTTACAGCAGAATTCTATGCTGACTCGGTTCTACGTGAAGATTCTTCACCCTGCGGCAAGAGCCTTCGAGAAAGTCGAACGCTGTGGAGTCTTCGTGGACCGTGAAGCCTACACCATGCTTCAGGCCGAGTTGGAGAATGCGCTGGAGGTGTTGGAGCATAAAGCCCTCTCTTGTATGGGGCGACGGTTACTGGCGAAGTGGGGGGATCAAGCCAAGCTCTCCAAGTCCAAGTTTCTCGCAGACTATATGTTCAGTCCCACGGGATTGAATTTGACTCCCCGCATGTTCACGGCGAAAACTCAGGCCCCCTCTACGTCGATGGATCATTTTGAAATGTTCGATGACGATGAACGGGCCAAGCCCTTCGTCAAAGCCCTCAAGGAGTACAACTCAGCCTCCAAGACCTTAAGTACCTTCGTCATTGGCTTTCTGAAGCACCTGCGTCCTGATGATAGGTTCCATGCCACGTACTTCCTCGCCAACCAAGGCGATATCGGCGGGACTAACTGTATGCCCGCTGGTGAATTAGTTCTAACATCCCGAGGGTATCTGCCAGTAGAGAAGGTTGAGGTGGGGGATTACGTGATAACCCATGAGGGAAGAGTCCGTGCTGTTGAGGAGTTTATCTGTAATGGGTTCAAACCAATCCTTCAGGTGCAAACTTCCACGGGCTTGTTTCTTAGGACTACAGCAAACCATCAATACTTGACTCTGCGGGGATGGGTTAGCGCAGGTAGATTAGTTATCGGGGACGAAGTGCTTACACACTCTGAGGTTGAGCAATGGGAGGTGATTCCCGAATTTCCTGAATTCAGTGTAAGCAGTTGGGGGCGGGTACGGAATGACTCTACTGCCCGATTAGCTACCCAACTACCCAAAGGTGAATGGGGCCACCTTAAAGTTTGTCTTTATAGGAATGGCGCACAAAAACGCGGAGCCGATAGAAGGGATTTTCCAGTACACCGTCTTGTTGCCAATGCTTTTGTACCCAACCCTGAGAACCATCCTGAAGTTCGCCATCTGAACGGGATTGCATGGGACAATACTGTTGGGAACTTGGCTTGGGGTACCTGTAAAGACAATCGTCTTGATGCTGTTGCTCATGGAACAATGTCCCGGAGAAACGGCTCCCAAAATAAGTTGACAGAAGAATCTGTTCAGTGGATTCGATCCTTGCCTTTGGCAAAGCCGGGTGATGGTGGTTGGACCAATAAAAAACTGGCAGAACACCTCGGTGTTTGTGAGCGCCTAATTAGAGCGGTGCGTAATGGCCAACGATGGTTGGATAAGAATCCTCCCGGTAGCGTTGTTGAGTTTTCCCACGCCTCAGTAACCTCCATTACCCCCTTACGTGAGGCTCGAACCTACGGTCTTACCGTAGAGGAAGATCATTCTCATGTTACGGGGGGGATTGTCACCCACAACACGGGTCGTCTGTCCGCTAAAGACCCCGCATTTCAGACCCTACCCAAGCATTCGGCGTGGGCCAAGAAGTTACGGAAATGCTTCGTGGCTCCCCCCGGCTTTGTCATGCTTGGACCTGACTACTCACAAGGAGAACTCAAGATTGCTGCTTGTTTGGCCAATGAACCAACCATGATTGATGCCTACTCCAAGGGGATCGACCTTCATGCGGTGACAGCGGCAGGTTTGGCGGGGTTCAAGCTCGATGAGTTTATGGAGCTCAAGGAAGCTGACTCCGATAAGTACGACGAGATTCGCCAGCTTGGCAAGGCCGGTAACTTCGGCTTGATCTACGGTATGGGGGCAGGGGGCTTCAAGACCTATGCGGAACTCAACTATGGGGTAGCCATGACCATGGAAGAGGCAGAGCAAGCCCGCAACAAGTTCTTCCAGACCTATCCCGTTCTGTTGGAGTGGCATAAAGAGTGTAAAGGGTATGCCCGACGACATAAGCAGATTCATTCCCCTTTGGGGCGGGTACGCCACCTACCTTTAATCAACACCCCGATACGGGAAGTGGCGGCAAAAGCCGAACGACAATCCGTCAATTCGCCAGTGCAATCCACGCTCTCGGATATGTCGATGTGGGCCACGGCCATTATGGATCGTGAGTACGGCATGGATATCAATGGCTTCTGCGTCATTGGCATGATTCACGATCAGTTACTCGCCTATGCCCCCGAGGATGAAGCCGAGCTCTGGGCAGGGCGATTGAAAGAGGTGATGGAGAATCTTCCTTTCGAGGAAGTGAACTGGAATCCCCAGTTGAAGTTCACCACCGACATGGCGATTGGCCGTTCACTGGCTGATCTCAAGAAGTGGGCGAAACCGGGGGGATTGGCAAACCCTGACCGGAAATTTGAAACTCAAAGTTCAAATTCTTTGCCCCGATGCTACACTGACGAACAATTTTAAGGAGTGCTTCGATGACCGAGTTTCAACCCCCCAAAACCAATGCCTATGTGATCGAACGGTCATTGAAGGCCGATACCCAGATGGTCGTTTCCTCTGTCCCGTTACAGGTGGAAGACGTGTATGTCGATATGTACTACACAGCTTCCAACACCTCGGGGCGGTTGATCATGCCCCCCTTCAATCCGATTGCCCTCAAGAACATGGTTCGGCGCAATAACATTCTCCAGCAGTGTGTTGAAGCGATGGAGATCAATATCGCTGGTACGGGCTGGGAAGTTCGCCAGAAACCTGAGTCCGGTACCGAGGACAAGAAGGAATATCAAAGGCTGAAGGATTTCTTCACCGAACCCTTTCCGGGGATGTCTTGGACGACCCTGCGGCGGAAGATTCGTAACGATCTGGAAAGTACCGGCAACGCCTACATTGAAGTGTTGAGAACCGGCACCGGNGAAGTCGCTTTCCTGCGTCGGCTGGATGCCATCCTTATGCGAATGGTGCGTCTGGATGCCCCGGTTCCTGTGGAAAAGACAGTTATGCGGGATGGGAAAGAAGTCACTCTGACCCTGATGGTGCGTGAGCGTAAGTTTGCCCAGATGGTGGGGATGAAGCTCCAGTATTACAAGGAGTATGGGTGTAGTCGCCGCGTCAATCGAAAGACTGGAGAGTGGGTTGAAGAAGGGCAGAAGCTGTCCGCTGATGAAGTGGGCACCGAGATCATCCACCTGACTGTGACGGAAGACACCGAAACCCCCTACGGTTTGCCTCGCTGGATCAACAACACCCCTTCGGTGCTGGGGAGTCGCAAGGCTGAAGAATTCAATCTGGGCTACTTTGATGCGGGTGGATTGCCCCCGGCAGTCGTATTCCTCAAGGGCGGTAGCATGGCGGCAGATGTGGCGGACACCTTGCGGGGATACCTTTCTGGAAAAATCTCCGACAAGCAACGTGCAGTCATCATCGAAACCTACTCCAATGCAGGGAGCTTGGATTCCAACACCCGCGTGGATGTCAGTGTGGAGCGGTTTGGCTGGGAATCAACGCAAGACGCGATGTTCCAGAACTATGACAAGGCGGCTGAAGAGCATGTCCGTGCCGCATTCCGGTTGCCACCACTCTTTATTGGCAAGAGCCACGATCTCAACTTCGCCAGTGCCTACGCTTCCTACCTTGTTGCGGAGGCTCAAATCTTTGCCCCCGAGCGTCAAGAAGAGGATGAGCTCATCAACAACCTGTTGCGTCGAGAGTTCGGGGCCAAGAACTATGAACTCCGTGCCCTGCCTCTTAATGTCAAGGACGTGGCCATTCAGTTGAAGGCGATAGACCTCATTCGTGACCGCATTGACCCAGAGAACATGGTCAATACCGTGAACGATGTCGTGGGACTCGACCTTGAGTACGACGAAGAAACGTATGACTTCAACAAGACCATCATGAACAAGCGTCGGGCGGCGACTTATAGTGACAGTGCCACCGACTACGATGCGGCGGTCAGTGCTTCCGCCAAGTCGGAGGACGCATGACGCGACCTAACTGGGACGAGTACTTCTTGACTATGGCGGTAGCCTCGGCTTCAAGAGGNACTTGTCCTCGACGGCAGGTGGGCTGTGTCCGTGGTCAATAGAGGTAATCGCATTCTGGCGACGGGATATAACGGCAACGCACCCGACGAAGACCATTGCATTGAGGTTCCTTGTGAACATGCGTTGGCCCCACGGGGATCAGGACTCAATAAGTGTCCTGCCGTTCATGCCGAAGTGAACGCGATTGCCTTTTGCCCCGACATCACCAAAATCTACACCGCTTACGTCACCCACTCACCCTGTGTGGATTGTCTCAAGCTACTCCTGATCTCTTCCTGCCAACGGATTGTGTTCGCTGAACTCTATCCGCACGCGGAGGCAAAGGACCGGTGGCTATCGGCGGGACGCGAGTGGATTCATTACCCTCTAAGGAGTGCTCATGGGAATTTATGAACTCAAGATCATTGGACTCGTTGGCAAGAAGCGGGTAGGCAAGGACACGGCGGCAGACGCCATTGTTCGAGAGCTCGGTCCTTCCTGTGCCCGAGTGGCTTTTGCTGATCCCTTGAAACAGGGTGTGTGCGGAATACTGGGCTTCGAGTCCGTCGAGAGTATGGAAGACAAGCTAGGCAAGGAATCCCCGATTACATGGCTCGGGGGAGTCAGCCTTCGCACGATCTACCAGACCCTCGGCACTGAGTGGGGGCGCAAGATGATTCACCGGGACATGTGGTTGATCCTGATGCACCAACGCCTTAAACGATTGGCGGAGGCGGGGTACACCACTGTCATCATCACGGATATTCGCTTCAACAACGAAGTGGAATTCGTGCGGCGACTTAAGGGTGAACTCATCTATATCCGTCGAGCGGAAGCCAAAGAACTGAAGCCTTGGTGGGTTCGCTTCAAACCCCATTCCAGTGAGGCAGGGGTCGTTCCCCTGGGCGGGGACTCAGTAATCCAGAACAACGGCTCACTGGAATCTTTCCGTCACGAAGTTTTGAGGGTCGTTGAGGCTTTAATATCCGAGGAGTAGCTTCTCGCTACACTCCTATGGTTGATTGACTTGATAGCCGGGAGTAGCCCTTCCGGCTTTTTTTAAGGAGTGATTTTCATGACCAGCACTATTGTTTCTTGGGCCATTAACTGGCTCATCGCACGATATACCAATTCAGAATTACGAGCAGCCGATGTAGATCGTGTAAAACGATTGATTATCGACCTTGAGACTCAAGCGATTTCAAAGGCTATCAAAGGTGAAAGAGCCCGAGCCCTCGTCTTGGAGATTGCCTCTGATCTTTCAGAGAATGTTGTTGATTGGGTGGTTAAGACCCTGCTTTACCTAATTCGCGTATTGGGGTTGGGGGCTAAGTAATGAGTCTGCTTAAAGACAAACTGGGATTAACCACAGATGGGGGTACCAATGCCATAGCAGCAGTCCTATTCCTGTTGGAGTACAGCAAGACCTTCTCTGTAGAGACTCAGAAATGGTTAGCCCCCCTTCTGATGACTTTATTGTGTGTGATCTTCTATCTCATTCGAGGAACATTGAAGCCTGAGGTAGTGGAAAAGATCAACGAAGTGGCCTCTGCCGAGGAAGCTTTGGAAGAAGGGCGGGAACCATGAGTACCCACCTTGAACGGCTACATGAGGAACTGGCTGAACTGACTGGCCGATTGGAAAAACTGGCAGAGTTTTTTGACACCCCCACCTTCCGCGAATTGGGTCATGAGTACCGGTCTACTCTGAGCACGCAGTTTCTGGCCATGAGCCAGTACGCGGCTTGCTTGCGACTCCGCTTGGCCTTGGAGGTGGGGCATGAGTAGCCTGACTCCCCTGCTGGATAGCCTGTTTACCAACAGAGATTACACTACCCGTGTAGGCACCATCAAAGCCATCTGTGATGAATGTGATCGACAGGGGCTGACCCTCGACACACAGAAAGCCTATGTGTTGGCGACGGTTCAGCATGAAACGAACAACACCTTCAAACCGGTTTTCGAGGCTTATTTCCTCAAAAACCCGCTTCAGTACCTCCGAAAGTTGCGATATGCGCCTTATTGGGGTCGGGGATTCGTCCAACTGACATGGGAAGCCAATTACCGGAAGTACTCTGAGCTTCTCGGGATCGACTTGGTGAAGAACCCCGAACGTGCCTCTGAACCGGCGATTGCCTGTTTCATTCTGGTTCACGGCTTTCGCACGGGTGCTTTTACCGGCAAGCGGCTGGCCGACTACATCCGTAAGGACAAGTACGACCCTGCCCAAGCAAGACGGTGCATCAATGGGATGGACAGAGCGCGAAAAATTGCCGATATGTGCAATAGTTGGGTGAAGTACCTCAGGGGGACTGCGTGGATTTGAAGCAGAGTCCTGATGGCTTTCGAGAGAAAGACAAGGAGTGTGCTGGGGTCGCCACCTTTTGCTTCGCTGGCTGTGTTGCGGTAATCATGTTGCTGCTCTTGATTGGCTGTGCTCCGGTACAGGTCGCCCCGAACCTCCGACTACCAGACATTTCGTCGGACAAAAATCCGGCGAAAGAATGTCCCAAGCTAGTAATGCCTCCGATTGCAGACGATGTGGAGCTAGACATCAAGGGGGACAAAATCGTCAAGCTGAACGCTGGAGGCGATGTCTTATTGCGGGGCTATGCGCGTGCTCGTACATTGCTCAAACCGGATGCGCCATGACTTGTAAGCCTACAACCAAGCTCCAAGTGACGGGAGATAGCACTGACCCGTTTAGGTATGCCGAAGCCGGAATCAGATGTGACTAATTCTGGGTAAAGATGTGATCTTAAGATCATTGTTGGAAATCCTCTTATCTTGCCGGGACTCATCCTCCCGGCTTTTTTTGGGCCTTATAACCCTGCCTGAGAACCCCCAGACAGTTTATTTGGGGCAATCCAGCTATCTGCCTATCGCCTAGATGCTCCCTTCGGATTACAAGTCTTTGGAGGTGCTTCCCTCATTTACCATAAGGAGCCTAAAGGAGTGTCTTTATGCGCGTCAAGAAAGCCGAACCTAAAAAGCAGATCGTGATGGCAGAGGTGTATGCCCCTGACGTACCCGATTCTGATGGCGAGTTCATGGATGCAGAAACCATCGAAAAGATGGCTTATGAGTTCATGAAGAATCTTCGCCTGACTCAGGTGGATAAGAATCATGACAACGAGATAGTTGAAGGGTCCTGCATTGTGGAGTCCTTTATCGCTCGGAAAGGTGATCCTGATTTCATAGAAGGAGCCTGGGTAGTAGCCGTACACATCCCTGACGCAGATACGTGGGCTGAGATAGAAAAGCAGGAGTTGAATGGCTTCAGCTTGGAAGCGATGGTCAAAAAAAGAAAGACCACGCTCACCCTAGAGATACCTCCCGTGTTGTCTGGAAAGACAGACGCGATCAATAACCACCACCACGAATTTTTCGTTTCGTATGACGAAGATGGAAATTTCTTAGGAGGTAAAACCAGCGTTAGTATGGGGCACAGCCATACGATTAAGCGCGGTACTGTGACCGAAGACTTCGACGGTCATGCTCACAGATTTTCATTCGTGGAGCTGATAAATGGCTAGTAGAAAGACAGTGACCGTTGAGGCTACTGAGTTGCTCGATCCTGATGTGCAGTTCATATCCTTAGTCAAGAGGGGCGCTAACCGGATACCTTTTCGTATTACCAAGTCGGAGAAAGATTCTATGATTAACCTGGATTTGTCGCGCATCTTCAAGCGCGAAAAACCACCGACCATCCTTGCGGTGGTTGTCAACAAGGCTGAGGTCTCTGAAGACGTTCAGTCCATCATTAAAGAGGCCGGTTACTCGATTGACTCCTCGGAAGTCAAAGAGGGTTGCACGATCTTCAAGCAATTTGAAAGCCTTGAAGGCGCTGTACCCGTCAAGCTCAACGACGACTTGGTTCTTCTGGTCAAAGAAGACGACATGGTGACTGGCGTTACCAAAGCAGAAGAGTCTTGGGCGGGTGAGTTCTACGAGTCCATGCAGTGCGACGGCTACTATGCGGCTTTCGGTCCTGCGGCTTCCTACATGACCAGCACTCTGAGCTATGCGCTCTACAAGGCTGAGTCTGTAGATGAAGCCAAGAAAGCAGCCAGTGAAATTATCGGTGCCTTCACCGATTACACCTTGGGCATGATCGGTGCTATTCCGGCCAGTGCCTTCAAGATGGGTGAAGCAGTTGCCAAGAGTTTCTCTGATCCGGTGGATGAAGCCGGGGAAGAGGAATCAGAAACTTCTGAGGAAGTAAGCCAGAAATCGGAAGACCCTGACGCGGGTTCTTCGGAAGAATCTTCTGAAGTATCAGAGGAAACGGGTGAAGAGGTTTCCAAGGAATCTTCTGAAGAGTCTTCTGACCCTGATGAGTCTGATGACGGTGAAGAAGAGGTATCTAAGTCAGAAGAGACTGAAACCTCCGATCTGTCTGTTATCACCAAGGCTCTCGGTGATCTGACTGAAATGTTCAAAGAGCTGAAGTCTCAGTCTTCTGAGCTAGGTGATTTGATTAAATCAGTTCAGAAAGAAAACCTCGACATGAAGGACAAGCTCGATTCAGTTGAGGTAATTGCAAAATCCGCTTCAAAAGTCGTCTTAGGAAGTGACACCCCAGACGATACTATGCCCATGGAAGCATCGGCTAAGGCGGAAACCTTCGAGATTATCGACACGGCATTCCAGCCGAACATCCGTAAATCGGCCCGAGTTGGGTCCAATGACTCCCGGTATCGCCGGTCCCTTTAAGTTTCCGCATCCTAAGATTTGATTAAGGAGTGAATGTAAATGTCTACGAGTAATGAGAACCTAGTTAAAAAGGCCGATATCGCACTGGCTGACCTTTCCAGTGGCGGTGGTCTTTTGACCCCAGAACAGAACCAGCAGTTTGTTCGAGTCCTGATGGAGTCCCCGACTCTGTTCAACTCGATCCGCATGGTTACCATGAATTCCCCGACCCGTAAGATCAACAAGATCGGTTTCGGTAGTCGCATCCTCAACGCCGCTGGCTCCGCCATTACCGACATTAACGGTAACGGTAACCGCGCTCTGAGTGCTGCCCAGCGTTCTAAGCCGGAACTGAGCCAGGTTGTTCTGAACACCAAGGAAGTCATCGCTGAACTGCACATCCCGTATGAAGTCTTTGAAGACAACATCGAAGGTGGCAACATCAATGTCTCTATGGGTCGTTCTCCGGGTGGCCTGCAAGACACCATTGTGACCATGATTGCTGAACGTGCCGCGCTCGACTTTGAAGAGTTGTGCATCGACGGTGATACCACTTCCGGTGATTCCTATCTGGCCCTCCATGATGGTTTCCTGAAAATGGCAACCGACCACATTGTCGATGCCAACGGCAAGACCGTCAGCAAGGACATATTCAAGGCTGGTGTCAATGCGATGCCTCCGAAGTACCTGCGTAACCGCACTGCGCTGAAGCACTTCATCAGCGTGGACAATGAGAACGAGTACCGCGACACGCTGGCAAATCGCCAGACCGCTCTCGGTGACGCCTCAGTCCAGGGTAACAACAGCGTCTACAGCTTCGGCTCCGAAGTTGTCGGTGTACCGCTGATGCCGGGGGACAAAGGTATCTTCACCAACCCGCTCAACCTGATCTTCGGCATTCAGCGTCAGATTACTATTGAGTACGATAAGGACATCCGTAGCCGTATGTTCATCATCGTCCTGACCGCAAGAATGGCGATGGCCATTGAAGAAACCAATGCAGTAGTGGCCTACAAGAACCTGCTCGGTACCTGATAGCCGAGGTCATCTGACCCGTGATGAAGCCTCTCTGTGCCCTTAACAGGGGGGCTTCTCTCATTAAGGAGTGAAGAATGATTGCTGTAAAACTGACCCGTTGTGATAGCTATACCCTGCTGCCCACGCAGTTTCTGAAGGGTAAGGTTTACCAAGTCTCGGAAGAGGTGGGTAACGAGCTGCTGTCCAAGGTGGACGAATTTGGGATCACCTATTTTGAACAGGTGGATTTGAACTCAAGTTCAGAAGAGGCGGCTGAACCCGCTGACGAGAACACTGATGTTGAAGCCGCCCCCGCACCGGCCAAAAAGTCGGGTGGCAAGATCACCATCTAACCTAACTTTTTCCGTAAGGAGTGAATTATGTCTTTGGAACCTATTAGCCCTCTGTTTGGGCAAGGTGGTACCGGCATTCCCCAGCTAGGAGCGATCCTCAAGGAATTGCAGGGCCTGTCTTTTTCTCTGGTCACTGGCGGTTCCGCTAATGCCAAATTCGATGTAGCCGACATGCGTTTGGGCGACACTGTTGCTTTCGCTCTGAACAACAACGCCGGTACGCTGTCCGATGTCACCAGCACCGTATCCATTGTGGGTACTCATGCTTCTGGCACCATTACCGTAGGCAGCTTGCAGGCGAATGACTCCGTAGTCGTCAATGGAAAAACCTATGTTGCCAAGGCAGCTCCTGCCGGTGCGCTGGAATTCAAGATTGGCACTTCTGCCGCTCTGAGTGCAGCCAACCTTGCGGCGGCGATTGAAAAGAACGAGCGTAAGCTGGGCCAAGACCTGTCTGACGTAATCGTCTCTGTGAACAGCGCCGTGATCACGATCCGTGCTCGGGTCGATGGTGTGGCAGGGAATGACATCGTACTGACCGGCTCCACTCGCCTGGTCGTTACGGGTTCTGGCACCTTGACGGGCGGTACCGCAACTGGAGGGATCAAATCTTCAGGTGCAACCAATCAGCTTCTGATTGTTTGGTACAAGAAAGCTCGCTAACTATGCCTAAGCTCATCAGCATAGAAGAAGTGCTGGAGGATTTCAGTTACGAGGCTACCGACGAAATCAAAATGTTGATAGCCTCGTACCTTGATCTGATCTCGGAGCAACTTTCCTTGTGGATTGGCACGCCATTCGAGCGTGCCAGCTACGTAGACCACTTCTGGTATGACGAGTCGTCCAGGGCAAACGCATTGCCTTATACCCAATTTAATCTGAAAGCAGGGTTTATCGTAGGGGGTGTTACCGTAGAGTATGCCCCCACCCTAGAACAATTCGACCCTGCTACAGCCCTGGTTAAAGGTGGTCCAGTCGCCGTGTCGCAAGCAACCTGTATTGTCAATGCCGAACAAGGAACAGTTCGAGTACACGATGCGGGGTTGCAAACCAACGCCTATTACCGAATCAGTTACCTCGCAGGATTTGAATCAGAGCCTTACAGGGTAAACGGTATATCAAGCAGTGCTCTCTATAAAGGAGTGCCTGAGTGGTTGCGGCAGAGTGCTAAAGTAATGACCTCCCAGCTTGTTCGTGATCATTACGCACCCAACTCACGTTCCAAGCAGGTGGACCACCGACTTAATGACGTTCTCCACTTGAAGTCCCGTCGCTTTGGCCCCTCCGTGAGGCCCCTCTGATGGAAATCAAAATCACCGTATCGGGGTTGAATGAACTGAGGCAGCGACTGCGACCCCTGACTAATCCAACATGGATTGCAGGTGCAGTGGAGGTCGGGGGGCGCATCATCGGCAAAGGTATTCGTGAACGCTATGACGCGGAAGTCACCCCTGACTATACACCATGGGCACCCCTCAAATCTTCAACCCTCAAGCGTAAAGGTGGACGAGGCAAGATGCTGGTGCAGACAGGTAGTCTGCGTAGCTCTATCCGTGTAGTTGGAGTGAACCAATATGCCGTGAAACTTGTTGCCGCAGATCACCCTGGCAAGTTCCATCAGAGCGGCACCACCAAAATGGTGGCCCGACCCTTCATGGGTATCTCCAGTAAGGATGAGACCGAAGTCATGGATATGATGGAGCGACGATTAAAAGCTCTGCTTTAGGAGCTATGGGTGCATGGTATTCTGGCCTAAGTAGAGGAGTGGTTGGGTGATCAATGAGATAGAACTTTCCATTGTGAAGAGATTGCGGGCAAAAATACCGCCGCCAATTCGAGTGGAAGCTTTTCCCGAATCCCCTGAGGGTTACCAGTTTCTCACCCCACACGGCTCTATCTACGTGCGATTTCATGAGGAAGACTTTGAAACCCCCTCTCGCGCAATGGGGATTATTAAGCAAGATGGGACGTTGACCTTTGTAATAACCGTCCTTCATAGAAATCTCCGAGTACAAGGTGGGATTTACAAGTTTCTTGACCAGATTAAAGTTGCACTACGTGGATTTAAGCCAATCCCAGGTACCTCCAAGATTTGGATAAGTAAGACTGGTTTCGTTGGGGAGGAAAAGGGGGACATGGAATTACGAAATCTGGGTTTCATTGTGGATGCCCCAGGTCGAGAATTATGAGGGCGAGCATTACTCAGGTATAGCACACCACCTCACGTTCAACGCCGGTAATGAATCATTGGACCTAGTTGAAAATGAAGCCCCCAACCCCGTGGATGAAACCTACACGGTATCCTACACCAGTCCCGAGGGGGTCTTTGATAGGACGTTACCTATGCCCCCTCATGATGAACCAGAATATGAAGATTAAGGAGTGATTATGAAGACCTACCTATATACAGGACCGCTTACAGCAGTAACCCTATCGGATGGAACCTCTGCTGTTTTGAATCCAAACACTACCGTATCCCTACCGGAGGATAACGAGTTTGTGAAAACGCTCGTAGCTATGAAGCGGTTAACGCTGAGGGCTATGACACCAAGCCCAACCGTGAAAGCCCCGAAAAGCGACGGTTAATGTTCTCTTATCTTTAATTATAAGGAGTGACTTATGAGTGCTAACTTCCTCCACGGGGTGGAAACAATTGAGTTAAATATCGGCACGCGCCCCATTCGTGGGGTGAAGACGGCAGTTATTGGCTTGGTTGGTACCGCGCCAATTTATGATGTTGATACGGGTGAACGTATCCCCCACATCCAGAAACTAACCCTAAACGATCTGAATGCCCGAAGGTACTTTGGTGCTGATCGGAATGGGTACACCATTCCTGCGGCATTGAAAGCAGGGTTTGATCAGGGTGATGGGCCGATCTATATTGTCATCAATGTGCTTGACCCTGAGGTACATTCGAGCAATGTAACGGATGAAGCCCACACCTTCACGGTGACCAATCGGATTACCTTGGCGCATAGCCAAGTGGCTAATGTGATTGTGAAGAACACCGCTGGCAGCACCACCTATGTGGCGGGTACCGACTATTTGGTTAACCAAGGAGATGGCACCATCTCTCGACTGGATAGTGGTTCCATCGCAGCTAATAGCGGAGTCAAAGTTACCTATGTCCACCTAGATGTTTCTAAAGTCACCTCGGCGGACATTATTGGTGAAGTTGACGCCGCAGGGAATCGAACTGGTATGCAGGCGTTTCTGGAATCCTATCAGAAGTGGGGCTTCTACCCCAAGACTCTTATTGTTCCCGGCTACAGCTCTCAAGTAGAAATTACCAGTGCGATGACTGCCTTGGCTTCAAGGATTCGCGCCATTGCCATAGTCGATGCTCCTGCGGGCACTACTCCTCTACAAGCGATTACGGGTCGTGGACCCGATGGGACTATCAACTTCAACACCTCATCTGAACGTACAGTCCTCTGTTATCCGCACCTGAAGCGGTACAACACTGCTACAAACGAGGAAGAAATAGTCCCCTACAGCTCTTATTATGCCGCTGTACTGGCTCGCAGTGACATTGAGAATGGCTACTGGTGGAGCCCCTCGAATCAGGAGATCAGGAATATCACGGGGGTTGAGCGTAATATCACTGCGATGATTAACGACCCTACCTCTGAAGCGAACGCACTAAACGAAGCAGGAATTACCACTGTCTTTAACAGCTTTGGTTCCGGTTTCCGAATCTGGGGTAACCGATCAGCCGCATGGCCAGACGGCACTCAGCCAAGATACTTCGTTAACATTCGCAGAGTGGCTGATGTAATTCATGAGTCCATCGAATACTCCTCAATTCAATTCATCGACCAGCCGATTACCAACGCATGGATTGACTCTGTCACCGAAAGTGTGAATGGGTTCTTTAGGACGTTGATTGCGCGAGGGGCCTTGATTGATGGCAACTGCTGGTATGACCCTTTGTTGAACGATGCTTCTGAGTTGGCATTGGGGCATGTGGTGTTTAGCTATACCTTTATGCCACCACCTCCCGCAGAGCGTATTACATTTGAGTCGTTCATCGACATCAATCTTCTCAAGACTTTGGGCACCTAAGGAGTAAGCCGTGGCTAATATCTCTATCAATCGTGTTACGAATGCCAACATCTATATGGATGGCTTCTCGTACTTGGGTCGGNCAGTAAAATGTTGATCTGCCTGAAGTTGTTTATAAATTTACCGAGCACAAGGTCTCTAGGAATGGTTGGTACCAGTGAATTCTTCGCAGGTATCGAAAAGATGGAAGGTTCCATCAAGTGGAACTCCTTCTACCAAGAAGTCATGATGAAGGTGGGTAACCCCACCAAGACTGTTCAGCTTCAAGCCAGAAGTTCCCTGGAAACTTATAATTCTCAGGGGCGAGTGTTAGAGCTTCCAGTCGTGACATTCTTGACCGTGGCCTTCAAGACTCTTCCAGCGGGCAAGTACAAGCAGCATGACAACGTGGAGTTGGACTCCAAATTCACTGCGTACTATGTGAAGCAAGTTGTTGGCGGTATCAATGTTGTAGAGATTGACGTTCTCGCCAACATCGCTAAGGTGAATGGAGTTGATATTCTGGCTAATTACCGAGCCAACATCGGCGGCTAATCAACAAGGAGGGGAGGGGGTCCCGGCCCTCTCCTTCAACTTGTTCTATAAAAATGATCTTGAGATCAAATCTAAGGAGTGACCTATGAGCGTAGAAATCGAAGCTAAACCCCACGAATTTACCGTTCCCAGCGGCAAGGTGATTACTGTTCGTAAAGGCAAAGGCCGGGACATGATTAACGCCATGCGGAAGACGAAGGACTCCAATGAGGTGTCCTTTGCTCTGGCAGCAGAACTGATTCTGGTGGATGGCAACCCCATCATCTTTGAAGACCTGTTGGAGATGGATTTGGCAGACGTGATGAAAATCCAAACCGAGATCAATGACGGTTTTTTGTCCTCCCCGACTCCCAAGGAATAATTCACCTATGCCATACCACAGGGTGGGATTACTCCACGATTGAGGAGATGCCCATCGACACCTTGGTGTACTGGATTAAGGAAGTGAATCAGTACATCAAGACTACCAATGAAGCGAATGAGGCCGACTGATGTCTACTAATGTCTTAGAGGTGTTGCTTAAGGCCACCGACCAGATGTCTGGTGTGATTAACAGCGCGGTCTCAAACGCCACCTCCAAGTTGGATGCACTTGCAAAAGGCACCAAAGCCTTTGCCAACACCGCACAGAACATCAGTCAGAGTTCCGCTGCTGCCGCTCTCGCGGTAGGTGGTTCAATGGCGCATCCAGTAAAAATGTTTGCAGAGTATGAAGAAGCCCTTGCGGGGTTCAAGACCTCCGTCATGGATGCCCAAGGCGCGATTGATCCTCAAGTAATGGGTCGAGTAGAGGCTTACTCCGTCAAGCTAGGTAACGCCTTCAAAGGTAACTCTGCCGACATGATGAAGATGTTCTACGAACTGGGTACCAATGGTATTCAAGTGGAGCAGATTCTTGGAGGTTTGGGTGAGGCGACTGCCCAGTATGCGACTCTAACCAAACAGAGCTATGAAACCGTTGGTCGATCCTTTGGTAAGTTGGTAAATGAGCTTGGGATCACCAATAAGGCTCTTAGCCCAGAGCAGCAGAGTCAGGCATACATCCAATTCACTGATACGCTTCAACGCGCCCATTACATGGGAGTTAAGCCAGAGGACATGATGTATGCCTTTGGTCGAAGCGCAGGTGGTCTGAAACTTCTCAAGCAGCAAGGCACTGAAGCGTTCAATGCCCTCGTCCCCATGTACGCCATGATGATCCGTGGCGGTGCTTCAGGGGAAAAAGCCGGTACGAACGTCATCTCCATGTTCCAGAACATGATTGATGCCGGAAAAATGGAGAAGGCGAATAAAGCTCTGAAGGATATGGGGGGTCAACCTTTGACCTTCATTTCCTGAACAAGGAAGGAGAGTTCGTCGGCATCGAGAACATGTTCAAGCAACTCGAACAGTTGCAGGGTCATGAGTACTGAGAAGCAGGCCAAGGTGATGAAAGCCATCATGGGGGNTGGCTACGACCAGCAGATTGCCCAGAACTTCATTCACTCCGGTACTCAAGGGTATCGGGAAATGGTAGGAGTCCATGCGGCGTCAGGCAGACGCGGCAAAGAAGTTGCAGGAGATTCAAGGGACTCTCGGCATGACCTTTGAAAACACCATGAGTATCTTCAACAACGTGGAGATCGACTGGGTACGGACCTTTGCCGACGACCTCAAGAACTTACTCCGTGAAGGCGTTCAGCCTTTCCTTCTTGGGGTACAGGATTGGATATCCAACAACCGGGAACTGGCCCGAAGTATTGGTCTGGGACTGGTTGCCTTTACCGGATTGATGGCTGCTCTGGCGGCGGTATCCGGTGTGGGGTACATCGCGGCAAAGACTTTCTCCAACCTCTTTACCATGGCCTCAGGGGCTTTCAAGGCTGTGAGCTGGTTAGCTCAGGCACTGGGATTGTTGAAAGCTCCTACAGGTGGGCCAGGGGGTGGGTTACTCGGGGGCCTATTAAGTGGGGGAGTGGGTGCCGTTTCCAGAATGGCTGGGTTGGCTCGTCTTGCCTTCACTCCCTGGGGTATTGCGGCGATTGCAACCGCAGGCATTATTTACACGTTCTGGACTCCGATTGGTGATTTCTTTAGCGGCCTCTGGCAAGGCATTGGTGACAAGACCAGGGGCAACACCAGTAATATGCAGAAAGCCCTGAGTGATGTGGGGGGGTGGTTTGCTGAAGGATTCCCGACGATTACCCGCTATGCCAAGGCGGTTGGCGATTTCTTTGGGGGCTTTAAGCAGGGGCACAACCAAAGCTGGGCTGATTCCGGTAAAGGCATCGGCAACTGGTTTGGCGACAAGATCGGCGCACTGGACAAGTGGGTAGGCCAATCTCGTCAGAGTGGCATACTTTCTGCGACGCTTTGGGCCAGTGTTGCCAATCAAGCAAAGGCTGGCTTATCGGGTATGGGGTCCACTATTATGTCCGGTCTGGGACCAATTATGGAGATCGCCTCACGCATTAAATTCGTGATGCAGAACCTCAGCCCTCTTCGTGCTATTGGCATGATTGGGGACGGCATCCCCGATATGCGAGCCTTGAGGGGGTTGGGGGGTAACCTAATGGGGAATCTCAGCAATATGAAGAAAAGCGTCGTCAATGCCTTTGCGGGGATTGGACCCACCATCTCACAGGCGTTTTCTTCAGTCGGCACTTCGATTGCCAGTACCCTGGGGCGGGCCGGTTCAGTCATCATGTCCTGGGTTAGCTCCTCAAGAGCGCGGCTGGTAGCCGGGTTTACCTCTATCCGTGCAGCGGCAGCGGCAGCATTTTCCACGATCAGTACCGTGATCTCCTCGGCCTTGGCTCGGGCGAGTGCGGTGATGACGCACTTTCATCAGTACTNCAAGAGCGAAACTGGTCAGCGGGTTCCAGCAAATTGCGGCATCAGCAGGTACCGCTGCACAGGCTATCGCCTCACGACTGCAAGCTGCATTCAATTCAGCCTTAGCAGCAGCCGGTGCCTTCGTCTCTGGTGTCATCGCCAAGATGAACCAGATGTACGCTCAAGTTATGAGTGTGGCAGCTCGAATGTTTGCTGCCGGTAGAAGAATCGTGGAGAACATTGCCAGAGGTATCTCTTCGGGGATTGGCATGGTGACGGCAGCGATTGGTCGAGTAGCTGCGGCAATCATGAGCCACATGCCTCGGTACCCCGGCGAACGGAAGGGCCTCTGCGTGACATTCAGAAGATCAACATTGTCGGGACGATTGCCGACACTATGCGAACCGCACCGATTGTGAAAGCCTCAGAAAGAGTGGCTGGCGCAGCAAAGACTTCCTTGTCCAGAGGAACTGGCGTTCTACACTCAAAGAGCAAGGCGGGGAATTCCAATAATCACTTCAGCCCGACCATCAACGTGCAGGGCGGTGGCTCAAGTGTGAAAGCTGAAGTAGAGCAAGCCCTTAAAGTAGCTTTCAAACAGTATGCTCGTAAGGAACGGCTGGGCTACGCAAGCTAATTCAAATTTAAGGAGTGGGCGCTCATGTGGGCACAGATAGGCGACATCAGGGTTGAGATCATCACGATTTTCAAGGATATGGAAGGGCAACATGGGCATGACTTTCCACAGCATGATGTGATTGAGGGCAAGCCTTTACTGCAATGGATGGGAGGTAAACTTTCTAGTTACCGCCTGAAGTTCCATTTACATTGTGGGATGACCCGTTCTCCTCGCGCTCAATTTGAAATCCTGAAAAAGTTGATGGATGACCATAAGGCAGTGCCATTTCTCAAAGGCAATGGCACTTACCTAGGTCAATTTGTTGTGACTGAGCTGACTGACAATTATCTTTTTGAGTCGGACAAGGGGAGCCCCATCGAGATGGAAGGGGAGATGACCCTTTTGGAGTATGCGTTTGAGAGTGCTCAAGAAGAGTTAAACGCAAAAGCGGCGGCGATGCGTTCAGCTACCCTAAAGCCAAATCTGCCCAACGTAATTCCTACAGTCGTCACGCTGCCAACAGATACACCGTCGATACTTGCCCAGGCCATTAACGGGATTAACCAGTCAGTTCAAGGCTTGGGTTCCGTCTTAGGCGATTTAACCGGAATTTCAAGCTCTGGCCTACCGACCACTTTGTCTATGCAGGAATTGTTAGGGTCAACTATTGCCCCCCTCAACAGGGTCATGCAAGTGTTCGGGGAGGCAACTGGAGAGCTTGCAAATGTCTCTGGAGCGGTAAGTACTGTAACCCTAGGAACAGTAGACATGAGTGGCGCACTAGACAGTGTTAATACTGTTACCAATTCCATTGGGGATCAGGTGATGTCCGCCAATAAGATATTCGCAGCATTGGGAAGTGTGACGGATAACCTCAGCAGCATAACGAGGCAGTAGATGGCACCTTACTACCATGTCTATGTAACCCATGATGAGGATCGGTGGGATTTGATTGCATATCGGTACTATGGAGATGCCTTGAGGATGGAGCCATTGATTGCTGCCAATCCCAACATTCCAATACATCGTGTGCTTCCTAGCGGCCTACAAATCCTAGTGCCGATTCTGGCTGAACAGTCATCTACAGGAGTGTTGCCCCCATGGCGACAGTAGTTCCCCATCCCGTTGTACGACTGTCTTTTGATGGGCAGGATGCCACAGGCTTATTGATGCCCCTGTTGCTAGAGTGCACTTACACGGACCATGTGCATGGTGAATCAGATGAATTGAACCTACAGTTTGAGGACCGGGGGGGTAAGTTTAGAAGCTCCTTCTTCTCAAAGCTGACAAATACAGTTCATGTACGACTCGGGTATGAAGAAGAGCCACTCTTGGATTGTGGGGACTTTCAGATTGAGGAAGTGGAGTTTAGGGGTCCTCCCGATGTAGTGGATATTCGCATGGTCGGGACCCACATCAACAAAAAGCTACGCACAAAAAAACACAAGGCCCATGAAGATAAACTTCTGGCTGACATTGTTTTCGCGGTGGCAAAAGAAAATGGGCTCACAGTAAAAGGAGATATTGAAAAAATCAAAATTGACCGTAGCACCCAGAATCATGAGCGTGATTTGCAGTACCTGTTGCGGTTGTCCAAGGATTATGGGTACGCCTTTGTAGTTAAGGGGACCACCCTGATCTATTACAAGATGGAAGACTTGGAAAACACCCCGGCCAAATTGATGATCTTGCGAACACAACTTGAAGACTATGAACTTAAGTTCAAAACCATTGACACCTACACTGATTCAGATGTGAGCCATCACCGCACCAAATCAAAGACCAATGTCAATGCAAAAGTGTCTGCCTCGGACATTCGTACCCCGGTGGGAGTATCCACTCCAGATGGGTATCCCGTTGGATTCCTCGGCCATGCCAGCGACACCCTGACAGTTCTATCTCGTTCACAGGATGAAAACATAGCCAAAATAAAGGCGAGGGCGAAGCTGCACTTGAAGAACCGTGAAGAGTGTACTGGGTCCCTAACTATGAAGGGGAATACCACTTGGATGGCAGGGTTGACCTTTGAACTGTCGGGGATGGGTATGTTAGGAGGGCCGTATTTTGTAGAAAAAGCAACCCACACCATAAATAGAAATGACGGGTACAAAACAGTTCTTGAAATCAAGAGACCCCCAGACCCTAGTAAGGTGGCTAAAAAGAGGACGGTACCTCAATGAAAAAATCAAGCAATCTCAATTTCGGAGGAGTCAACTCCGATAATACCTCCCGCTTTGGGGCACTTAAGCCAGGTATTGTGACCCAGCATGACCTTGTACAGCATCGTGTCAAGGTGCAGTGGTTGGATCAGGATGGAGTGGAATCCTTCTGGCTCCCGGTCTTAAAAATGTTCACGGGGGGGAACAAGCACTATGCACTGCCTGATCTGGGCGAGACAAGTGATCTGTCTGACAGACTTTTACCCAAGTAAGACGGGAGTTGTTTTTGGGGGTCAAATTTTACTCGGACTAAAGATAGCCAACCCCCTGTTGAAAGCCTTTGACAAGACGCATGTCAGTTTGGGTCTGACGGTGGCTTTGCGGAATATGATCGACAAAGCCCACACCGCAGAATTGATACACAAAAGGCAAGACTCTGCTACGAGCAAGTGACGCGGCGGTATACCTTGATGGTACCAATGTGGTATGCGAAAGCGATGTATATGCCGTTGTTGGAGCCTTGGCAGTGAGCCTAGCGAATCATACTCATAGTGCAGTTTACCCCGGTACTGGTGTATCTGGACCCCCTGTCACTGTCCCTGCACCGCCTGTTCCAGATCGCTTATCCACCCCGAAACCTCCAACGCCCGAGGAAGTGCCTGATGCGTGATGTAACGACAATACGGACACTTGATTGGCAGTTGAAGCTCAACAGCTTTGGGGATGTGGTAGAGAATCTGGAAGATATATACCAGTCAATTCAAATTATCTTGACGACCCCTAAGGGCACAGACCCTTTACGTCCTGAATTTGCAATGTTCCATTTGAAGTACCTAGATATCCCGATCAGTGAAGCAATCCCCAAGCTCATTTCCGAGGCTATCGAAGCCCTTAGACTATGGGAGCCGCGTATTACCCCGGTCAATGTAACCGCCACAGAGTATGAATTGGGACGCATTCAGCTTCGTATTGAATGGACGCTCAAAAAAGGCGGCTTGTCTTACACCTCCGAGGTCTTGATATGAGTTTTGAATTACCGTTTGCAGAACCCTCGTTTATAGACCGAGATGCTAATAAGGTTTTAGCGGATCAGGTTCTACAGTGGGAGACCTTGACAGGTAAGACCCTATACCCCGCCCAAGTTGAGCAGTTGCTCATAAACTTGATTGCCTACCGTGAAATCTTGATGCGAGTTGGGATACAAGAAGCGGCAAAACAAAATCTGGTTGAATTTGCACGATACCCGATGCTTGACTATCTGGGTGAGCTTGTGGGGACCTACCGCCTGTTACCTACCTCCGCAACCTGTGTCATGCAGTTTAGAGTTTCTGAACCTCGGACTTCAGATGTCCTGATCCCTAAAGGTACTCAAGTTTTCACCGGCAACATTAGCTTCCTGACAGATGCTAGACTGCACTATTGTAGCTGGAGACCTTACGGCCTCAGTCACCGCGTCAGCAGAAGAAGCGGGGATTTCTAATAACAACATCATGCCTGCGGTGCTAACCAACATACGCCAACCTTCGATGACTTGGCTGTCACCGTCGCCAATATCACCCCGACTCAAGGAGGACTTGATCTGGAGAGTGATGATCGTTTTCGATCTCGTATCAAAATTGCTTCAAACAAGTTCTCCTCAGCAGGACCCCGCGCAGCCTACGAGTACTTTACGAAATCGGTGAGGCAGGACATTGTAACTGTGGGCATACACTCTCCTAGCCCTGGGTCAGTGCATATCTATCCCCTATTAGAGTCCGGGCTCCCGGACCAGAAGCTTCTGGTAAAAGTTTTTGAGGCACTTAACTCAGAAAGTGTTAGACCTCTTACAGATGAGCTTGAAGTCATCTCCCCAACTCAAATTGACTACTCTGTCACCATGCACCTGAAGTTGGTAAAGAATGCAAGTCAAAGTGCGGTTTTTCTTCAAGTTGAAAAAGCATTAAAGGCCTATGCCCACACCCTACAAAGAACTCTGGGTCGGGAGCTAGTAGCGTCTCAATGGGAGAGTCTTGCCCAGGCTGTTCCCGGTGTCTATAGGGTTTGGTGCGATTTACCAGAGGAGTCTAGTAGTGCAAAATCGGGTGATTGGCTACACAATACGGGGATACATCTGGTGTTTGAAGGCTTTGACCCTGAACCACAATAACCCAGAGGTTCCAAAGTTTGGAGGATTAGAGAGGTGCTAACCTAGCCCAATTGACTTAAGGAGTGTTTGGATGGCTGACAGATTGGCGCTAGAGGATTTAGTGCAGGATGAGCTTATACAGCCTTCATTGCAGTACCCCTCGACCCAAGCATTGTCTACGCTCGCTGCACGACTTTCAGGATTGGATTTAGCGCGGGAACTGGTATACCTGATCCCAGAAGTTGAGGCCACGGCGCTTCCGTTTCTGCTAGATCAGTTTGACATGCAAGTTTGTGAAAGCTGGGTGCCCCAGATCACAGATGAAGAACGTCGGAATCTGATCTTAAGATCAATTCAATATCACAAGCAGAAGGGCACCTTTGCCGGTATCAAAAGTTACGTGGGTCTTGCCGGGGGTAAGGCCCTTAGGGCCTATACAGCTAGTGACAAATTTTATGCGGGCGAGGAGATATCCTCTGAAGATCGAAAGCGTTGGAAGGTATTCCTTTACCAGAAATTCGCTATCTACGACTTCATTGATTACAGTCACCGAGGTAGCCTCTAGCTATCTGTGGNCNTGCCTTTGGGTTTGAGGTATAGTTTTTTAGGCTCACGAAACCCTGCCCAGTTTCTTTTGTGGGGGCTGGGAGAGCCCTAGTAGACTTGGAAGAAAAGCGGTTCTAGTTAACGAGGCCGGGACTACAGACCTAATCTGGGGTGGGTTAACAACGGATATGGGATACGAGCAACTTCGTATCCCTGGATCAGCAGGGGGGGCTTTTTTTACGGATGAGGTGCTATTTCAGGAATTCTTGATGACTCCCGATTCAAGCGAAAGAATTCTTTCTTATTTAGTCTCCCCAGAGGATACCTTTGGGGGGTACCAGCACAACCTACTAAGCCCAGGATTGTCCCCTGTTTCTATGATCCCAGATCGAGTTTATCAAGGGTCTGTAGACGAAATTGGTGTCTATACTGATGAGCCTTGGGATTTATCGTTAATGGCTGAATCTACTGTTTCTTTAAGGGTATACGATTCTATCCGGTTGTATGATAGGGAAAATCGAGTAAAGCTTCCCTATAGTACGTCCTACTTGGACTATGTACGTTTTCCGGTTGAGCCATGCACGGCTGAGATAATGATAGAAGTATCAGGCGTAAAAAGCCCAGTTGCATTTGAGTTTGTAGATGACTATCTAGTCGAAGACCAACTTACCTTACTGCACAACGCTTTGGATGCCGTTGAAGAAGCCCAATCCTTACGGGATAGGCTTTATGTGAATACTAAGACACACAGACCTGTCCGCTTTGGGGATAGGAAAAAATTTAATCAATTTCGCTTTGGTGAATGGAAGGAGATTTAAGTTATGCAAAAAGAAGTACTTTTTCGAGCACGTCAGAATGTCACATTTGGTGATCTGAACAATACTCAAAACTACGCCAAAAAAACTTTCGATGATCTTGTCTTTGACATGCTAGTGTCAGGGAGGGGTTACGCCGGTTTTCAGACAACAAAAGCAACCTCTACCAATCTCAGCGTAGAGCCGGGTCGGCTTTATGATACGGGAAAAGTATTTTCGTCGGATTCAGTAGTTACAGTTTCTCTGACTCCTTATCTTCCTTCCGTAGCAAAGAAGATTGTTACCTTAGTTGTTTACGGGCAGAGTGTTGACACGGATGTTGAGCCCCGTGACTTTCTGATAAACGTCACCACACGCGCAACGGAACCTCAATCTGTTGCCATGACCCGACATAGACATGCCGTAATTTCTCCTGTTGCTGGTCTTGAAGCGGCTGACCCTCTTCCCCCTGCGGTACAGACTGGTTATATAGCTATTGCCACCGTTGTTCTCAATAGCTCTGGTATTGAAACGGTCTACATGCGTTCAGACACTAAGGTGCCTGAACTTGATGAGCAAGCTACGGCCCTCTCACTGATTTACAACTGGCAGAACACGACAGGCAAAATCATTGATGGATTGCGTACTGACATTACAAACCTTGCTCGTCGTCTGGACGATGGTGCAACGGGTGACACCTTGCGGGCTCTGGCGGCTGATGTCTCCACTCTCAAAGAACGAGTGTCGGTAGATAGAACCTACCTATCCTTGCTCGGTATTGATATCGCTAACATTAAGACTGAAGTAAATGCGATCAACGATGCTCGTCCAGACTTGTTGGACATAAGTTCGTTGTATGGGGCTGACGACTTTCTGGATGCAAGTGAGAGTGACGTAGACCACCCAAACTACCTTGCAAAGGTTCAGGAAGGTATTCGATTCTCACCGGCAGGGCAATCCATCTCACTTTTTGAAGTGGACAACCCGTATAACGGCCTGGTGACTGTTAGTGCCAATGGCCTAATGACCCCAAAATACACCACCGTAGATGGCTTGGTCGTGGGCTCTCAGAATGCCAATGCCATTGCCTCGGAAATCCCGCTGGCAGACTATCAATTTACGACTTGGCAATTTGTTGAGAAGAAGATGTCTCGTCAGAGACTACGGTACGGAGACTACTTTACTGTCTGCACCAACTCTCAATTCTGGCAGTCTGGCAGATATGACCCGATCACTGGCATATTCTCTAAAGGAGGAGAATCCTGGGAAGTTGACCCCGCTTCATATCATAACGCCCTAGTAAACCATCGCTGGGTTCGTCTGCGTCAAGTGTGGACTGACCAGTATGAAGATGCGTATTGGATTTGGGAGCCTGTAAATCACGCCATACAAGGATCACAACTGGCGCAAACCTTCCTCAACCCGCAACCACGTTATTGCACTGGCATTTCTTTGGCCCTAACCAAAGTCGGCCCCTCTGGGAATGTTCATGTTGCCTTGTGCGAAGTACGCAGTGACGGAACTCCAGATTTGTCCGCCATGATTTCCCAAGCCACGATTGATAGGGCAAACCTTAAAACATTCCCGGCTGACTGGACGTTTGTTCCCTTAGCGCCCACCTTCTTAAAGCAAGGAGGTCGATACGCTGTAGTTATCACTACAGGTGGGGCCCATTACGTAGCAACAGTAAGTGGTCAAAATTTCACTTCGGGGACCTTGTTCTTTGGTACCGATGGGGCCTACATGTTGGGTGATCTAACCAAAGACCTGATGTTCAAAATCCATCATGCCAAGTTTGATAGGTCTTCAGTCACTATCGACATGAAGGGGCTTCAGCTTTCAGGAGGCATCAATCATGTGGATATGTTGGCCCCGATGATCGTCCCGGCCTCGACCAACCTCAATATCCAAGTACGGGTTGATGGAGTGTGGAAGTCCCTGGCGTATGACCCCGCACAAGACGGGGGACTGTCTATTCTTCGTGGCTTGCCACCTCTGCTTCCTTTGCGCTTCGTCATGACGGGGACTACTGATCTTCTCCCCATCATAGATTTGGCAGGAAGTCAGGTGCTCTTGGAACGTCCTCGTACTGATTTCAAGCACATCTCCACAGCTAGAACACTTCCCAGTGGATTGACCACCAAGCAAGTCATTGTGGATGTCCATGTAGGAAATTTTGATACGGTCAATCACACTCTAGTTGCAAAGCTGCTGTATGGCTCAAGTTATGAATCCACCAAAACGGCAGATGCAGCAACCCTCACCGTTGCAGCAGACCGCCCCACGGAGGATAAGGCGTTCATCAAACGATTCATCTTTACGTTCTCAACGGGAATTGGTGCCTACAAGATTCAACTAGAAGGTACCGTGACTTCCCCGACAAACACCTACCACGTCGAAAAGCGGGTAGATAACACCATCTACTAAGTTAAGGAGTGATAAAAAAATGGCAACCACAAAAACAGAAACCATTGTAGTTATTGATCCCGAAGCCACTTACTTAGTGTCAGTAGCTAGACCCTTCCATGCCAGAGGTGTTTCGTTCTCCCCTATGGATGTAGAAGTACATCTTTCCGGGGTGCTAGTTACAGAGTTTAAGGACTGCCTCTCTAGCTATACCAAAATGGAATCGTAACCATGAGGCATTTCGACCTTTATCGAGTTACAGACACCTCGGAAGCGTCGGCTGGGTACTTCAATGAGGTTCACGAAGATGTGGACCTCAGACTCCATGCAGTTGAGCTGAAAGCGTCAGGGTGGGATGAAGCTGTAGCCACTTTTGAAGAGGTGGGTCTACAGCGTCTTGAGCAAGCTCTTACCCCGCTCTACGAGCAGGTCTCTGGCGTAGGTGGAAGTATCTCTGAGCTTCTACAGGCAGGTACTTTTTTTAACGCAACTTCTCTATCCGCAGAGACCCCAGGTTTGGGGTACAAAACCTTCATTATTGATGAGGGGGTCCGGGCGAACTTTACCCCTGCTTATTACATTACGGCGTTCAAGGAAGACGATTCCACCGTCTTCATGTCGGGCTATTTAGTTAGCTATAATCGGAATACGGGGGCTTTGATTCTGAAGATTGATCGGTTTAATGGTACGGCTGAGATCGCCTCATGGACGATTGCTCCCACCGTTGAGATATCGGCGCTTCAGGATGCTTACTTGGCTCGGGATGCGGCGGTATCCGCTCAATACCGCAGCGCGAAACTTAATGCAGGACAATACTGCTACCTCCCCTAGTCCATTAGCAGCAAGTGCCCAAGCGGCATCAGTGGGGGCCAGGGATAGTGCACTATCTGCCGCAGCAAGTGCCTTCTCCTACTCATCGCAAGCAGCGGCAGCGAGAGATCAGGCACTACTTCACGCAGAGTCAGCTTTGCTGGCCTAAAAACGATAGTACTGAGTTATATGCTGAAGTGCAGGCAATCNCCAGTATTGTTCAGAATCTTTATCTTGGTAGACTCTCAAGTGATCCTATAACTGCCAATGATGGCAGTACCCTGCAACCGGGTATGTTGTATTACAACCTGACGACCAACACCACAAAACTTTATAGTGGTTCGGCGTGGATTGACTTGAACTCCACTCAGTTCTTGTCTACCTCAGGGGGTAGCCTTACAGGGTCGCTAGTCCTCTCAGGACCCCCGACCGAACCCAATCAAGCCAGTACTAAAGATTTTACTGAGAGTACGGCACTCATGTTTTCCATAGCGATGGGTTAATAAAATGGCTCTACAGTTCAAAAGCTATATCTCAACCGCCGTAGGTGCTACAGAAACCACGGTTTACACTTGTCCAACAGGAGGGTCTGCAACCGCCATTGGATTAAGTCTTGCCAACATTACGACCTCAAATGTTACTGTTAGTGTGAGGTTGCAGAAGACTGGACCCGTCTTTGCCCACATTGTTAAGAATGTAGTTATCCCCCCCGGCCAATCCTTGGCGGTGGCAGGCGGCGATCAGAAGATTGTTCTTGAGAGTAATAACACCCTGCGAGTAACTTGCAATGTAGCAAGTGGCGTAGATGTTATTACCAGTGTTACAGAAATAGTGTGAGGTAATCCATGCGCTTCATAGGTCAAAGTTTAGTGGGTGAATCAGGGGCTCAAGGACCTCAAGGACCTCAAGGTTTCCAGGGAAGTGCTGGTGGGCAAGGTCCTCAGGGTCCAGCCGGAACGCCTAACCCGACAGCCGAAGGCTTAGTGTCTGGTAACACCTACCAAATGGCGGGTCTTGGAGTGGGGACAAGCCCCGTCTCTGGGGAGATAAGAGCAGTAGGCAACATTATAGGGTATGCCACTTCAGATTCGGCTTTGAAGACAAATTTGAGACGTATCGAATCCCCTTTGGACAAATTGAAGGAGATTCATGGCTACTCTTTTGAATGGACACAGGAAGAGCTTGACAGAAGAGGAGGAGTTGACCCTGTTTTTGTTCGCAAATCCGATATCGGCCTTATTGCTCAGGAAGTAGAGAAGGTTCAACCTGAAGCGGTGGCTATTCGGCCCGATGGGTACAAGGCTGTTCGCTATGAGTTACTCATCCCACTGCTGCTTGAGTGTATTCATGAGCTGTATGAGCGGGGAGTGACGAATGCCCCTTAACACCTCAGGGCCTATCTCTATTGGGGGGTTTAACTTAGGCGAATCCATCAATCTTGAGCTTGGAAAAAGTGCCACCGCGACTTCCGCTCTAAATGATGCTGATCTACGGTCTTTGGCTGGGCTATCTCTCAACGATAGTCAAATCGGGCTACAGAACTTTTATGGGAAAGCGAATGCGAGGCCCGTAGATGTTCTTACTATCAGTGGCGGAGGTGGCGGAGGTACCGGTATGGGAGGCGGTGGGGGGGGAGCAGGAGCCCTAACCTATCAAGCAGGGATGTTGATCCCGTCAGGTATGACTTCTATCATCATAGGGGCTGGTGGAGCCGGTACCGTTGGGTATACCTCCGCGAATACTAGTGGGGGTACAAGTTACATCCAACCCCCTCTACCTTCAGGACTCCTGTCAACGCTAATACTGGTGGCCGTTGGGCGGTGGGCGTGGAGGTTCTGGTTCGTNGNAACGGTGCGTGCGGGGGGTTGTGGGGGTGGCGCTGGGTCCACTTGGAATGGTGACTATTACGGACGCCAACACTATGGCGGTAATGGTGCTCCTGGCTTTTCTGGGGGGAACAGCTCGCGCACCCAAACAGACCAGGGGGCTGGTGGTGGTGGGATGGGGGCTTCTGGTTCAGTACCGGCAGGTAGAGGTGGTTTAGGGGGTGCCGGGGTAAAGATCAATACGTATTTCGCCCCTTTCGGCATTTTATGTTGTGGTGGCGGTGGCGGTGGCGGGTACTCTTACTACAGTGGAGGAATCTCTTCTCATGGGGGAGGCGCAGGAGGAGGTAAGAATAACAACTACGTCGGAACTGCTGGCTCTGCCAATACCGGAGGTGGGGGAGGTGGTAGTGGTGTTCCTTATGCCGGGGGAACACCTAGGGCTTCTGGTGCAGGAGGATCAGGCAGAATTATTCTCCGCTACCCGCGAAGCTTTCCAGCCGCAGTTGGCACTACAGGTAGCCCCAGCTATGTTGAGGATGATGTTTACAGGTACTATAACTTCAATGGCTCTGGCACCATCACGTTTGTTTGGTAATCAACATGGCCCACTTTGCTAAGTTAGACGAGAAGAATTTAGTTCTCCAAGTCATTGTCATCGACAATGACTGCTTGTTGAATGCTGCTGGGAAAGAATCTGAGAGTACAGGGATTGAGTTTTGTAACTCATTATTTGGTGAATCAGCAACATGGAAGCAGACGAGCTATAACGGAACTATCAGAAAAAACTTTGCAGGAGTGGGCTACACCTACAACCCTGAATTAGATGCCTTCATCCCCCCCAAACCTTACCCATCCTGGGTTCTAAACCAGAGTACTGCGCGGTGGGAGCCTCCCATCCCCTACCCTCCAGATGGTAGGCAGTATTTGTGGAGTGAGCAGGCAGTAACCTGGATTGATAGTTAAGCAACCCCTCTTTGATCTTAAGATCAACTTTTAAGGAGTGTTTGTGGCTAAACGGACGAAGCGACCACAGAAGATCGGAACTCAGGAGCATGGATTTCCCGTTTCAAATACACGAACACTCACCCCGAAGACCCGAGCACAGTCTCAGCTCATCAAGGCGATTAACTCTCAGACTCTGGTATTCGCTACGGGGTCTGCGGGAACGGGGAAGACATTCGTTTGTACAGTGATGGCCTGTGATGCCCTACGGCAAGGGAAGATCGACAAGTTGATCATTACTCGCCCCGCGATGGAGGCGGGGGAGCGGTTGGGATTCTTGCCGGGTGAACTCCACGACAAGTATGCACCCTACCTTGAACCCTTCATGGGAGTGTTCGAGGAATGGCTGGGTAAGTCCTATACCGAGTACCTCATCAAGACAGGCAAGATCGTCGCCAAGCCCTTGGGGTTTATGCGAGGAGTCACCTTCAAGAATGCCTGGGTGATTCTTGATGAAGCGCAGAACACCACTGTACCGCAGATGAAGATGTTCCTGACGCGATTGGGGGAGGGGTCCAAGATGTTAGTGAATGGTGACCCCCGCCAAACTGATCTGCAATGTACTTCAGGGCTATCCGATGCACTCAGGCGATTGGATGGGGTGGCCGGTATCTCCACCATTCATTTTGTGAAATCCGATGTCGTACGACACTCTCTGGTGCAGGAAATTCTGGAAGCCTACGAGAGTTAAAACTCTGAACTTGAGATCAACTATAATGGGCCGTTAGCCCCTTTCCTTGAGGGGCCTTACTTTAAGGAGTGTGTTATGGCCGACGATGCCGATTTCGCTCAAGAGCGAATTGACGCTGAACGTGAAACCAGTGTTTTGCGTATTCAGCAAGAACTTCAAAACGCCCCCATCAATACCACCGGAGTCTGCGAAGACTGTGACAACCCTATAGGGGAAGAGCGGCTTCGAGTCATGCCGACTGCACAACGCTGCATCATTTGTCAGGGGCACTATGAGCGGGGGGTCTGGTAATGATTACTGCCGACATCGTTCTTGATTCCATCAATGGAGCAGGGGATCGTCTGACAACCTTCAAGCTCAAGTACCCTCACATCATTCACCCCCAACTGTTGATGCACCGAGCGTTCTCTCGCTCTTGCTCTTCCAGTCGTGCGATTCCCACCCAGACGTTGATCGGGGAGATCATGAAACACCCCGATGTTTTCCAGAAGTTAGCCACCAACAAGCCGGGGATGCAGCCAGGTGAGCTATTAAATGAGGAAGATCATCTGGATGCCCTTCAGATTATTGACGAGCATCGTAATTTCTCGATTCTCTGTGCCCAGCAACTCGCCAAGATGGGTCTCCACAAGCAGTGGGCAAACCGCATTCTGGAAACCCACTCACACATATCCGTAGTCCTTACAGCTACCAGTCATCCGGGCTCGCTCGACAATTACTTTAGCCTGAGGTGTTCTGAAGAAGCACAAGCCGAGATTGAAGTATTGGCCATGACTATGCGGGATTGCTTGGAAGAGTCCGTACCGATTTTTCTGACCGATGGTGAATGGCATGTTCCCTTTGTGACCGGTGCAGAGAAAAACGAACTTGAACCCCATATTCTGCTGGATGTATCTGCTGCCCGGTGTGCGAGAACCTCTTATAACAAACATGACAATTCGGCCCCTGTAATTGACGAAGACAGGGTGCTCGCACACAGGCTCAGAACCTCGCGCCACAGCAACCCATTCGAGCATCAGGCTCAAGCCCATAGTAGAGATTTAGGAAGTTCTTTGTGTGGTAACTTTGCTAAAGGATGGCATCAATATAGAAAAGTACTAGAACGATCTAGGCTGATCTGAGCCTTCCCCTTAAGGAGTGTTGCAGAACCAATGGAGACCCTGTACCAGGGGTACCCCCAATTATCATGCAACGCAATTTCAGTGAGCCTTGTGCTGAGGAAGTCTGGTTTTGACTGAGAGAATTAAGCTAGTTCAGGGGGATACCGGGCCTGAAGTCAAGGCCACCCTGACCGACCAGAACACAAATCAACCCGTGTCCCTGCTGGGGGCTACCGTGTACCTGCGTCTTCGTGCTCAAGGAGGCACCGAGATTCTCGCTACGAGTACTGGATTCCTAAATCCTGGTACCGCCAAACTTGGTCAAGTTATATTTCCGTGGCAAGAAGGTGATCTTGAATTGCCCCCAGGATTGTATGAGGGGGAGATTGAAGTAGTTTTTCCTACGGGAGTTCACCAGACTGTTTATGAGCCCCTTCAATTTGTTGTGCGTGAGGACTTTGACTAATGGGGTCCATCAGAGCCAACATCACCTCAGTCATTGAGCTAGTTTCTTTCAGCGAAGACGACCCTCTTGTCGGCGGCATCAGTTCAGGCTGTGTTGCTGTCAGCCTCCGCTGTGGTGGGCCACTTTCTGCTGTTTCTTGAGCACAGCGAGGAAGTTAAAGCTTCTGATGCCGCAACAACACAACTTAGAAAATTACTCACCGAGGCGATTGATCTTATAGATCATGCGGTGCGTTCCCTGAGCAAATCCGTCACTGATGAGGCGATAGTATCAGAAGAGCAATTCCTTAGTATTGGAAAGAAACTTGAAGAAGTTTCCCGCTTCACTGATACGCAGTGCCGTTCTGTAAGTAAGCTGATATCGGAGACTGCTCAACTAGTAGAGGCTTGTGCCTATAGTTTTGGCAAGAAAAGTCACGATACTATTGATATTGGGGAAGCCTACTCCTTAGGCTCAGGAAAACACAGAGAAGAGCTACCCCTTCATCTCAAAGAGATGTCATTCAGGGGCATAGGCGTTGTTCCGAAAGATCTCGCTATCTGGTCAGACATAACTACTAGAAGTCTGAGTAAAGCACTTCGAGATACTTTCTACACTACGGATGATCTTGATGGTCAAGCATCCCTTGATGATGATCAAGAGATGTCCTTTGTTAAGAGCCGTAGTGAGCTACTCAACCTGTTTGAGTTCTTCAATAGGCAAGTATATTATGTACGAGCTTATGCTGAATCATCAAAGTTTGATGATCAGATTATCTCGGTATTCGGTAAAGGTGTAACCGAGCAACCTCGCTTCTCTGATAAAGTTCTGAGGGATGCCTCCAAGAGGCTGCTTGAACGAGTTGAGGTTGCAGATAACTTTGCCTTCGCCCTTGCCCGCACATTAAGTGAGTCAGGTCTAATATCAGACTCTTCTTTTATTACTCCGGGTAAGGGTCTCAAAGAGCGCCCAGTCCTGGCTGATACGCTAAACCGCGTTTTTGTGAAAGGAGCGACTGAAGTTGTCCGATTGCTTGAGACTACAGCACTGTCAACCCAAAGAAGTTATTCAAACGAAGTCTCGATAGACTCATCTTCATCTGTAAATTACGGGAAGCACCCAACAGAAGCTTACGCCCTGAGTGATTATTTTGCAGAGGAGTACAACCTTCTTGGAGAACTCTTTCATGTTTTTGATAGTACAACCCTGACTCTAGGCCCCAGCCCCTCTGACTCAATAGAACTTTCTGAGAGGTACTTACGTAATCTTCACAAGAGTATTTTCGACATCCTCATTGCTACCGATGATCTTGATGGGTCGGCATCCCTTGATGATGATCAAGAAGTAAGCTTCATGAAAACCAGAAATGACTTGGCTTCCATGATAGATGAGATTATTGTCACTCTGCGATTCACCCGTGAATTTAGTGAGGCTCTTCAACTAAATGACTCGACTTTGCTGGGTCAGAATAAAGGGTTGAGTGATACAGTTGAGTTGTTGGAGACTACCTACACCTACCTGAGTAAAGTACTTATTCAATCTGCCACCGTAGTAGATCAGATTGGCTATGCCTTATCACGTCAAGTAGCACACTCCTACCGAGTAGAAGACGCCACGCATCAGGCTTTAGGCAAAGAATTGTCTAACGTCTCAACCCTGTTTGATCTGAGCCTGCGTAGTAGCCATAAGAACTTATCTACGGACGCCGCCACAGTTTCTGATCTTAAGATCAGACATGCCGGTAAGTCAGTAAATGACTTTCATATCTTGGTGGGACATAGCCAGCAAAAATCTGCTACGCCCTACCGCTGATGATCTTTGGGTAGTCAGCACTACTGTCCAAGACACCCCAATAAAGCACGAACTGATCAGGCCGCGTTTACCGACACGGGGTCATTACGAAGTCACAACTACGGTGACTTCAGTTATTTCGCGGAAGATTATGTCGGCGACTTCCAGAACTTTTTAAGAGGACATTGATATGATTAACGAAAATCTGAAAATGACGGGCCAAGTCGATATGGTCCTGCGGGATAAAGACGGTAACGTCAAAGACGACCCGTGAAATTTAAGAACCTAGTAGTCAATAGCGGACTAGCTTTTGTAATTAGTCGCATGGCTGGAGTGTCCAAAAATGTTATGTCTCACATGGCGCTTGGTTCCAGTACCACTGCTGCCGCCGCCGCACAAACCGATCTCCTCAGTATGCTTGGTTCTCGTGAACCTATTGACAGCACCACCATCACCGGCACTAATAATGAAAAGATTGTATATGTCTCTTCTTTTGAAGCAGGAGATGCGACGGGTGCAGTGACTGAAGCCGGTATTTTCAATGCGGCAACAGGGGGTGACATGTTGTGCAGAACAACCTTCCCTGTAGTAAACAAACAGAGTGATGACACTCTGGCGATTACTTGGACGTTGACCCTGAGCGCAGTTTAAGGATTAGAAAAAGGAGTCGAGTATGTCAGACATCATTCTCAGATCGGGTAAGGGCTCTCCGTTAACGAACACAGAGATCGACTCCAATTTCACCAACCTCAACGCAGACAAGCTGGAAGCGTCTTTAACGGGGTACAACGCCGCAACCACCCTCGACGGCACCGAACTCCTGCCGGTGGTGCAAGAGGGTGAGACGAAACAGGTCGCCATAGAGTCCGTGATTGGGCTTGCTCGGTCGGACATTTTTCGCCTTCGGCCCGCTGCGTTAGCCGCCTCACGAACCATTACCGGCGGGTCACTCGTCACAACCCCCGGCCCCGCATCCATCCCTGCTGGCGTCACGATGACTGTAGAGCCGCTGGCCGAGTGGCTGATCCTTGATGGGGATCGGTCGGCCTTGCAGTTCAATGCTTATTTTGACCGCTGGGAATGCGTCAAAGGCGTCGCCAGGGAGATCGTGGGGCGAACCGATGTGCAGACCCTAGAGCGAAAGACGCTGACCAAACCGGAAATTAATACGCCGACGATTACCGGGGGAAGTATCCAGGGGGCTGACATCTATATCGATGCCGCTGTGTCGCATACCCATACCGTGAGCCATGCGGTCCAGCATTCCCGCAGATAGCAACGCGCTGAGCGTAATGCCAATCACGATTCAGGCAGGCGGCTCGGTCAGCGTCGGCGCTAATTCAATATGGAAACTTTTGTGGATTTAACGAGGCCATCATTATGACTATTTACGGAGCTGTTCACGCCAATACGCTATCGACCCTGGGGGTCGTTCAGTAAGGCGGACCCCAGCATTGTCGCGTTTAGCAAGACGGGTGATTTTAGTGTCAGCACTGCGACGGGATTTGACGCTGGAGGNCAATCGGGGAGGCGCGACTCAATCGCGTCATCTACCGCCGTCATCATGCCGGAAAGCGCGGTGACAGGGACCGACTATGCCATTTGGGCCAAGACCGATAGGCACCCCTGGAAGCAACGACGAGCCACACCAGCCCACCCACCGCTAACGCTAGAAAGATCGGCGGTTTTCACTATGCCCCTGGCGGCAATGCTACGGCGCAGAGCGGCGGTGACACGACGCCTTCAATCAATGCGTATTCCTTCTGGGATGTGAAGTTCCGCCCCGCATGTCCTGACCCTCGCGGCATGACACTGGTCGGCGGTGGCTTCTGGGTGGACATCTACCTGACCGGGGGTAGATGCCATTACCAATGGCACCTCGAAATACAACGTCACTCATGCTGATGGCAGCTCTCCCCCCAAGGTTCCCTCAATTTTTGGCGGGAATGGATCGACCACCTACGGCAGCTTTACCTGGTTCGAGGCGATGGAACTGGCCTCCGCATTCGGTAAGCGGGGACTGACACAAGAAGAGTTTATGGCCGCTGCATACGGCACTACCGAGGCCAGCTCAGTCGGGACCGATCAAGTCTCTTCCATTCTTAACGCCGCCTATACTTCAAAGTGGGGCGTCATTCAATCGACAGGGGTGCTGTGGACGTGGGGCCAGGAGCGCGGCGGTCCTTACGGAGCGGCTTCGTGGAACGCCAATACTGAAGGCCGAGGGTCAGAGTATGCCGCCCCCAACGCTTCGCTTTTTGGCGGCTCCTGGCCCATCACGTCCGACTCCGGTTCGCGTGCGTCGTACTGGTACAGCGCTGCCTCGAGCTCGAGCCCCTACATCGGGTTGCGGGCTGCCTGTGACCACCTGCAACTTGTTTAGCGGACGCGGAAGCGACCGCTCAGGAGCACACCCATGACACGCACACTTAACGCCAACGCCCTGACGCATAGTCAGGGGTTCTACAAGGCCAATGCCGACGCAGTGGCTTTTTCAAAAACAGGCAGTTTCTCGGTCAGTACCGCGACACGGTTGGCGGTAGAGGTCGGCGGCCAAGCCATAGACTTAGCTGCTCTTACCGCTGTGGATATGCCAGCCAGCCCAGTAGCAGGCACCGATTATGCCATCTGGCTACAGCCAGACGGCACCTTGCAGGCCAGCACCAGCCATACCTCAGCCCCCGTTAGCGGGTCACGCAAGATCGGCGGCTTTCACTATGCCCCTGGCGGCAATGCCACAGGGACGAGTGGCGGCAATACGACCCCCCAGATCAATGAATACAGCTTCTGGGACTTGAAGTTTCGACCCGCGTGCCCAGACCCGAGAGGGATGGCGCTCATTGCCGATGGGTTTTGGTGTGACATCTACCTGACCGGCGTGGATGCCATTACCAATGGGACCAGCAAGTACAACGTGACGATGGCGGATGGCTCTAGCCCTCCCAAAATCCCGTCTCAGCACGGAGGAGATGGCACAACCACCTACGGCAGTTTCACTTGGTTTGAAGCTATGGAGTTGGCCGCCGCCTTTGGTAAGCGGGCCATGACGCAGCAAGAGTTTATGGCTGCCGCTTATGGGTCGACGCAAGCGTCTTCGATTGGCTCAGATCAAGTCTCAACGATCTTAAATGCAGCCTATACCTCGCGGTGGGGAATTATCCAAGCGACTGGCGTGCTCTGGACCTGGGGTCGCCAGCGCGGCGGCGCAAAGTCAAGCTCCGCCAATACCGAGGGCCGAGGTTACGAAACGGATGCCCCCAACGCTTCGCTTTTTGGCGGCTCCTGGNCCNNCNCGTCCGACNCCGGTTCGCGTGCGTCGGTCTGGAGCGGCGCTGCCTCGGGCTCGTACAGCGGCATCGGGTTGCGGGCTGCCTGTGACCACCTGCAACTTGTTTAGCGGACGCGGAAGCGACCGCATCACTCCGTGAGAGAGGAATCTGACGCATGCTACGACCAGATGGCTATTGTCGAGAAGTACGAGCGGGTCATCGCCTATCTCTATCCGATCGCACAATCGATGCCGCGCAAACACGGAGTGGCCAGGGAATTGTTTTTGCACTGCCTGTTGAAGCAGCCAGACCTGTTTTTTCAGGCAGGCAAATCAAATCAAGTATCAAAAGTTTATGCCGCCGATGCGGGTCTCTCGCACGTGCGGTTCTGGATGCGATTTTTGTTCGCCCAACACTGCATGAGCCATCACCAGCTGGAAGTGGCGCAAGCCATGGTCGCCGAAGTCGGCGGGATGATTCATGTCTGGATCAAGCGACGAAAAGAGCAGGGGCAAACCGGGAAATAACGCTTCGCGTTTTGGCGGCTCCTGGACCAACACGTCCGACTCCGGTTCGCGTGCGTCGAACTGGAACAACGCTGCCTCGAACTCGAACAACAACATCGGGTTGCGGGCTGCCTGTGACACACATTTTGCGCTCTGTCGCTGCTACGGCACGGCAGGCCGGTCACTTCAGTGTGGTCAGCCGGTTTTGTCCTCCTTCGGGGAACACATTAAGAGGTCTGGCAGAGCGCCGAGTACTGCAATATGGAAAGGCGCGGCCAGCATGAAAAAGCATCGCAACCTGATTGAGAAAATTGCAGAAATTGAAAACTTGAGGCTGGCCTACACCCGCACACAAAAAAACAAACGAATGACATGGGGCTATCTCAATTTCAAGGAATACGATCAGTTGCACTTGCGTACCTTACAAGATGAACTGCTTAACGGAAGCTATCGCATTGGCCCTTATCGTGAGTTCACTATTTTTGAACCAAAAGCCAGGCTGATTTCGGCACTAGGATTTCGTGACCGACTGGTTCAGCACGCACTTTGCAACATCATCGGGCCAATTTTTGAAGCCAGCTTATTGCCCTACACCTTTGCTTGCCGCCCGGAGAAAGGCACCCATGCAGGAGTTAAGTACCTGCAGTCTCGCCTACGCCAATCACGGGCAACTCACTTCCTGAAGACGGATTTTCGGAAATTCTTTCCGTCCATCAATCGCGATGTGCTCCACGGCATGATTCAGAAAAAGATCAGCTGCCGCGCCACGCTAGCGTTATTGAAGGAAATTATTCCGCCAGAAGGCCAAGGCCTACCCATAGGTAGCCTGACTAGCCAGCTATTTGCCAACGTCTACGGTGGAGCCGCTGACCGGTTTGTGCACACTCATAAAGGCCATTCCGGCTGGGTCCGCTATATGGACGACATGATTATTCTTGGACACGACTCCAATGCCCTGCGGGATATTTTTTACCGGCTACGGGATTTTGCTGCGGAAACCCTGCACCTGACAATAAGTAAGTGGCAAGTCGCCAGTGTATCTCGGGGAATTAACTTCTTGGGTTACCGACTCTGGCCTACCCACAAACTGCTTCGCAAAAGCTCGGTGACCCGCGCCAAACGAAGAATTTCTGCCTGTATTGAGCACAAAGACCCTTTAGGGCTTGATCGATTTACTGCTGCCTGGTTGGGCCATGCCCGATGGGCTGACTCAAGAAACCTTTTGACCTACCTGGAGACCCGCTATGACATTACCTATTGTTAATTCTGCTGAAGACTTGGCTGCGATCAAGGGCACGATGGAATACACCGAATTTTTAGCCCTGCTAGAGGGCAGCCTGTGGCGCATTGAGCGTGATGAGGACCAGCAGGCATTTGTTGCCATTGAGGACAACAGCACTATCGAACGCTATGGCTTGACCCGGGCCGATTTCCCCAACGCCCAGCCGCCCGCATTGCCGGAATGGACCCCGCTGCCGTCTACCGTGCCGCAAGCGGTGAGTCCGTATCAAGCCAAGGCTGCCCTCTTGGACGCCGGGCTACTGGATGACGTGCTGACATTGGTGAATGACCCTGCCGCCGACCCAAAAGTGGTGCTCGCATGGAACAACGCGCTGAGCTTTGAGCGGGCGTCTCCGATGGTGGCCGGAATTGCTGCGGCCCTCACCTGGACCGAGGAACAGCTGGATGCCTTGTTTGAGGCGGCGGCGCAGATCAGCTAACGAGGCACCCATAGAGTAATGGCAAGAATCACCATTCCCGGTTTTTCAGGCGTCGTCCGCATCACGGCGCCGCAACGGCTTGAAGACCATCAGGCCCAGGTCGCGATTGACTGCGACTTCAGGAGCGGTGACCTACGGCCTTACTACGGCGACAAAGCGACGACATCACCAACCGCACCTAGAGCATGGTCCGCAGCGTGATGCCGCTGGCTGACGAACTGGTGCTGAACCGCAAGGTACAAGGGGCAGCACTGGGTGAGTACACCCTGACCCCGGAAGATCAGGCGCAGATGGCGCTACTGGCCCAAGCCGGTCTAGCCGCTCAACAAGCCGGTATCGAAGCCCGACAGCAGATGGCGCTGTTGCTTGAGGTGTTTGAGGCGGAGGTTGCTGAACGGCGGCTGGCCCAACCCGCATTGCAAGAGTGTTGGGATCGTCTCCAGCAACCTGTGGTGGACCCTATTGAGGAAGACGGGGTGGTCGTAAATCAGGATGATGTAGACCTCGACGCTCAGGAACGCGACGAAGCACAGCAAGTTATTGCCCCGCACCTGATCGACAGTGACCCGGATGAGAACGGCGACATTCACAGTATTCTTGATCCTGAGGCTGTAGCACAGGATGGGCTTGAACGAGAAGAAGCCCAGGTGATAGTTGATGGTGCTGGTGAAGAGGTGATGGCTGTTGTAACGATGAGAAAGCCCTCTGATCTTTAGGCTTTGTGAGTTTTGAGCTCAAAATCACTTGTAAAATGAGGGCATTGTTAGAGACCCCCCATTTTTCAGGAGTGAGCTATGCGTGCCCATGTTGCCATTGACGCTACCCCCGTCATTTTAGATGTCACCACGGGGATCGCCCCGATCCATGTCGGCGTTGCCCCCGGCGCTTCCAGTAGTCTCTCAGTGGAGTACTCCCTCACCGAACGTGCGGCGGCAAAACCCCGAGACAGCGACTTGGTTTAACTGGACTCCCGGTACCGTAAGTGCCAAAACGGCAGGGATCATCTCAGGCCCTATCACAGCACTCAGGTTTACCCGTGCATCAGGGTCCTCTCAAGGACTCGCTGATGTCGTCACCAATTAGGAGGCGCATCATGTCTCAGGATTCCCCCGAAGCCCGTATGGCACGGTTGGAGGTTCTCCTTGAAACTACCCTCAATCAGGTGAAAGGACTCAAGGAAGACGTGGAGCGATACTTTGATCGACTAGGTTCCTTACAGATAGTGGAGGAGCGTAATCGTCGGATGGAGCAAGACCTCAACCGTATTTCCACCCAATGTGCCGCCCATCAAGCCTCGATGGATAAATTCAAGGCCGATCAAAATGAGAAGGATGAGCGATATAACCGATATATCTACACCTTCAGCGGTATTCTTTTGGCGTGTAGCGTAGCCTGGGGTTTGGTGGGGACTTATGTTTCACGTTCCGTTGCTGATGTGATGGATGTTGTGAGTAAGCATCAAATGGCTGAGAAGAAACCCGTGGAACCCCCTGTAGCCGTCACTGAACAACCCCCACATAAGCCTTGAACCCTCGGGTACCTTGAGAAGCAAGTGCCTTCGGGCACTTTGTTTTTGAACTCAAGATCATTTTTTGACAGCACGTTCCCCTCGGCTACAATAAAACTCCCGGCGCAAGCCGCTTTTTTTATGGTTAAAAGGAATGTTTTCTCTAGCCGTTAAATCAGGAGTGCCGCTCATTTCCGTCCACACCACGGACACTGTAAATGTGCAGATGGTGATTGAGGCGTTGGTGGGGGAAGCGGTATTACCCGCCCCAGAAAAAACAGCGATGCTTGTCCAGCATTCGAGCTGTCGTGTGTTCTGGACGCTCAAACATGTCCAATGTGATGAGGCGACCTACACCAATCTCATCACCCATGAGAAATGTCTGATAGTCATCAACCACCCTGACCCCGGCCAGTTGGCCTTCTCTGTGGGAAGCCTACCGACTCCCAAGTCACTGATCCGTCACTTCCTCGAAGCCGTGCTTCCAGAAGACGAAGTAGACCCGATGTTGTCCTGCTTCTCAGGGCTGACGCTCAAGGATTTGGGGGAGGTGGCTCGACTCACCATGGTGCGAGACGGTTCTCTCACCGCCAAGGGCGTGCTGCATACCCGAGCGATGTTGGCGTCCAAGACCCAAGGCATTCAGCAAGTGGATACGACACTGGATGTCTATATGCCTTATGTCCCGCTGGAGGACTGGGTGGAACTTAATGGGCCATTCTTTATGAACCCCCCAGACTCACGTCTTACGCCCCGTGGAGTGCTTCTCAATGGGCCTCCCGGCGTTGGCAAAAGCCAAGCCGCCAAGTACATCGCCAACCAGTGGAATGTCCCGGCCTACCGACTTGACCTGACCTCCGCACTGGGCAAGTACGTAGGCGAGTCAGAAGGTAACTTCTCCAGAATCCTGTCCATCCTCGATCAGGAGCAACCGGCTCTGGTCTTGCTCGATGAGGTGGAGAAATTATTCACGCAAGCCACGGACCAGGGAGTGACCTTCCGCTTGTTGTCCCAGCTCCTCTGGTGGCTTCAAGAACATACCAGCCGCGTATTCGTGGTGATGACCACCAACGACATGGACGCGATCCCTCAGGAGCTGTACCGGGGGCGCAGAATTGATCGTGTGTTCAATATCGAAAAACTCTCGTTTGGCAGTGGCGTTACGCTTGGACTCAAGATATTGCAGTCGTTCAAGCCCGTCATCACTCACACGGAAAACAAATTACTGAGTGCGGCGATCTCCCAGTACGTCAGTACACAGGAGGATAACGCTATCTCCCATGCTCATGTCACTCAGATCGTCTACGACCTGATTAAGCAACACAAGTGGCTGAATTAAGCCTTTGACACCCTGTACTACCGGCTCAATAATGACCCTGCTTTTTACTTCAACCAACCACAGCACGACTAAGGAGTGTACTTATGGAACTACAGCAATTTGAAATGATGGAAGGCGTAATGGCCAGCAACAAATATATCGTTGTTGCCAAGAGCGAACAGACTCGCGTTGGCATTCGGGCTTATGTTGGCCCCGCACCGAATATAGAGCATGAATGTATCTCAGCGGGATTCAAGCTGCGGATCGAAGGCACCCCCGTGATGATTCCTTCTTACAAGGGCAGCGGCGGAGATCATCGCTCGACTATTCTTTGTGAAGCCCATCATGCAGTTACCGGCCATGGGCCATTGGGCGCTTCCCGTTGTAGAAGCAGAACTCGCCTCATGGGTAGATGAACTCATGGAACAGCTTGCCGCCAAGGGGTTGGAACCTACCGCCACCAATCGTCTGATCACTGATTACATTCTGGAGTGTTTCAAGAACGACCATCCAGAACCCGTGGCGAAATACCTCAAGGATGGAAAACTCGCTTTCCAATCTTATTCCGAGGCCGATAATCTGGAGTAACTTTACCCTCAGGCAAGAAAAAGCCCCTTTTCGGAGGGGCTTTTTTGTATCCGTTTGACCGGATTAAGACAACGGGGATATACTGCCGTTCCACCACAAAACCAACCAAACTCTCCCAAGAGTGTAGGACAACAGAGAGAAAGGGTACAGCAATCCAGATGCCTTTTTTCACAACAAGTACCGAGGAGGTACTCATCATGTAACCAGTTCACAGACCTCGAAGCGTTTTAAGCAACAACTGTCCGAAAACTTAATAAGGAGTGTACTTATGACTGCCAAAGTAGTCAAGCTCCAAAAGTCGGTTATACCGACCACGGGGTGGACCCCCCAATCTCTCTATGAGCTGTGCGGGTACCATCATAAAGCCGCGATGGTTTACCAACAGCTTCGCAGTATGTCCACACATCCCAGTGCCTCTAAACTGGACGGCTGGGTATATCACACCGCAAAACAATGGCAGGAGAACTTTGGGCTGGGTCGCAAGGCGCTTGCCAATGCGATTGACCACCTCAAACGTCTTGGTTTGATTCGTACCCAGGTCAAATGCCTTCGGGAAAGAAACGTCCCGATGACCTTCTATTTCCTCGAAGAAGTGACCGAAGACATGCTCCATAGGGACAAGAGCAAATGTACCAAAGGTACAAATGCAAATGCTCCAAAGGTACATACAAACATTGTTCAACAAGAAAACATTGTTCAACAGAACATTGTTCAACAGCAGTCGTCAGAGCCGACTGCGATTCAGGAGGATTTACCAGTGAAGAACAAGAGTGTCCTGAGTCTGGTAGAAGTAGATGTGTCTGAGATCATGAAGAGGAAGAAGACCCCGAAGACGGTCAATGATCTGTATCAGCATTATCGAAAGTTGTATGTGAAACATTTCCCGAGCGTTCCACCTGAGAACATGACGAAGGAGTCGAGTAGTTTTTTGTCGGGGATCAGGAAAGAGTTTGGAGAAGACACCCCGCGTTTTCTGGAGATCGTGCTTCGAGACTGGTTGAGTGCTTCGGCTTACGTGGCGAACCACACCAGCGGCTTATCCCCGGTGAAGTCTCCCAACCTTGGCTACATTCGCAAGGGGACCAACCTGATGCACTTCCGGGCTTGGTTTGATGAGTGGACCACCCCGAAGAGTTTTGAACTCAAGATCAATCCTGCGGTGAAACCGGTTGCCCCCGCACCTGTTGCTGAAACCCCGGTGACCCCGACCACCGATCCGTTGTTGGAGGAAGCTAACGATTTCTTCAAGACTCTCGGAGGTAAGGACCATGCCTAACGTCCCTTCGGAGATCGCGGCTCAAGCCAAGAAGATTTGTTTGCGGGGTGGCTTCCCCGAGTCTTATCTGGCTGAGTCCATGACCACCAAGTGTTCCCCCGCCGAACAGGAGTGGGTGCGGAACTACCGCAAGCTCACCACGGATGGCTTGTGCCTGGTTGGAGAACATTCCTTTGTCGATACCCGCATGATGTTGATGGCGGCGGCGTTCACTCGCAATTTCATCACCGCCCGAGTTGTCACGGTGTATCGCATCGTGGAAGACCTGAAAGACCAGATCGAAGACTTCGATGCCTGTACCGTCCTCCTGATTCCCAACCTCTACGTCAGAACCCACGGTAAAGCTCTGACCGGGTGGCAAGCCGCTGGGGTGCATGACCTTCTCCTGCAACGCCTGTCACGGGGGCTGAAGACAGTGGCCTACATCGAAAGCCTCGATATGATGGAGTCCGAGTACGGCAAGAGCATCCCTGATTTGATGAGGGAGCGTTACGAGACCATCACTCCGGTACAGGGAGGTGCGGTATGAGTTCGTTCACTGGATTAACTGCACTGATCAAGCTGGTTCGCAGTAATGATCTTCACGCCTTAGCCAAGTGCAAGCTCTCTTCGGAGTTGTTTCTGGAACCCGAGTTACCGGTTTGGGATTTCATGCAGGAGCATCTGGCGCAGTACGGGGTGCTCCCCTCGGAAGAGACGCTGTTGTCCAAAGGGGTACAAGACCTCCCGACTCCTGAACCGCTTCAGTACTACGTCGATCAACTGATCGAACGCTACACCCACAAGAAGTTGGGCAAGATGGTTCAGGAAGTGAAAGACCAGTTGAACCAAAGCCATCTGGACGAGGCGCAGAACCTCATCAAGACCACGGTGACGGCGCTCACCAGCTTGGAGCTGTCCAACAAGCTCATGGAGCTGTCGGCGGACGCCAAGTCCGAATACTTCTCCCTCTACCAGCAGAAGAACAACGGGTTGCTCAATCCTTTGTTGATGGGCTGGCCCTACCTCGACAAGCTCACTGGCGGTTTGATACGCGGTGATGTCGTTTCCATCATCGGTCGCCCCGGCCAAGGCAAGGCTCAACCGCTAACTGCAAAGGTCAAAACCTTACGGGGTTGGACTTCCATGGGGGGNTTGAGGGTAGGAGATCAGCTTGCTTCTATTGATGGTGCTCCTTCTCAAGTTACGGCTATACACCCTCAGGGTAAACTTGAAAACCTACCGAATCAATTTTNCGGATGGCCGCAGTACAGAATGTTGCGGGGATCATCTTTGGAAAGTACGTCATCGTGGTTGGCAAGAAGAATGGCAGTTGCGTACCACTGACCAACTCATACAAGGCCTCAAGGCCAAGCGTAACAAGGGGCGGTTTTCTATTCCTCTCTGTACAGGAGATTTTGGAATCCAAGACCCCGGTATGGTTAATCCTTGGCTTTTGGGTTTTCTGATTGGTGATGGTTGCTTCCGAGGAGGTTACTTAACTTTCACTACCGCTGACTATGAGATTGTTGAGAGAGTTGCCACATGCTTGGTGGCTCCTTACCGGATTCATCATGAGGGGGGCTACACCTACAGCATTACAAAGGACCTCAATGGGTTGAACATGCCTGAGCGAGGCAATTACTATGTCACGATGTTGACGGACCTTGGATTGTGGGGGAAGAAAAGTGAAGACAAGCATTTGCCCAGCAGTATTTTGAATGCCGACAAACTTACCCGTTTGGAGGTTCTCAGGGGGCTTATGGATAGTGATGGCTATGTTGCCAAGGATGGGCAGTTAGTGTTCGCGGTATCTTCAAAACAGCTTGCCCTAGACGTACAACACCTCATTTGGTCTTTGGGCGGCTCTGCCAAATTGCGGGTCAAGAAGACCACACATCTGGACTCCTATAAGTTGTACATTCGATACCAGTACCCAAAGGAATTGGTATCTCTCTCCAGAAAGAAGGAGCGGGCTAATGAGCGCCTAAGCCATAGTAAATCGGGTGGGGCGTACACTTTGACCTTAACGATTGACTCAATAGAGGAAGTGGGCGAGAAAGACTGCCAGTGCATCTCCGTCAGTCATCCGTCAGCCTTGTACCTCACAGACGATTACATCGTCACCCATAACACTTGGGTAATGCTGTATTCCGCGATGGATATGTGGGCGGAGCAGGAGCGCGACATTTTGTTTGTCTCCATGGAAATGCCCTCGGAAGCCATTCTGGCCCGAGTACTGGGTATGTACGCCAAGGTCAACGCCGGGAACGTGAAGAATGCGGAGTTGAGTGAATCCGAAAAGGGGATGGTGTCTCAGGGGTTGAGGCAAATCTCTCTGGAAAAAGCCAAGTTCTGGGTGCTGGATGCCAACCTGTCGGGTACCGTCAGCGATGTATTCAACATGGTGGCCCACCTGCAACCGGATGCAGTGTTTATCGACGGAGCCTATCTGCTACGTAACGAAAATCCTCGCTTGGGTCGTTACGAGCGAGTGGCCGAGAACGTCGAAGTCATCAAGCGCATGGCCCACACTTCGGGAGTGCCCTGTCTGACCTCATGGCAGTTCAACCGAGAAGCGTCCAAGAAGAAAAAGAAGGACGAGAAGCCGGGTCTGGAAGATATCGGGTACTCCGATGCCATTGGTCAGATCAGCAGTGTTGTATTGGGTTTGATGGAAGAAGAGAGTTGCCGATATTCAGCAATTAAAGTCCCGAGTAACTACACATACTCAAGGGTAGAAATGGAGAAGTCGGGGAATTCAAAATAAACTGGCTGTTTCATACGACTCAAATGGATTTCAGTGAGTTTGGAAGATGATGATACTGAGGGTATTGCTGGAGATATAAATTGACGGCAAGTGGAATCCCTTTATAATCCACCTATCGCCGCTCACCACGGCGATGAACTTAAGTTCAGATAACTTATTACTTTCTAAGGAGTGTTGAAATGTCTGCTCAAATTGCACAAGCTCAAAAAACCCTGTTCGGCCTTGCGACTACCCCTGTTCAGAAAACGGGGCTTCAAGCCAAGGTAGATCGTCTCGGGGAGATCGAAGAAATCCTCAAAGAGGTAAAAGACCTCATCACCGAGAAAGAAGAGATTCGCAAGTCGTTGCTTGCCGAGATCAAGGAATTTCCCGCGTCTGAAGAAGCTCTGCTCGAAGGCACCGATTACACTGTGCTCTTCAGTGCCGCGTCCAAGACTCGCACCATCAGTGACATCGAGGGCTACTTCGATGCCGTGGGGCAAGATGTTTTCCTCAAGACGGTCACCGTGCCGATTGGCAAGGCCAGCGAGTACTTGACCCCTCCCCAGCAAGAAGCCCTGGTCAAAGTGACCACCGGCTCTCGATCTCTCAAGGCTGTCATTCGGAAGCATTGAGCATGGACGAGGGCACCGCAAAACGGTTCCTCGGGTATCTCGGATCGACCAGTTTTAGCCGCTCAGGGGCCTTCCTCAATGGAATGTGCCCCTATGCACCTTGGCGGCATCAGTCAGGCACCGATAGTCATCCGTCTTTCGGAATCAAGCTGGATACCAGTGAGCCATTCGGCTTTTGTTTCTCATGTGGCTCCAGTGCCTCATTGCCCGCCATGCTCATGGAGTTGGTTCACCTCAGTGCCCAGAACGAGAACATCCAGTACGACATTCCTGCGGCTCGTAAGCTGTTGGAAGCCTACGACGATGAACTGGTTATTCAGGAGTGGACGGAATCGACCTTCGGCTTTCCTCAGTTGCGGGTAATCCCCGAGTGGTGGCTCAACAGCTTCATCCCTGCGGCGAATCATGTGCGCTCAACCCAGTATCTGGCGACCCGTGGAGTGACTTCCCAGATCAGCAATTTGCTGGGTCTGCGATATGACACGCAACGCGATGTGATCGGGTTTCCAGCACGGGACTTTGACAATCGCCTGGTCGGTATGCGGGGACGGAAAGTGGAACTACCGGGGGATGCCGAGAACGACTTCCCGCGCTTTCATGAGTACAAGTACCAGAACTTCTCCAATTCCGGTGAGGTATGGCTCGGGGAGCACTTGGTAGACCTAGCACGTCCCTTAGTTGTCGTGGAAGGTAACTTCGATTGGGCACGGGTGTTCGGCGTGTACTCCAATGTTGTGGCGGCTCAGACGGCTACTGTGTCCCAGCAGAAGATTAAAACGCTGATGGGGGCTTGGAGCTTGGTGCTGTGTCTTGACGATGATGTAGCGGGGCGCAGAGGGGCCGATCAAATCCGTCGAGTATTGGGTAAGGATTGCGTGATTGAACAGGTGATTTACCCTCAAGGATTCAAAGATGCCGGGTCCATGACCGATGACCAGATACGCGAAATGTTATCCCCTTGGGTGGGAATCTTATAGTTCAAGAATATGAGTATATTGGCAGGGGTATATTGCTTTATTTCAAGTACTGCCTGATATACACTAACCCTGAGATTAAATCTCAATTTATTAACTTGATACCTTTAGTAAGGAGTGATGATTATGAGTTGGCTAACTCAAGGCGCAAGTAGCGCCGCCGCATTACAGCAGGAGAAAGTGAAGCAGGAAGCTCGTCGCAATGAGACGGGCAAAATGTACCGGTTCCGCCTCAAGGAGGGTGAAGAGGCACGGATCACGTTCGTGGATGGGTTTCTGGCCCCTGACGGCATGAACAAAGGCTGTCTGACCTTCGCTTCGTACCATGAGCATACCATTCAAGCGAATGGTGGTTGGCACAACTATGTCTGCCTTCATGGTCAAGGGGATATGCACTGCCCGTTGTGCGAGGAAGGGAATCGCTCTTCTTTCGTCGGCGCACTGACGGTCATCGACCATCGGGAAGTCACCTCGAAAGACGGCACGAAAACCTACAAGGACCAGAAGCGACTGTTCGTGGCCAAGTCCACAACTCTGCAAATGCTGACCCAGTTGGCGGCAAAGCGCGGTGGCTTGGCGGGATGCACCTTCGATGTTTACCGCACCAGCAAGACCGATGCGTCGGTGGGCAACATCTTCGACTTCATTGAGAAAAATGACGTGGAAGAACTGAAGAAGCAGTTCACCAACAAGAACGAGCAGGGCAAGGACGTAACGTACTTCACGGCGGCTGAGTACGACAAGGAACTGCCTTTCTTCAAGGAAGCAGAGCTTCGTGGTATGGGCTTCGGTACGAAATCCATTGGCAATGAGCCCCCACTGCAAGAGTCTGGCGGCACCGATTATTCGGGTGACCTTTAAGTCAGTTACAGCCCCCCTTCATTGGGGGGCACTCTTCAGGAGTCTTTCATGGCCCTTACCAAATTCAATACGACCCCCGTGTTCACCAAGGCAATGGCGGCATTGCCTTACGACCCGGAGTTGGTATTTCAAACCACCTTCAAAACCCGCTATGGCGATATCGTCAAGCTGGGTTACAAAGAGGGTGATCTTTTTTATGTGCCCCGCGAAATGGTTTTCGAGTACGGCGAAGACCTGCGGTCACTGGGGGATCGCGTTGATCTTGAGATCAAATTTCCCCCCAAGAACCAACAGCAGGAAGAAATCCTCGCCAAGTCGTGGGCGCTGTTCGAGCGGGAAAAAAGCCACATCCTTCAAGCTGGCACTGGCACCGGGAAGACATACCTTTCACTGAACCTCGCAGCACGTCTCGGTAGACGCACCCTGATTGTCGTCACCAAAGATCGAATGATGCAACAGTGGAAAGACGAGATCAGTCAGTTTCTGGGGATTCCTCAGGACCAGATTGGTCACATCCAGCAAAACAAGATGACCTGCAAGGACAAGCCCGTCACAGTAGCGATGTTGCATTCCTTGGCACGGGACAAGTACGCGGATTGGGTCAAGGATTACTTCGGCTTCATCATCTTTGACGAGATTCACAATCTCGGGGCTGAGTCTTTCTGCAAAGTGGCCGGGATGTTTTCAGCCAAGTACCGACTAGGCTTGTCGGCTACTCCCAAACGCAGTGACACCAAGGAATTCATCTTCATGTCCCATATCGGGCAAGTGGGGGTGGTTGCCAACCAGACTTTGATGTCACCCAAGGTCATCGTCACCAATACCAGCTTCAAGCTGCCCCTGGTCACTCGTAAAGACCCAGTGCGGGGCATCATCAAGGTTCCGTACCCGATTCAGAAAGGCAAGCTGGGCCGAGTCAACACGTTTCTCGCCACCAACGCGGAACGCAACGAGAAGATCATCAACTTCGTGAAGCAAGCCTATGAGAAGGGGCGTTACACCGTGGTATTTACTGATCTGGTGGACAAGCACATCAAGCCGCTTCGGGCATTGTTGATCAAGGCGGGAATTCCGGCTGAAGACATTGGGATGTTCTCCCGCAGTGCGGTGGGCCTCAATGTACTTGGACGAACAGAAGTTCTAAAAAGGTAGTACCTGACGACTTATGGACAGTGTGCAGAAGCGATCAATGTACCTCGCTGGGATACCGCTGTTTTGGCCTTGCCTACGGGCCAACGTCAAGCAAATAGTTGGGCGAGTTCTAAGAGAGCATAATGACAAAAGCCACCCCGTAATCTTCGATCTAGTCGATTCCGAAGTCTCCGTACTTCGGGAGTATTACCGGTCCCGCTACAAAATCTATCAAGAGTTAGGGCGCAGAAGTCCTGACCCGATAAAACCCAAGGAGTGTTAAATGGCAATCGTAATCCAAAAGAAGCCCGAGACTATTGAAGTGGCTCCTGTCATAGCCAAGACGGAAGTCGAACTCAAGAACGGCAAGACCTCGGTTAAGCAGACTGAAACAGAGGAGCATCTGGAAGATGTAGTCTCCACGGAACCCCTCGCCAACATTGGCGTGAGTGCTGCCCGAACCTTCAATTTGGGTAACTACAACTCAGCCAAGATTCAGGTGAGTCTGCATTACCCGACCACCATCAACGACCTTGATGCGACCTATGAGAAGGTCAAGACTTGGGTCGAAGCGAAAATGGAAGCCATCGCCAACGAAGTCTCCACCGAGATCGGGGGTTGATATGGCGGTCACTGTGGTGCCGAAAGGCAGTGGAGAGCTTGGCTCCCTGCTGAGTTCCTTTCACAAGAAGTATGGCGATTCCATTGGCGGCAAGGGAGTCAAACTCAGACGAGTAAAGCGCGTCCCCACCGGGATATTCCCTCTGGATTTGGCCATGGGTGGTGGCTTTCCTCAAGGCCGACTGTCTATCGTCTACGGGCCTTATGGCTCGGGTAAATCCAACCTCGCCTTGTTGGCTTGCCGACACATTCAGACGCATTGTGCGGTGTGCGATCACANNGCCGAAACCTGTATCTGTGCGGACGGGCCGACCATTCTCAAGGCAGTCTACATAGATGCCGAACATACCTATGATTCAACGTGGGCGGCTCAACTCGGAGTAGACAATGAAGAGATCGTCCTTCTGCAACCGGAGTATGCCGAGCAAGCCTCTGACCTGATTGAAGCCGTCCTTCATGCCAACGATGTGGGCATTGTCATCCTCGACTCAGTAGCGGCATTGACCACCACGGCGATGGTCGATAACTCCACGGAGAAAGCCGAAATGGGTGGCTCTGCTCTGGTAATGAGCAAGCTGGTCAAGAAAGCCACGGTAGCCCTCTCCCACGAATCGAAACGGGATCATCACCCGGTATTTCTGTGCATCAACCAAGTGCGCGTCAAGCTGGGTGTGATGTATGGCGATCCTGAGTGCTTACACGCGGACACTCTAGTCCATTTTGTTGACGGGCGATCCATTCCCATCAGAACTGTTGTAGATGAGAAGATTGATGCACCTATTTGGGCGTACAACGAAAATTCTGGTGAATTTATAGTCTCCCGAATTTTGAGTCATCACTACAACGGTAGAGCTAAGGATGGGGACTTTCTGACCGTTACGTCTTCGGGGTTAGATACCAAAAATGGGGTGTTTAGCGCGACCGTTACCTACACTCATAAATTCCTAACAGAGTTTGGGTGGAAAACTGCCCAAGGTCTCAAAGTGGGGGATTTGCTTTTAACGAAGTACCGCTCCGTTATCAATGGAGACGTGCGGGACTTTCTTTCGGGGGCTTTGTGCGGAGACACAACCATCAAGTATCCGAACAGGAAGAACGGTGGCAACGGGACTACCGCTTATCTTCAGTTTCAGGATAAGCATAACGAAGAGTACGCGGAGTGGAAGGCAAAATTGCTATCGGAAGCAATGCCGATGATGTCTTCAGTCTTAAGCTCTGGGGCCACTGCTTGGAAGTCTTCTCCAACCTATGATTTGGCACGTTTCGCCACACAGTTTGGCGGAGTGCGTCACCCTAGAGGATTGTTTGATAACTTCTCTTGGCTTGGGTTTGCCATCTGGATGATGGATGACGGGCACTACAATCGTGACCGTTACACCTTGAGCGCGGGTAGATTTCGATGTGATTCCGAGGTAAAGAACTATATCTCTGAGGAATTGACCCATTTAGGTCTTGCCCATTCATGGAACAACAAGAACATTGTGTTTAGCCATGAAGCAAGTAGAACGATAGTTGCTAAGTGTTCTGAGTATTTTCCTCCGTGTATGCACTACAAGCTACCGAATGGTATTGGAGGCGCGGGTTTAACATCCCTTAACTTTACAGTTAAGTACCTGCCCGCCTATGTTCCTGTACTTGAGATAGTTCCAGCTTCTAAACGTAAGTATCGAGATCGAGGCTTGTATGATCTTCATATCGAGGGCCATCACAACTATCTTGCTGGAAACATGGACAACGGTTTTGTTGTTCACAACTCGATGCCGGGGGGTAATGCACTTCCATTCGCCAGTTCCATGACCGTGCGTATCTACGGCAAGGAGAAGCTGGACAAGGAGATTAGCGATGTCCTGCCAACTTTCAAAGAAACCTCCGTCATCATCAAGAAATGGAAGGTGCCCATTGTCTCCAAGAGCTGTACCTACGACCTCTGTGTGTTGCCGCACGAAGGCTTGGGGGTAGGGGACGTAGACGATTGGAACACGGTCTCCAACTACCTCAAGACCTATGGAGTGCTGGGCAAGACTGACAAGAACAAATGGACGTGCGTCACCCCCGAAGGGGAGATCGAGGAGTTCCAAACCCTCACGGCCATTCGTACCCGTTACGACCAAGATGCTGACTTCAATGCGTTCCTCAAGAACATTGTCGTCAGTACCGAAATGAAAGTATCTGGAATTACCGAAGGAGGTNCCCAATGAGNGTGATGACCAAGTTTGCGGGCTATGAGTTTGAGAGAGACGAGCAAGGAGAGGTGGCGATTATCTCACCCACGGGCAACCGCTATGTATTGACCGGACAGACGGACATGGATGGGTCCCTGACCTTTATGTGGTCTATTGCCAATGCCTTGCTGGATGCTCAGGACAAAGTGCCAGTTTTGTTAATGAAGGAAGCGGCGATGCACGGGTACCACGCGGCTCTCGATGGAGTAAAAGACTGCGTTGCCGTGATGGAGAAAACTCTGAAAGANGGNGTGCCGAATGACCAACCCCTTTGAACGTCGCATGGCGAATCAAAAGATCGGGGTGGCTGGAAGACGGTCTGAAAAAGACTTGGCTCGAAAGATGGGGGGTAAGCAAACCCCCGCTTCCGGTGCTTCGGGGATGAAAGGAGACATTCATCTTGAGAGCTTCATGATCGAATGCAAAAGTACCAGCACTGATACGCTATCCATCAAAAGAGAATGGCTCCTGAAAGTCGCTAGAGAGGCTCTGAGCGCCGGGAAAACCCCTGCGCTGGCCCTGACTTTTACCGACGACGATGGCAAGACCAAGCAGATGGGTGACTGGGTGGCGATACCCCAATACCTGTTCAAGGAATTAGTGAACTCAAGTTCAGAGTAAGGAGTGAAAAATGGCAAAGCTAAGAGTGACCGTGACAGCCGTCATGGAATATGAACCCGACCCAGAAAACTACCCGGATTGTGAGGCGCCAGAAGAGATATTGGCGCTTGATTTGGAAGTAGCTGAAGACGACACCCTCATGTTTCTGAGTGGGGTCGAGAAGTGGGCCATCACCGGAGAAGTTCTAAAGGAGGATGAAGCATGAACCTCGCAGAAGCCTTGGTGTATCTCTGTATGGTGACGACTTGGGTGTTTGGAATTGCCATTGCTCAAGGATTTTGGATGGTACTGGTAGCTGTCATGTTTCCCCCTTTTGCTTGGGTAACACTGGCTCAGTACGTCCTTGAGAGGCTTGGATGAAGTTCATCAAACAGGCCACCCTCAAGCCCAACACCCTGGTTCAGCTCCTTGACTCCAAGTTGTCAGGGTATGCCCCGGCACGAAGTCATCGAAAGGTTCACGCCTCTTCAGTGACCTCCGAGTACAAGGAGTTCTGCCCCCGAGAATACGCCCTGCTCGATATTCTCAAGAAGAAGCAGAAGGATGAATACCTGCAAGCCGCGACCCGAGTGGCTTTCGACATTGGCGAGGCATACCACGATCTGGTCCGTAACAACTGGTTGCTGGATGTGGCAGTCGGGGAATGGAAGTGCCAGATGTGTGGATATGACCATCCCTTCTCGAAGTACCCGAACTATGGCTGTCCCACCTGCGGTAAAAAGATGTGGTCGTATCAAGAGGTCAATGTCGTCTCTCAATCCAGCGGGATCAGCGGAAGTATCGACTTCATTGCCGACCTTGGGCGACCCAAGTATGTCACCGTCGAACTCAAGTCCATGGACAAAGACCAGTACAAGGGATTGGTGGGACCACTCTCCGAACACCGATTGCGAACAGCCCTGTATCTGCATCTGATTGAGGACTCCGACTTTGCCAACAAGTCGAAGCTGGAAACGTCTTATGCCTTGATCCTCTATATCAGCAAGGGGTATGGACTGAAGAACCCCGAGGAAGGGAAGGTGCTGCCGTTTCGTGAATTCACCATCCATAAAGGGGAGGTGGATGTTTCACCATACTTTGCACAGGCGAAAACCTTGTACACCTTCCGACAGCAAGGGGGCGCACTACCATCGGGAGTTTGCGGAACCAACCTCTGTAAAAGGGCGGCGGTGTGCGCGGTCAAGAACGAATGTTTCTCCCCCACTTATGGACCCGGTTATGAGCATATCAAGGATGACTAAAGATGAGTTGATCAACACCCAAGCTCACCGCATGTGTGAAATTCTCAACGGCATAGACCGGGGGGAGATCACGGATGAGGATTTGGTGGACCTTCAAACCTTTGTGGCGATAGCCATTGAACTACATGAACTTAAGTTCAAGAACGGTATTGAAGAAAGCGGCGTTTCAAGTAGAATGTCGCCACCATTTAAGGAGTGAGCCAAGTGCCAACGGTACTGGGAATTGACCCGTCCACAAAGACAGGTCTCGTAGCACTGGATGACCTCAACGTCATCGAGGCTATGGAGGTCATCTGTAAACCCAAATTTCAGCACAACCTAGATCGGGCACTACACCTGTCTGATCAAATTGTCCGAGTGATCGAGCGCACCAGCCCGACACTCGTTGTTTTTGAGGGGTACGGCTATTCCAACCAACACACGCTCGTTCCTTTGGTGGAGATCGGTACAGCCTTTCGGATGAGTGCCAGGATGTTGGGCATCGACTATATCGAAGTCCCTCCGACCACTCTGAAAAAGGCTGTTACTGGATCGGGCAACGCCTCCAAAGACGTGATCATGCTTGAAGTCTTCAAACGCTGGGGATTTGAGGCCAAAACCAACAACATCGCTGATGCGTTTGGGTTGGCGATGATTGGTCAGGAAATTCTCGGGACGGACACCGGGATGCCCAAAACGCACAAGGACGGTCTCTCCAAACTGAAGACCCTCAAACAATTAAAAGGAGTGTAAGCGTGTTGAAGTATGACGAGTACCAGAAGAAAGTAGCCCACTTCGGGCATGACCTCGGCAAGCGAGACAACATCAGCCACAGTGTTCTGGGCATGATGTCCGAAGTCGGGGAACTACGAGAACTCACTGTCCTCAGTTCAGAANGTATCCCCTCCCTTGCTTGGGTTGAGGAACTGGGGGATTGTTTCTGGTTTGCCGCTTGGTATGCCACAGCCATGGGTAAGAGCTTTACTGCCGCCATGGAATTGAGCTTCTCGGTTCCTCCTGAGCAACTCAATGATGTTCGTGAGGCACTGGATCATCTGGAAATGGCCGGATGTGCCCTGTTGTCCTATGTGAAGAAGCACCTGTTCTACAAAACAGAGGACTTCGACTACCTAGGGATGAACGAGGAGTACCTGACCTATCTCAAGACCCTCAGTCATTTGGCCCTGCTGACCCAATCCATCCATCAGTTCAGTATCGAGGATATTCTGGACGCCAACTTCAATAAGTTGGATGCTCGGTACAAGGGGAAGGGGTTCTCTTCCGACCATGCCGTCAACCGGGATACTCAGAAAGAGTACGAAGCCATGGAGTCTTCGGACGGCTGTTAAATCGACTTAAGTAATTGAATTGACAGCAAAGTTTCCTAAACTTATGCTGAGATTCCCACCACACAATCAACCTAATAACGGGTACTTACTATGAGCAGTCCAACATTGGCTCTTTTGAAGGGCAAGAACAAAACAGAAACCGCCACCCAGACCGATGTGATCATGGATGTGGCCCATGAGATCGAAAACCTGACGCAAGACAGTGCGTTCCAGATGGTTCCGGCTCTGGTAGAAGACACCGAATTCAACCTGTTCCGCTTGGGCGGGGCACTCTCTGTGATCCGTGCCCATAAATGGTTCGGGGAGTACAAGAGCTTCAAAGAACTGGTCGAGCAGCAGTTCAACATGGAGTACCGGAGAGCGATGTACTTCTCCGATATTTATGACAACCTTCTGGCCAATGACATCCCGTGGGATGCCGTCAAGGACATAGGCTGGACGAAATTGCGCGTTCTGGCCAAGCACCTCACCAAAGACAATGTGGACTACTGGGCGGCTCAGGCAAAGAAGACTGACCTTCATCCAGTTGTTGGAAGACTCTGAAGACCAAGGACAAAGCCTGAAGGGGAGGCGGAAGAATCAGACCCGACGACCTCCACAGTGACCACCCTGACCCTCAAGCTGCATGAAGATCAGAAAGAAGTGGTCAAGACTGCTTTGCAGAAAGCCAAGGAAGAAACCAACACCGAGTTCGATAACGTGGCACTGGAACGGATTTGTACCGGTTACCTCGGCGGGACGATCAATATCGACACCGATAATGTGCCGGTTGAGAGTGCGCTGAAGGAATTGGGCTACGAAAAAGCTCTGGACCTCTTCAGTGAGCTTTGGCCCGAGATCAATCTGGTCGTGCAGATTTAAGAGCTTTCCAAGTGAGCAATCGTTGGTATGAGAGGGGAAGAGGCTCTGAGATCGGGTTGTCTTACGTGGCAGAAATTGTCAGTAAGAAGTATCAGGAAGAGACGGGTATTTTGATACCGAGACACCGCTTGGAGCGGTTGGTACAGCTCGTTTTCATTACGGTAAGGACTCTCGTAGATGCCGGTAAAGTCGTTCATTTCTATGAGATCGTGAAGTTCCGCAAGAACTTCATTCCAGCCCGGAAGTACAAGATGTCTTTCGCCCCGCTCAACGAGGAAAAGATCAAGCCCCACTACAATATGACCGCCACGTTCATGCGTAAATTTCGTTGGTTGGAAGTGCCTGATGGCGACCCCAACCAGTCCCAACTTTGACTGTAATGGGTGGAAGTTTTGCCCCGGATTGTTCCGGGGCTTTTTTTGTCGCTGAGTCAGGCCAGTAGTTGATCTGTCCGTAGGCGAGTAGTTGATGTCGCTGTCGTAGGCCAGTGGTCGAATGTCATGTAGGCCAGTAGTACAAGGCCCCGCAGGAGGGGGTAGGCGTCACCATCAAGGAGTAAGAGTAGGCATGTCGTCAGGACTGTAAAGTTCGGAGTCCATCAAGGCAGAGGATTGTAAAGGAGTGGGGTACTCAGTTGATCAGTTTGGGGTAGGCAGGGGCAAAACGCCTATATATGGAATGCCCCTCACTTGACCGGAAGTTCACCCCCCTCATACTGACCCCATCGCCCACCACGGCGATGAACTCAAGTTCAATTTTCAAGGAGTGTGACATGGATTACATCAGTACTGCCGACGCTGTTCGTGCGGCTTTTAATGCCGCCAATCTGGGTAACGTGAAGATCGTGGTCGATGACGACTGGGTAGAGATCGACGGCTGGCTGTATATCTCCCATGAGGAGTTTCCCAGCCCCATCAACCCCCGGTACAACCGCACCAAGTGGGAGTTGAGCGAGGCTGTGTGTATTCCGGGTACCTACTGGGAACCCGCAGACATAGACATGATGCCGGTGTTCGAGTCGTCTCATCAGATGGATGTGATCAAGGCGGCGGGTAAGCGGTACGTCGAGCACCTGATGGATCAGCATTTCACGGCGTTGGCCGAGGAAGCGATGTGTAAGGAGTGGGAAGACCAAAGACAGTTTGAAGAAGCCGTGTAATTAACCGAAAGTTCAAGGAGTGCAAAGCATGAAATCTCAACAACAGTTGTTCTATGAAGCCCAGAGAAAACTGGGTGAGTTTGACCGTGCCTTTATGGATTTGGTCAAGGACCCCCAAAACCCCATGACCAATGACGACCTGCGTGTCCTGGTCAAGAAGTACCCCGAGCGGTATGGCCGTTATGCCGGATTCATAGGCACGTTGCCGCATTGACAGAGAGTCTCACGACTCTAAACTACTTCCGTCGCCACACCACGGCGACGGATTTCAGTCAAACCATTAAGGAGTGTAACCATGAAAACGATTCAAGCGACTTTGTTCGAGGGCGGTGCAGCGGTTGAACTGCTGGGCGAGTACACCGAGTACGACTTGGCAGTAGACGATGCCAAAACCGCATTGTCCGAAGTGTCCCCCGAGAATTCCATTATCAAAGTCAAAGCCTCCAAGAAAGGCAAGATCAACCAGTTCGATCCCCAAGCAGTGCAGTGGATCGTGGCGACAGATTCGGACTACCACGTCGAGTTGACCATCCATGTCACCGGGGATGACACCGGAGAGGAACCAAGTCTGATTGAGGACACCCTGTTCGTCAGTGAAACCCCTGATGAAGTGGTCAGCCTCACGGAAGTCCCGATGTTCGACGCTCATGCTGATGTGCCGATCCCTCACCCCTCAAAGTTGGTTTCCGTGCCGACCAAGAAACCCAAGGAGCAGAAGTATCCCAATGCCATTTGGGTGGGTGAGCATAGATGGTGGGGGTGCGATCAACATACGGTACTGTCATGGGTAGAAAACCACCCCACTGAAGTGGCGGAAAACAGTATTGAGTTACGCAAGCGGAGCAGTAAATTTGCTCTGGTCTGCGACAAGACCACTATTTGGACATGCAGTTATGAAGATGTGGCTCAGTTTGCTCTGAAAGCCGCGCAGGACAAGACTCAGGAAGTTCTCAAACAAGCCTCTTGACCTCCGGTACTACCCGATTAAAATACCTCATCGCCAGCCACCACTGGCGATGAACTCAAGTTCAAATTCTAAGGAGTGTACAAACATGTTGACCCTACGCGATTATCAAAACGCTCTCGAAGTCGAGAATGCGTGTAACTTGTCGGGAGTCGTTAAATCCTACTCCCAAGTCATGGAAAGAATTTGGCAGGAAGCCCGAGCGAAAGGCGAGGGGACCGATTGGGTCAATACCCATCCTATCGCTGTCCTGTACTCCCACGCCTGTTTATATCTGGCGACGGGAAACTGGGGTGACACTCTCAAGTACATCAAAGCCGTTGATGCTTGCCAGAGTGCTGTCGAATCTTTCAAACTCGCGGCTTAAGGAGTGAACATGTTTGAAGAATGCTTTGCCCCCGTCCTGGTGGATTACGTAGCCGTTGGCTTGCTGGTTCATGCCGTGTATAGCGACAACTTCAAGGAAGTGATCGCCTACTGCTCCACAACCTTTGAGGCTGATGTTGCGGCGACCAACCTTCGTAACCGATTGTACGAAACCACCCAACGATAAATTCCACCCCGTGGTTGAATGGGGAAAATTCAACTGGCCACCGGTTCGTGCCGCTCGTACATGTTGGAGACTAACGACCGATACACATAGGGGTTCTCCAATGGCTGGTGTTGTGATCTTGCTTGCAACGGTCACGACAACATTCCCTCCTCGCCCAGTGGTGTGTACTGAATCTTAAGGAGTGACTTTTAAGGAGTGCGCCAAGATTCCCCGGAACAGTAACCGGGACATTTTTTGACTCGTCAGGGCAATCCTTTTTAACACTAGGATTCAATAAAACACCCCTGACGAGTCACCTAATTCCTACAGAGTGAAGACTCATGTCAACAAGAGGTTTAGACGTAACAGATCGCCGGTTTGGTCGCTGGCTGGTAATCGGACCCACCGACCCCAGTCCAAATGGAGATCGCCGCGTAAAGTGCCAGTGTGATTGCGGAATCATCAAGAAAGTAAGAGTGGCCCAGATTGTCAACGGACGCTCAAGCTCTTGTGGATGCCGAATCAAGGAGCATCACCACAAGGTCATGGGGAAATGGTTTCGTGGTGCTGACGAGAGAAGGAAGAACTTCAAGGAAGGGATTCGCTGAGAAAGAACCCCGTGTCTGACCGGAGTCAGACCCCGCCCGGAGTTACAAGGCTGATGTCCTGGGTTGAGGACAGAGAATGCGGAATGACAACTCCAGTTCACCGTAGAAGGAATAAACGGTTCAAGCTCCTGAATTGGAGCCGGGTTGTATGGCCCGCTTTGATTAAGTCGCACCAGTCTGGAGTCACTTCCACACCCGACACTGGTTAAGGAAACCACCGCGCAAGAGTCGATTGGTACCCGATGTCTTGCACCTATTTGCACGTAGCTCAGTGAGTAGAGCCGAGGGTCGATGGTGCAACTCCATCCGTGCACGGAGCAGGGGCGACCCGCTATAAGCTCACCGGAACTAGCGTAACCGGTATCAACAAGAAAGCATCCGGCCTCTGCCGTTCAGTCAACAAAGGGACTGATTCAAAGAAGGCAGACAGACGCACCGTGAGGGCGTAATGACGTTACAGGACCGGGTGCCAGATACCAACGTCAGGGTGGTAAATCTGGCGGCTCGGGTGCTTCCTTGTTGATCCCTTGACCGGGGGTTACCCCCCTTCATAATCACTTCATCGCCCACCACGCGATGAACTCAAGTTCAAAACCAAAAGGAGTGTTCCCATGAGACTGACCAAATCAGATAAGCAAGCGTTTGTTCGCGGCGTAATGGCCGATGTGCCGGAGGTTGATTACAACAAGGAAGCCACACAAGTGGCTCTGGAGCATGTGCTGAAGGCTCTGCCGCAGAAAATCCTTGATGTGTATGACGATCCCAAGTTGCGGGAGTACCTCAACAATGACTGGATTTCGACAGGCCCCTATCTGTCCACGGTCTATCTTCAGACCGGGGGGCAGTATGAAGAAACCAAGGAGTTGAAAGAAGCACTGAAAGTCATCTCTGAAAAAGCTGCCACTCAACATAGTCAACGAATAGAGTTGGAAGGCAAGCTCAGTAACGCGATTGCGGGGTGCAATACCCTCAAACAGGCGTTGACCTTGTTCCCTGAGTTTGAAGCCTACCTCCCCAAGGAAGGCGAAGTGATCAAGACCCTCCCCGCAGTGGCTAATCTCGTCGTCAATCTACTGGACGCGGGGTGGCAACAACGTAAAACCTCAGAGGCAGTCACCTGATTTGACCGGGGGTCCCCAGCCGATACCATAGAACTCTCGCAAGACCACCACCCTGCGAGAGTTTTTAATACCCGTCAATTTTTAAGGAGTGTAGACATGAACCATATTCGTACCGAAGTTGCCCCGGCCTATGCCGCGACCAAGAAGCCCCTAGTAGTCGATGAAGATGTCATCATCGCTCAGGCCCTCAGTATTCTGGCTTCACGTATTCGTCATACGGATGCCTTGACCAGTCCTGATCTCGTTCAGAAGTACCTGACGGTTCTGCTTTCTGGTCGCCCAGACGAGCATTTTGGTTGTATCTACCTCGATAACCAACATCGAGTCATAGATACCGAGGAGCTGTTTCGGGGGACGATAGATGGTGCCAGTGTTTACCCCCGAGTGGTGGTTCGACACTGCTTGGAAGCCAATGCCGCCGCTGTCATCTTCTTCCACAACCATCCATCGGGGGTAAACACTCCCAGTGATGCCGACCGGTTGATCACTACCCGACTGAAGCAGGCGTTGAATCTGGTGGACATTCGGGTGCTCGACCACCTGATCGTGGGGGGCATAACTACCTGTAGCTTTGCCGAGCAAGGCTTGATTTGACCGGAAGTTATTGACCTTTAAGATAACCCTATCGCCCACCACCACGGGCGATAGAGTCCAACCCAAGGAGTGTATCGACATGAAGAAAGTGAATCCCCTCAAGTGCCCGATCAACGTCCGTGTTTGGGCGAAAGGTCGAGTCCGCAGACTCTCTCTGGTGGATGGTCAAGAAATCCACTTCCGCTCTTTTGAGTATACCGACGAAGGCTGGTCGTCTACCGACGAGTATATCTACCGAACCGGTATGGCGATTTACCTGTATGTCGTCAACGATGGACGCGACTGTGATGGCCGACTGACCCGCGAATGGAGTGGTAAGTCCGAAGGTAAAGACCTGCATTGTGTTCGTAGACCTCATGGCAAGAAGTGGGGTCCTAAGCGGTTGGCCTTGTTCGACACCATCCTGTCATGTCAGCGGGACTTCACCGGCCGAGTCCATGGGTTATTGATCTTAAGATCACCTCGGGTGAGCCCCCTTGACCGGAAGTGCTCACCCTTTAATCTAACCCTGCCAACCGGCAAACCACCACCCATAAGGAGTGCAACATGAATACAGTTTCAGCCCCCGTTATGCCTGTTCAGGCGTTCTATATCGACATGGAAACCCCAGCGGTAAACGCCACCATGCGAAGGCTAGGCCGACTCAAAGACACCATTCGTCTGGAGTCAGACGGTATGTACCGGGAGGACAACCACTACACCCGCCTGTACATCGAAACCTTCTGGTCAGAAGACAAGCTAGAAGCCTGGTTGGACAAGACTTCAGTAGTTGAGTACTCGGGCATCATCGAAACGGAGTTGCGGGGGTAATCATGAAAATCAAATCAAGTGAACTGACAGGAACCCACCTTGATTGGGCGGTGGCTAAGTGTGAAGGGGATATGGTCCCCGATGGGGGCGTGATGATCCAGACATGGCCTTTTTACTCAACCGACTGGTCCCAAGGCGGGCCGATCATTGAACGGGAGCGGATCAAGGTGGCCCCTAATCTCGGCGGCACTTGGCTGGGCCAGATTCGACACGAGACGACTCACCCACTTGTAGATAAGCCAGTGCTAGCAGGCTGGACGAACAAGCACGGACCGACCCCGTTGGTCGCAGCCATGCGCTGCTATTTGGTCAGCAAAATGGGTGACGAAATTGAGGTACCGGAGGCATTGCTGTGAGCGACACATTAGAGTTCAGAGTTCGAGAAGACATTCGGTGTCACAAAGAGAACGGGGTTGATCTGAATCCGTTCTCGACGCCAGGTATGCGGTGGTCATGGCAAAAGGGGTTTTGCAGTTTAGCTGTAGCACCTTTCAGTGACGCCGCTTACGACAGAGGCCGACTTGCGGCAAAACCTTATCAAGGAGGAATCTGAATGAACATAAGTTGCCTGACTTTGGACGAACTTCTGAAAGTTGCTTACGACAGTGAGGATTCGCTTGCCAGAGAAATCGCGCATCGTATCGACCAAGAGTTTGAAGAGAGCATGGAATCAGCTCAGTCCCGACTGGCAGAAGTTGATGGGCTGGAAGCAGAAGTGACGGCGCTCAACCTTGAGAACGAGTCTCTGACCAAGCAACTGGAGTCCACCCGCGAAGCCTTGTCGGGGTTACAACTCAAAGTGTTCCATATCTCCAATCAGGAGGCCCGAGACTTCAATGACGATTACGACTTCGTTGAGAACTCAGACGAAGTGAAAGGATTCCGCGACAAGTACGGTCCCAACTTTCCCAACGCCTCGGCTGTGTTCGCCAAGACATGGGAGGGCGGGGTAGAAGAAGTCTGGATCACCGAAGCCAACGACTACTTCAGTTGCCGCGCCAACTACTGGCGAGTTTATTGATTGACCGGAAGTCTCGCCCTGCCAGAATAAATCAACCCCCACCGACACCACGGCTGGGGGTGATCTCAAGTTCATTTTTTAAGGAGTGTCTCTATGTACGCAGTTGCTTTCGGAAATGCCTTTGACGGTATTTCACTCACCGGTCCTTTCCACACCGCCGACGAAGCCAGTGCTTTTGCTGACGGGGCTGAAGGAGACTGGAATGTTATCCACATCAGCCCACCACCGGAGGTAGTCACCCCCACCCAAAGCAGAACAGTGGAAGACCTCAGGGATGATGGCTACGCCGTGATTGTCTGGACCCCCGATGAAGTCGGGGACGCCTACCCANGTAGAGTAGAAGAACGGTTGATAGAACTGGGCTGGGACGTGATTGAGGGGCTGGGCGGTCCCACTGTGGAGGGCTACTGCGAGGGCGAGGTACCAATCGGCTGATCCTTGACCGGAAGTCCCCAAGCCTCAAAATCAATTCATCGCCGCACCACCTCAGCGGCGATAGTTTCTGAACTCAAGATCATTTAAGGAGTGTAGACATGACCACCGAAACCGCATTGTGCCCCGCTGACCTCGACCAGTTCACCGGGACTGAAACCCACTGGAGGCATTCCCTCAACAGGTACTTCCTCTACACCGATGGCGTTAAGTACTTGGCGGAAAGAGCGGGGGCGTATTGGTTCCTCGACGCAATAGCTCTTGGAGTTCACGGCAGAAAAGGGTGGGTACCTCATATCGTTCCTCACAAAACCACCTTCGCAGTCATCACCATGACAGTGAAGAACGGTGATGCACGGTGCGTCATTCAAGAAGACACCGGTACCCCCAATCTCGGAGTGTTCAAAACTTCCACAGACTGCCCCGATGGCGAGTGGAAGTTTTACCTGAGTTATGACGGGGAACAAGTTGTGATCATGATTCCCTCGGAGTACTGACATGAGATCAAATCTTCAATACAGTTGGGGCTTGATGCGGATAGCAGAAGTATTCGAGAACCGTCTTGATTATGCCGACACCGACGAGGAGCGCGAACAGATCATGCGCGACTGGAAGGAAGAGGAAGAAAACCTAGCGGATTATTTTCACGACTAAGGAAGTACTATGGGCTCTACCACCTTAAGCAAGGATGAATGGCTGAAGCAGTTCAAGCCCTGGTTTGATATGCCCGACCACCTGAAAGTGATTGATGACCCTATGCTTCCCGTGTGGGAGTCGTTGCGGAACCTCAACCGAATATGGTCCTTCACCGATTACGAGAACCATCGGACTATCAGTCCTGGTCTTTGTTTGCTTACCGCCACGGGGTATTACATTACTGATGTTCCTTGGACGAAAGATACCCCCGATGTTATTTGGTTAAAGCCTTTGACGGACAGTATTATCGGACTAGAATAGACCTATCGCCAGCCACCACTGGCGATACAGTTTTTAAATAACCTGTAAGGAGTGTAGAGCATGTCAAACCATACCCCCGGCCCGTGGTCAGCTACCGATACCGGAATGATCCACGACAAGGACGAAATCAACATCGCCCAATGCGGTATAGCAAACCGCGAAGGCAAAGCCAATCTCCAGTTAATCCTCAAAGCCCCTGAGATGTACGCGGCTCTCAAAGTCGCACTGGATGCGTTCAACCGCATACCCAATCACCCGCTGGGCGTTGCCCATGAATACGGTGAGATCAAGGACAGCTACTACCTTGCTTTCCTGTTGGGTCAACTTCTGCGGGAGATTGAGGCATGAACATATTTGTCCTCGATCAGAACCCCCAGTTGGCGGCGCAGTATCACTGCGACGAGCATGTCATCAAGATGATTTTGGAGAGTGCTCAGATGCTCTCCACGGTCCTCGGGGGGCCATACAAGCCCACCCACCAGAATCATCCCTGTACTGTCTGGGTCCGTGAGTCCATCAACAATGCCCGCTGGCTAGTCTACCTCGCGGCGTACCTCAACGACGAATACCGCACCCGGTACCACGCCGCCAACAACCACAAGTCTTGGAACGTCATCAGTGACCTGTGGGCGGAAAAAGCCAATCATCACGATCTTCCCGATGTACCCATGACCGCGTTTGCTCAGGCCATGCCGGAAGAGTTGCGGATTCCCGCTGACCCTGTTCGGGCTTACCGACAGTACTACCGCACCAAATCTTTCGCCAAGTGGCGACAAGGCTCACCACTCTGGTGGGACTACCCCGAGTTCGATGTTTAACCACAACCAGTAAGGAGTGAAATCTCATGTCATACCCATTCTACAAAGGCGAAGTAATGGATACCTACGGCGTTAAGTTTCCAGAACCCAAGCAAGCCAAACCCAAGAAGAAGTTGAGCCGGTTTGCTCAACCCCTCGCGTTCCTGATCGCCTGTGTTGTAGCGACTTGGCTCTTCCTGCAAGTGCTCGACGCGGCGGCAGGTGTACTATGACTCCCACCCTTTAATCAGGAGCAGACCATGTATCACGCAATGTTGTCCCCCCTGGTAGTGGCTTTGATGTTGTCTACCCCGGCGCAAGCCAAGAATGACACCTCACGGTGCTACTCCATCAGCAACCACGACAGGCGTACTGCCTGTCTTGCAGAAGCGAAGAAAGACACCTCAGGTTGTACCTCTATCCGCTCACACGACAAGCGCAATATGTGCAGCGCCAGTACCACCGGACAGAAGTCGGGATGCTACGCGATCCGAGATAAGGATGACCGCAACGCTTGTTTAGCCGGGATGCCCTACTGATATGAAGTACCTCCCCATCCTTTTGTTGATGACCACCCCGGTATGGGCCGACTTGGAAGTCGCTGAAGAGCTTCCCCAAGCCTCTCAGGAGCGGTACGACACCGGCAACATCTACGGTATCTCTGAAGCCACCGGAGTTCCCGAGCTACTCAAGTACACCGGTAATGCGACAGCCAACCTGTCCAATATCAATGGGGCAGTGATGACGACCACTATGGGGGCCGTCAATATCAGTCCCGCTGTGAATTGGGCTAACCAAGCAAACAATTATTTGGGTACGGGGGTTATGCAAGTGCTGAAGACCGAGGGCTCGGTGCGATCTATACCCGACCATGTGTTCAACATGTTCCGCCTCCCCGGTACACCCCCCAATCAATGATCTTGAGTTCAAAAATATGGATGCCGTAAACGTCTGCCCCAAGTGCTATTCCAAGAAGATTGAGTACCGGGGCAAGATACAGTTGATGATCAACAGCTTCAGTATCGGTGCGGGGCTATTCGTGGGGAGCCTGTTCATCCCCTTCCTCCGCTACTTTGCCTGGTTTGCTATGTTCGTCGTGATCGTCGCCCCCTTTACCAAATCTCACTGGAACTGTAATGAATGTCACCACTGGTGGAAAGTATCCACTTGGTGACCTAACCCAACCCTTAAGGAGTGAAACATGATCGAACCGAAATTTACCCCTGGTCCATGGTGTATTTCCGACAATGCCAGCGGATTTGAAATTGAGTCAGCTTGCGGCAAGCAGGTTGCCCAAGCCTCTCAGACCTGCCCAGTAAGACAAGCCTCTGACCATGACGAGAGAAGAGCCAACGCCCGGTTAATCGCCGCCGCGCCCGATCTTTATGAAGTTGCAAGGTTGGCCGCGAACATCAATCCTTACGGTAACGTCGAAAATGCGGCAGTGAGGGACTTGGCAATTACCGCATTAGCCAAGGCGATTATCGAAGAGGAGCTAAGTTGCCGGGAAGAACCTTATGCCTACTTGTGGACCAATGGCAAAACCAAGTTGTGGCTAGACGACCCCACATGGCCAGCCGGTATTGGTTCAGACCTTCCCATCATTCCAGTCTATCGACACCCGAAGCCCAATGCTGAGTTGGCCGATTACGGCCCTGAGTTGTTGGATGCACTTGAGAGTCTTCTCTTCTATGTTGCCCCGGCAGAGGATTGGGAGTCCGATCAGGAGATAGTGAAGGCCCGTCACGTTATAGCCAGAGCCAGAGGTGCAGTATGAAGAAGTTCTACTTTACCCTCGGCAGCAACCACGGGGGTCCCGGCTGTGTAGAGGTCGTCGGCACCGACTACAACGATGCCCGAGAGCGTATGTGTCGAGTTTGGGGGCGAACATGGGCCTTCCAATATGAGTCTCTCGAAGAAGTACATCCCAATGATCGACGCATTGTGCGCGTTATCGGCGGCGAAGAATGATTAACCAAGTAAGGAGTGAGCAATGGACGAATTAGCTTTAGTCAAGCAAGAACTGGCAACTGCCAGAGAACAGATCGAGTTGTTGAAGCAGACTTTGATCGTGAAGGATGTGGACATCCAAGTCTGCAAGTGCGGGGTTCCCCACAAGCTCTACATCTTCGGCAGTTTGGGAGACGAGGTACCTGACCTCCCAAAAGCCTCCAGATAGTTTGGCGGGGGCTACCCATTCATAACGACCTACCAAAAACCTAAACCCGCCTAGACAGTTTTTACAGACCTGCCTACGGTCCCCTTGAAAATGCACAGAATGACCTACAAAAACCACCACCAAAAATACCCGGTGCGGGGGCAACCCACCGATCAAAGTAACCACCAGAATGTACCAGTACCCAGAGTACTCCCCCCACCACCAAGAGGAGTCACCCCCACCAGTACCCCCACCTCAGTTTTGAACTCAAGTTCACAAACCACCCACTCGTTCGCGGGGGCCAACACCCAAACCAACCCACAGAAAAAGGTACCCACCAACCCCCTGTCTGTACCCCTATCCAAGTTCGACCAAGATTTCCTCAAAGTCTTTACTGGCGGGGGCTAGAGAGAAACAGACATGTCCTCAAGTAATCTCCAACAATCAGTTCGCGGGGGCCGAGAATGTAAGAAACCCATTCAAGTTCAAATACCAAAAACGTCAAAGTCGGGGCAACACACAAGAACATAGACCAATAGTTACAAGAGAACTAATCTACAAAGAAGAGAGAGAAGAACAGAGAGACAGTAATTCCCCTTTCCTAAGTGCCTTACCAACCCTGTTTCCAGTACTTCCCAAGCACCTCAACCCTGTTACCAAATGACTTTCCAACCCTGACCCCGATGGCTTCCCACAGTGCCTCCCACAGTGCTTCCCTACAACCTGTTCCTCGAAATCCCAGTAGAGAATCCGAACCATCGAAAACAATATGTTAGAGGCTTCTAATGAGTGTTTATAGCCACTTCCAGAAAATGCTAGAGAAATCAACGTGTTGCGAGATTCCTGAGATTGTCAGCAATCTCCAAAGTCAGCTCCTCCCAACCGACCCAGAGGCGTGTAGCCCTTATGTGGTCCGTGAGTGCGTGTTGAAAGTCGAGTCCAATCGGTACCTGGTACGGTCTGCGTTGCAGAAGTGTATTCGTCGCGGTGATGTGCAGCGTTCCATGGACTATGCCAGCTACCTGTACCATTACAATTCTAGTAAAGTTTTCAGAGACTTAGCGATCATTGCCATCGAGGATGTGGGTATTGGAAGCCCCGATGCAGTCTATCTGGCGCTGTATATGGACAAGTATTCCAAGGAGCGCCACGCCTATGGTGACCCCCATTTATTGCTTATGACTGTCGTGATCGGGCTGGCTTTAGCCCCTTACAAGTCGCGTGCGTGCTGTGAGCTGTCGCTGGGCCTTGATCTCCTGTCTCACCGCATGATGATCGGTGCTGAGAACACGACCTGTCTGTTGCCCGCTGACTCTGATCTTAAGTTCAAATCTGACCCCCGGTTCGCCCGCATTCTTGAAGTCGTACCGCTCTATGAAGAACTGCTCAAGGCGCGGGGCAAGTTCCCTGGCTACCTCAAAGACGAGAAGTATTTGTCATTATTATCAGACGCTTACAGCGAAGTTCTGCCACCCATCCTGCATCGTATGTGTGTGTTGGCAATGGATCGCGCCCATGATTCGATGTTTCTCGCGGCGTTTCCAGTGTGCTTTCTGTTCACCGCTGCTCTCGCCAATCAGTCTGTCGATCTGTTGCCAGAGGACTTTCCCCCCGAGTCGTACATCAACGGCGTACCTTGTTGTGCTTTCGATATGCACACCCTGCCGGGCAAGCAGGCGATCAAGGCGTTCCACACCAGTGTCAAGAAATCTGTGTTGATATTCAACGACTTAGACCCACTCTTTGTCGTCAAAACCCTCGGCTCCATTGTCTTCACCGAAGAGGGTGGCCTCTGTAACAACCAGATCGACTTCGCCTGTCTCAAAGAATTCCAAGACCTGTTCTTCCATCTGGGCTTCGGAGTACCCGCCAGTTACCGCGATGATCTTAAGATCATTGTCCGCGACCACCTGTCTGTTCTTCATTCCAAGCGCCAGTGGGCGGCAAGAATCTGAAGTAATTCAACCAGTTAGCAATGCCTGGGGTAGGCCAGTAGTGCATCACCCTGTCGTGTGACGCAGGAGTAGGCCAGTGGTGATTTATCCCGTAGGCAGGCCAGTAGGAGGATGGCTGTGCGTAGGCCAGTAGTGCGCTGAGTCGTAGGCGGGTAGTTGTGCGTGCGTTAGGAGGGGTAGTTGTAGGCTAGGATTGTTCGTTTAAGGGGGTTAAACGAACATCAGGAGTAGTTTCATGGGTAAAACAGGTGCAAATAGAGTAGTTGAGGACGATGTACAGTTGTCCAAGGTTTTGATCGCCAAGTTGTTGGGGGTATCAGTGGGTACGGTTTACAACCTCTACTACCGAAAAGAACTCAAGGGGTACCACCTCTCCCAGGTACTGGAGTTTGCCATTAGGAGGAGTAGTCAGGCGTGATTTGAACTCAAGATCATTTCTTGACCGGGGGTTCCCCTCCTTTAACCTACCCCTGCCAGCCAATTCCGACTGGCACCCCCAAGGAGTGTGTCATGAAATTCTGGAATCTGTATTGGTCGCCTACGGGCGCTTGCATCGCCACAGTCAAAGCCGACTCCCCCAGGAGTGCGGTGAGGTTGGCTCCATACCCATACCAGAAGTACCTGGGTGAGGTGTACGCCGAACCGTTGTTACCTCATTGATCGGAAGTGTGGCTGGCGCACAATTCTCTTGCCAGCCAATTCCGACTGGCCCCCTAAGGAGTGTAGAGACATGAGCCTAGAGTTAGTCCATAAAGCCCAGCAACTTCGGTTGGACCTTGCCGATCAAATCGACCCCAAGTTGGAAGAGGCGGGGTTCAAGAATCTCAATGAGCTGGGTCGAGTGCTCAACCAGCTCCAGTACCGGTTGGAGATCACCCATGCTTTGATGGCGGGGCGGTTGGATTCAACCCAATACGCCTTCATCCAGTCCCGACTCAAAGAGTTGTGTGACCTCTGATCTTAAGATCATTGACCGGAAGTCCCCCTCTGAGAAAATAACCCTACCAGCTAATTCGGCTGGCAACCACAAGGAGTGAACAACATGAAGGTCAAAGTTACCGATTTCGATACCATCGCCACAACTGCCAAAATGGTCATGGATCACGCAGTGTCCTGTTACAGTCAAGCCCCTCTGATTGACGAACCCTATTCCGAGGGGTTGCTCTTCACCCGCATCGGTCAAATCCTCTCCGCCATGAGCAGTTGGTATGCTCAGAACTTCACCCCAGCGACCTGGGAGTCCGATCTGTTGATTGACCTGGGTCAAGTAATAGAAGCCGCCGAGTCAATCAGCAAGTTAGGCGCGGGCTATTCCATCGACGCAATAGTTTCCCAATGTCGGGAGATCGAGCGATTGGTCGAGACTCTGATTGATATGAAGTCCTGAACTTAAGTTCAAATCTCACCACCATTTAAGGAGTGCAAACATGTCCTACATCATTATGGCAATAGACGAGTGCGGTCAGGAAACCCGAGTCGGTCTCGACTACCCATCACCGCAGGCAGCGGGGCAGGCATTATCCATGTTACGAGAACAGTACATTGAGTACCGCAACATGTGGGTAGAAGAGTTGAAAGATGCCAGTTACTGGATGTTCCGCGATGTACAGGGACGAAGTTACGGTAACGACCGTCACCGAATACGGGTACTAGAACTTAAGTTCTAAAATAGTTTCTCTCTCCTCTGTAAACCCCGGCACACCACCGGGGTTCTTTTTGTCCGGTGATCAGGCATGTGATTTGTTGTGTAGTCAGGCCAGTAGTGCACGGGTGGTAAGGAGTTGTTTTTGTAGTTGTGGTTGTAGGGGTTGTTGTAGTTTTGTTGTTGTAGTCGTAGGCCAGTAGTACATAGGCGTAAAGGAGTGGAGGAGTGGTTGTTGTGAGGAGGGGTAGTGAGTAGTCGTGAGGGTGGGTAGGTTGTGGTCGTGAGGAGTCAGGCAGGAGGCGGAGTTGTGAGTCAGGGGGGTGGGTAGTGACGTAGGGGTAGTGACGTAGGAGGAGCTGTGTGGTGGTTTAGGCCGTGAGGCAGGGAGAGGAGAAAAGGAGCAGGAGGCAGGACAAGGACGGAGGACAAGGCGGCAGGAGTAGAGGTGGTCTTGTTGTCAGTGGCACGTTTCCTGTTGTGGTAGTCAGTCAAGTTCCGTGCCAGCAGGGAGGCGTTGAGTTTTTGGCACGTCTCTTGTCGTGTGGGGCCATTTTGCGTGAAAGGCACAATAAGGGGGGCACCGATGCCATCGCCAAGCCACCTGCGTGACCTGCGTAGAAAGGACTCTCACACCGTGGAAAGTACCCTGACGTGTACCGCATTTGCCCATTCAATGAACCGCGTGTATGCGTGTCCGTGCGCGTGTGCGTAGCAAGGAGCTGTAGTCTGTGTCCGGTAGCCGTGTGGCCCGTGTGGCCTGAAAAAAGGCCCTGATTGTGATCTTAAGATCACTTCTGGTGTGACCCCCGATGCCGTGGACTGCCCGGCTGGCAACGTGTAGAAAAAAGATGAAAATAATACTTGCACCAATGTGCTGATTTGATTTAATAACCCCGTCGCCGCGATTCAGCGCCGACCCGGTCCCCCCTCCCGGTTTCCCTTGGGGGTTTTAAGGAGCGACTAACATGTCTTCATTTGTAATCAAATTGTTCTCCCTGTCTTCTGACGAGTTCGTTGGTCAGGAAGTAATCGACGCGAAAAGTGAGAGTGCCGCGTTGGGCCGTGTAAAGAAGCTGCTCAAGGAAGGCGGGATCGACGCCAGTGAGTACCGGTTCGAGATCACTCAGGAGCAGGAAGTGCAGGCACCAGTCGAGGCAGTCACCGACGATACTCCGGTGGCCGATACCATCGACAAGGTAGAAGCCAAAAAGGAGGAGGAGCCTAAGCGGGTCGTGTTGCTCGATCCCGCAAATGGTCCACTTGGAATGGGTGAGGCTCCCAGGAAGTACCCACAGTCCATCAAGACCGACCTCGGTACCTTTTGGGGTTGTGACCAGCAAAAGTTGCTCGGGTCGATCCGGTTGAATGCCGATAAGCTGGATGGTTTCCGGGTGACTCACACAGGCAGTCGCACCAACTTTTATATCGACGGTACGTTGATCTGGACCAGTACCAAACCAGTGGCCGCAGTGGCCGAGCAAATGGCACTGGAGTTGATCACCGCCCTGTCCGCTTAACATCGAAAGTCCAGGGGGACAGTAGCCCGTCCCCCTCCCACCACCTAAGGAGTGAGTAACATGAAGACAGTAACCTTGTTGATCCTAGTCGGTAGCATCTGGTTGAGCGCCCTGTATGTCGGTGCACAGGCATGGGATAGGACTCAGTGTAGTACTGATATCGAGTGTGCTGAAAAGTTTGGAGGAGACGGTGGCCCCTACGGTGGCGAGGGGGACGTAGAGTAAAGGACCCCGTGCACAAGGATGTGCGTTTTTCCCTCACACGGGACCAAGGGGAGTTTAGGGGAGGCAGGAGTGACCATCACGATAGTACGTATGCTCGTTTTTTTTGTCCTGTTGTGTAGGGGGCTTCAATCGTAGGCGTAGGATGTTGTGAGATTTCGACCTAGGGAGTGGGGGGCAGATGTTGTGAGTACGGAGTTACGTAGTACATTTCGACCTACGTGTAGAGAAGCGTGGGAGAAGACACGTGGAGAAGACCCCCCTTCGTTTTGTAACTCGTTTTACGTAAAAAANTTTGTGGGGAATTTTGTGGACAAAACATCGGACAACAGCCAGACCACTGGTAAGACCATAGACAGAAGTCGGAAGCTGACCCCAGAACAGCAAAGTGAGCTACTTGAGATGTTGGCGACAGGAGCTTCTGTTAAGGAAATTGCACTTAAGTTCAACGTCTCTATTCCCATAGTTTATAAATATCGGACAGGTGCGGTGGGGAAGGGCAAGGATTACAAGAAGATTTTGGAGGAGCGTTCGATCAAGACACCAGATGGTTGCTGGGTGTATGCCTCACTGACCAGTGACGGTAGAGGCTCTATCTCTTTCAAGGGGATGACCCATACAGCACCCAGAGCCGCTTATGAAGTGTTCAAGGGGCCTGTGCCAGAAGGTATGTTCATTGTGCAGACCTGCAAGAACAAACTCTGTGTGAATCCTGAGCATTTGAAGCTGGGTACCCGATCTGAAAATCGACTGATCAGCAATGTCTCACGGAAGCTCTCAGAAGAAGTGGTGCGAAGTATCCGAGAGAAGTCTGCCAAGGGGGCGAGTCTGGGGATGCTGGCTGATGAATTTGGACTCAACGCTTTCAAACTGTATCGCGCATTGTGAACCGGAAAATCTGGTCTCACGTCGAGTAACCGACTACAATGTCTCCTTGATTTCGGAGGTGTTCCTTGCAAGAGGGCACACCTTTTTTAAGGAGTGTGTATGTCTAGTAGGCGATCTGTCGGGACAGCTTATGTTCGGTTACCTACCTTAACCTCTGGAGCGAATGACCCCTCGGGACTACTGTGTCGTACCCATCTATCCGGATGACGGACCTCCTGAGATAAAAGAGCGGGTTGGCTAAAAAGCTCGGGGGTGCTGTTTCTCTGAGCCAAGCGACCATCACGTACCGGTATCATCGAAGTTCAGAGCAACTGGGATAAGCATCATGGAGTTGCTTGTCCTTTTTGTTGTCGTGGTTTTCGCTGTTGCGTTAGTCGATGTTTAGACCTTCTCTGTACGCGGCGTACTTCGACTTTGAACTCGCTTCTGGGGCGAGGCGATGGGTGGGGTGGACCACCTATGGTTCGATTGGAGAGTGCGTCGAAAAACTCAGCAAAGACCTGCAATCGGATTACATACAAAAACACGCGACCCAGGTACTGGTTAACGACCATACTGGGCGCACGATCTTTAAGGGGTCGATAAAAGAAGAGGTGTTGGGTAAGCCGTATGTGGGCGATCCCATTCATCCAAATTCATTACCAATCACCATAAACCCAAGGAGTGTGGAGATTGAAGACGCTAGTTATAGTTGCGACACCAAGACGATGAAGCGTTGTCGTGCGGGTGTTTGATTGTAGATCGGGTACTGCGGGGGCATGAGGTTCACGTACTCACGATTTATGGGCGGGTGTACGACTACGGGAGAGTGTCGGTCACCCACTCGGTAGACGAGCAAACCGTTGCGTTTGATGAGGCGAAGTCCATTCTCGGGTATCACCATGCCCAGACGGGTAACCTCAAGGAAGGGGAGCCGGGGCAGGTGGGGTACTACCACGCGTTGGAGTTAATCGAGTCTTCGCTGAAGGGATTTACGCCTTCGGAGATTGTCATTCCTTCGTTTCATGATCTGAATCAGGATCATGTGTTTTTGAATCATGCGTGTCGGATTGCGCTACGGGCCGGGAATTTGCCACGGGGTCCAGTGCGAGTGTTGGAGGCGTTTGCGTTTGACCGGACGACCACCCATCCCAACTGGTTTCTGTCTCACAGTGACAAAACGCTGGAGCGGAAACTGGATGCGGTGGCGGCGTATAAAACGGAGGTGAGGCCGTACCCACATCCACGCTCTGCGATCAAGATTCGCGCACAGCATGAGGTGTGGGGTGGAATGTGCGGTACCGCGCTGGCAGAAGGGTACAAGTTGGTATTAGAAAGAAATTAGAAGCGATCAACCTAAGGAGTGTTTATGTCGAAAGTCGTGGTCACAGGCGGTGCGGGTTTTATCGGTACCAATCTTACGCAGTGGTTTGCTGAGAACGAGCCGTCTACCAAAGTGGTGGTGTTCGATCTGTGTACTCCGCAAATTGAACTGCCTCCGAATGCGGTCTACCAGTACGGAGACATTCGCAATCTCAACTGTTTGCTGGATGCGTTTGAGGGAGCCGATGAGGTGTACAACCTTGCCGGGATACTGGGTACATCGGAACTCATTCCGATTACCAGCTTGGCGACAGAGGTCAATGTGTCGGGGGCGGCGAATGTGTTCGATGCGGCGAGGCGCTGTCAGGTAAAGCGGGTTTACAACGTGGCGAAACCGAACTTCGCGGGGTACCACGAAAATGCCTACACCCTGACTAAGCATTCAGCGGAAAACCTCGGGTTGATGTACCGAGACAAGTACAACATGGACATTGCCACCGTGCGTTGGATGAATGCGGTGGGGCCATACCAGCATCTGTATCCGATTCGGAAGTTCGTGCCGACCCTGGTGTTGTTTGCACTCTATGGGTTGCCGTTGGAAATCTATGGATCGGGTAAGCAGACGATTGATCCCATCGACACGCGGGATATGTGCCGATACACCGTGTATGCGGCAAGGCATCTGGGCAATCTCGACACCGTGGTGGACCTGGGGTCGGGTGTTTCTGTGACCTGTAACGATGCGGCTGAAATGATTTTGTCGCGGGTGAAAGCGCAGGGGTACTACTCCGAATCGAACATCGTGCATTTGCCGATGCGGGACGGGGAGAAGGAGGACTGTCTCATCAAAGCGGACACCAGTTTCTGGGATGAACGAGACATGGTGCCCCAGTACACCTTTGAGGAGAGCATCAACGCGGTTATCTACTACGTGCTCTCTCTGCCGGAACATCACCGACGCAACGCACTGGCTTACTACGGTAAATTGCCGAAGCACCTGATATCAGATATGCCGAAGAGCTTTACGGCTCCCAGAGGTTCTTTCACGACGATTGAGAGGGCTTTCTGATGGCTACCGAACTCACATCAGAAGAAATACCTAAGCAGATCGTTTTGGGAGGGGATATCAATGTCCTGATCGACACTTGGATGGATGTGGCCGACAGCGGCAAATTCACTGAGGGGTACTACGTCGAGGCGTTTGAGGACAAGGTGACGGACATCTATGGGGGGTACCACACGGCCTTCAATAGTGCGGGCACTGCTTTGTTTTCCGTGATGAGAAAGTTGGAGAAGGGCACTTGGATTGTACCCTCCAACACCTTCTTTGCGACTGGGGCGATGGTGCAGGAAGCGGGCAATCAGGTGAAGCTGGCTGACTGTTCTCGGGAAGACTTTTCCATGGACTTGGAGTCCTTGCGGAACGCTCACACTGGCAAAGAATTGGGCGTAGTCCTCACTCATGTCGGTGGGGGCATTGCCAAGGATTACGAGGTGATTGCTGCCTACTGTGAGGCTCATGATCTTCTGCTGGTTGAAGACGCGGCTCATGCGTTTGGGGCTGAAAACCGTAATGGGTATCGGGCGGGCGACTTGGGGCAAGCGGCAGTGTTCAGTTTCTACCCGACCAAGGCGATTCCGGTGGGAGAGGGCGGTTTGGTCACGACTGTCGATCCAGAATTTGCCGTGGAACTGCGGGAATTTCCGTAATTACGGCAAACGATAGGGATCACCGGGGGGTACGATTCGGTATACCCAAGGCTTCAATTTCCGCATGGATGAACTGGACCGCAGCGGTGGCCTGCCATCAGATGGACCGGTTAGGGAGCATTTTGGCCAGAAGAAAGGCTGATTTTGAGCGTCTGTCTGCGCTGATTCCCCCGTTGGTGACCCATGAAGGCGTGTCCAACCACTACAAGTACATCGTCCATGCCGATGTGGCGAAGGCCGAGGGGCTGAAACGCTTTGCTGGCAAGGTATATGCGAGTACTGATCAGCTTGTCACGGCCCTCGGGTTTCTGAAGGAGCAAGACCTGCCGAACAGCGATTGGGTAGCTCAGAGCCATGTCTGCCTGCCGATTGGCGAAGGCATGTATTCCGACATGTCCGATGCGGAGATCATGGCTTATCTAAGGAGTGACGTATGAGTGATCTTAAGTTCAGTCTTATCACCCCCACGCACAAGCTCAACCGCCAATACCTGCTGGAGCTGTACCAGAGCATCAAGGAGCAGACATACAAGAATTGGGAGTGGGTGCTGTTTCTCAACGGGTCAGTGAACGAGGAGGATGTGCCTCGGGACATTCAGCTCGATCCCCGAGTATCCATCAGCCACGACTACTCCCTTGGGGACAAGGTAGGGGCGATCAAGAATGCGGCATTCAGTCTGGGAGACGGGGACATTCTGGTGGAGGTAGATCACGACGATCTGCTGACCGAGAACGTGTTTGTTNGAACTCAATGGAGCATTCCAAGACCCCGAGGTGGGGTTTGCCTACAGTGACAATGCCGTCCTGCACATGACGGACAACTTCATCCCCTACAACCCGGCCTTTGGGTGGACGCACCGGGAATTTGAATGGAAGGGCAGAAAGCTCACCGCGATGCGGAGTTTCGAGCCGACCAGCCATGCTTTGAGCTTCATCTGGTACGCACCGGATCACGTCAGGGCTTGGAGAAAGGACGTGTACTACGGAATAGGGGGCCACAACCCCGAATTATCCGTGTGTGATGACCACGAATTGATGATTCGCACCTACCTGAAGACCAAGATGCACCATGTGGACGAGGTGCTCTACATCTATAGGGTGACCGGGGAGAATACTTGGTTGGAGCGGAATCAGCTCATTCAGGAGACCACAGTCCAATTAGGCTACCAGTACGCTCAACAGTTGGCGGAAAGGGACGCCGATCTGCGTGGCTTGAAGAAAGTGGACATCGGCGGGGGTCTTTACCCACGTCCCGGCTACCTGACCATTGATCAGGAAGGTGCAGACATTGTGTGGGACTTGAACCAAGGCATTCCTCTGCCTGACCACAGCGTTGGGGTGCGTCAATGCCAGTCATGTGATTGAGCATTTGAAAGACCCACTGAAAACCATGCGCGAAATCCATCGAGTGCTGGCTCATGGCGGGTGGGCGTTTTATCGAGGTGCCGTCCACGGATGGGCGGGGCGCTTTCCAAGACCCAACTCATGTCAGTTTCTGGAACGAGAACAGCTTCTGGTACTACACCAAGCAGCAGCAGGCTCAGTTCATTCGCAATACTGAGATTCGATTTCAGAATTTCCGACTGGATACCGTGTGGTGGGACAACCAGATTGCCGTCACCAATGCGTGGCTGGTAGCCAACAAACAGGGGGGCGAAAGACTCCCCCATTTACTCGAAATATAAGGAGTGTGTGATGAAAGTACGCCAAGTTGAAGTGACCGATTCTGACCGGATCAGTGCTCAGATTTTCTTCCAGGCCCTGTGCCAGTTTTACGATCTGTCGGAGGCCCAGGCCCTCGATATGTTTGCCCGTACCGGTGATTTGACGGTCAGCAATTACAAGCCCTGGGTCAAGGAAATTGATTGCTGGGAACTCAATCCAGAACATGAGTCTGCTCTTCGCGCCTTGGACGTGAATGACATCAAGATTGGTTGCTCCTACAAGACCATGGAGGAATGTGAGAAACAGTACGACTTGATTGTCATCGACACTCCGCAGGGCATTCACAGTGATTGGCAGGGCGTACCCCAGGTTGAGCATTTTGGAGTGTTGAACAAGGTTGCCAAATTGATGAAGGACCGCTGTCTGATTGTCCTCTACGTCAATATGTACCCCTACAACAAGGAAGAGGTGGGTAGCGTCGGCTATGACGAGTACGACGAATACAACTTCGAGGATTGGATGGAAGTTCGCAAGGACTTCTATGAGGAAATTTCACCGATCACCGAGGCCACCGCATTGGCGGCGTATGAGCTGTTTTTTGAGGCTCATGACTATGTGGTCAAGTCCGTGATGCTGATTCCGTGCCTGTCGGACACGGGCGGGGACCCTTATGCGTTCCGTGTGGCGCTCGACCTTCAGTCGATTTCAGGAGTGTGAGATGACTTACGAGCAATTCTGTTACTGGCTGCAAGGCCGAGTTGAGTTGGGTAAGGGCAATCCCACGGAAGAGGAATGGGACACCATTCGCAGACAGCTTTCTTTGACGATCAGCAAGGTCTCTGGTCCGGTGGGAGCACCCTCTTTGACCTTCCCCCCAGGAGTACGCGGGGGCATGGCTTTATATGGTCAACACTCCCTGGTTGAGGAGTAGGGTGTTATGAAAATCCTACTTGAACCGGTTTACACGGGATTGCCCTCAACGTGCTCCACCAGCTACCTGATGTGGGAGATCATCGAAGAACTTTCCAAGTGGAGGGACGACCTCTACTTCTACCTGACGATACCCCATGAGGTATTGAAAGATGAGTGTGAGATGGAGTTTCTGCACCGGCACTCGGACAGAGTGACGTTGATCCCCATCGAAGCGGTGACCAGTGATCGTAAGCGATCTTTCTGGTCTCTGGCTTCTGATCTGTATGAGGTGGTGGCTCCGGGGCTACATCCGGGCTGGGATGCCGAAGTCATCATCACCTCACGCATTCCCCAGATACCCGCGTTCAAGCATGTCTCGGGTAAGGCCGGGGGCTGGAGTCAGAACCTTCCTCGCCACGTCTTCGGGCTGGAAGAGATGCCGATGCTGTCGTTCCGCGACACCACCACGGCACACCCTGAGCAATTCGACTTGGTGACCTACACCGCTTACCGTCTGTCGGATGGGGTGATCTTCAACAACAGTTGGACGAAGAAACTCCTGATGAAGGAAGGGCGCAAGCACCTGTCTCCCGGCCACCTCAAGGTGATGGGGGAGAAGATTGTGGAAGCCGTACCGGTCTCACTGGAACCTCTGAACTTGAGATCAGAATACCGTCTCGACGGTGACTTCAATGTGGTGTTCACGGGGCGCATCACCGCAACCCGCAACTTCAAGGAAGTGCTGAGAGTGTTTACCAACACCTTCGCCTACGATGTCGGGGGCAAGAAGCAGCACGTCAAATATACGATCTCGACCAACTCCCGTAGTGCGGGAAGCAGCAACGCACTGGATGGAACCACCGGGGACTTTGTTGACCTCCAGATGAACAACCGCCCCAAATTCCACGCGCTACTCAAGGACAAGGCGCATGTCGTCGTGAACCTGTCTCTGGTGGAGGACTTCTCCCTTTCCACTTATGAGCCTCTGCTCTTCGGGGTGCCGGTCATCGTGGCGGATCGGCCCTGGTCTGACTTTCTCGGGCCGGATTACCCCTTCCGAGTGCACGGGGCTGTAGAAGCCTATGCGATGGTGAAGGAGTTCATCCACAACTACGAGGCGATGTACGAGAAGTTCAGACAGTGGGAAGCCACCACTTGGCGGCAAGTGATTGCCAGTACGCTGAATATCACAACAGCCACGCACCTCAAAAGGATGTTGGAAACGGCGGAACAGGAGATTGACGACTGGTTTACCGAGCCTTCTACGGGTACCCGTGACCTTCGCCGGGGGAACCTATAAAGACATGGCCGATGAGCTGGTCAAGGACAAGCCCTTGTTCATCAACCTCACGGAGTACTTCGGGGAACAGTACGAAGAACGCAGTCTCCGCCGAGTAGCAGTTGGGAAGAGGCCCACGGTTTTTGATGCTCAAGCGGCTAGTCATGCTGCGAGGGTATGAAGACACCCCCGAGTTGGGCGTACTGAAACGAATTACTTGAACTTGAGTTCAAAAACTAAGGAGTGACGATGGCAGACGCAATACAAAAAACCTCTTCCCTTGAACGGAAGATGGTCGATATCGGGATTCTGGAGAAGAACCCCCACAACCCCAACGCCATGGATGTGGAGTCGTTCAATCTGTTGGTGGATAACATCGAGCGGGTAGGGCTGACCGACCCGATTCTTGTGGTTCAGCATCCAGAGAAAGAAGAGATGTACCGCATTATCGGCGGGGAGCATCGCTGGGAAGCGGCCAAGATGTTGGGCTTTGATGAGGTTCCCGTGACCGTCATCACGGATGAGACCTTTACGGAAGACGAATCGAAGTTCCAGATACGTCCGTCACAACATCATCCACGGCAAGATGTCGGCCAAGAAATTCACCGACCTCTATAACTCACTGTCTGACGAGTACAGTGAAGACGTAGCGGCGATGATGTTCGGCTTCACGGATGAGGAGGAATTCAAGAAACTCCTGACCTCGACCCGTAAGTCACTGCCTCCCGAACTGAAGAAGCAGTTTGATGAGGCCAAGGCCGAGATCAAGACCATTGAAGACCTCTCGACCCTGCTGAACAAGCTGTTCAGTACCTATGGTGACACCCTGCCTTACGGTTACATGATTTTCGACTTCGATGGAAAAGACTCCATCTGGTTGCGAATGAAGATGAGTGACCGCAAGAACTTCCTCGACCTCTGTGCCAAGTGCCGTAAGGCCAACCGCACGGTGGACAGCGTGATTTCCGGCATTCTCTCCACCCTTGCGGCGGGAAATGACGTAGTGCTGGCTGACATCATTGACGAGGCCAAGCACGTAGACTTGTCGAAGCTGGAAGAAGGAAAACTTCCAACGGAGGACTTCACCGATGTCCTCTGAGAAAAGGAAACGGGGCCGACCCAAAAAAGACCCCAATCAGCGCCTGGTCAAGAAGAAGATCAGTGAGGAGTCTTCGGGTCCCCTGGTAGAGGTGGAGATTGAACGCAAGACTGTTGCGCTTCAAAAGAACCTGTCTTTTGCCCAGTTGGATATTGTCGATGCCCTGCTGATGAAGGGGGACACCCCCTACAACATCGCCAAGCGTATTCAGAAGGATTGGGGGCTGCTGAACCACATCACCACCCAGTCGGTGCAGTCCCAGATTGAGGCATACCGGAGGAATTTCTTCGGGACGGAAGTGGTGACCACAGTCACGACCACCGACAACGAGACTCAGGAAACCACGGTGGAGACCAAGACGGTCAACATCGTTTCCACCTACCTCAAAGGCAGGCTGGATGCCTATACCTTGAACGAGCAGATGGTGCTGCTTCAGATCAAGCGCATCAACAAGATCATGGACCGTGAGGAGAAGATGCCGACCTTGCTGGATCAGACCCGCAAGGAGATCGAGTTGCTGACCAAGATGATGCAGAACTTCACCAACCTTCAGTTTGAGTTGGGGATCGTTCAGCGCATGGCTCAGGTTTTGGATCACCAGATCACGCTCAACAACCCAGACTTGCTGGTGGAAGAGAAGCGAGTGGCGGATAAGATCAAGGCCATTCAAGGGCGAGACATGATTATCAGCCGAGTCAAAAATGTGCTGAACATGGTGTCCCATTTGGAAATGGAAAACGCTGAGGCACTGGAAGCTGAAGTCGTTGAGCTGGAGAGGGCGGAGTAGTAATGGCAAGGGAACGCTTCATCACGTACAGCCGCAACCTCATCATTGAGGTGCTCGGGGAAGACGGTCACGAAGTCTGCAAGGAGATTGATCTGCTACCTGACGAAGAGGAGCAGTACCGCAGTTACAAGGAAATCTTGCACCTTCTGAGTGGCCAGGAAGCCGAGGTCAAGGCGCACGACATTTACGCGGTGCCTCCAGTGAACATGGATAAGTTCATGCGGGACAAGTTCTACATGGGGAAGGGCGATGCCGTCGTACCCCAAGGTCATGGAAGAACTGATCGAAATGAATTCCGGCAAGTACGTGGAGATCGTGCTCACTGGGGGGATCGGTCCCCTATCATGTGACACTGAGTTTCTCACCCCCACGGGATGGGTCCGTATGGATGGTTACCAAGGGCAGGAAGTTGCTGAGTACAACCCATCTACGGGTGGGGTCGAATTTAGAGACCCCCAGGCGTACCACGTTTTCCCGTGTGAAGAGTTCTGGCACTTCAAAACAAAGTACGGCGTGGACATGAAAGTGTCAGATGACCATCGTGTTTTGTATCGGAGCACCGCTGGAAAGCTGGAGGTTCTCACAGCCAAGGAGATTGTGCAGCAGCACCAGAAACTTGCTAAGGGTTTCAAAGGAAAGTTCCTCACGACCTTCAAAGTGGATAGGCCGGGGGTTTCGCTAACTGATCTTGAGATCAAATTGCAAGTTGCCGTTCAAGCTGACGGCACGTTCAACAAGAAGAAGGATAGTAATTACTGCGTCATTCGTATCAAGAAACAGGACAAGAAAGATCGTCTGAAGTCACTTCTTGATGAGCTTGGGTTGCATTACCGAGTCTGGAACCTCCCGAGTGAACCAGGGTATTCTCGTTTTGCCTTCAAAGCTCCCTTGCGTCAAAAGCATTATGGTTGGGCGTGGGACTGTTCTGAGCATCAGTTGGAGATAATTGCCTCTGAGTGTGTGCTCTGGGACGGTGACCGTAAGCGTATATTCCGAACTACGCTTAAAGAAGATGCAGACTTCATCACCTACTGTTTTTCAGCCACAGGCAGAAGGGCGTTTGTTCGATCTGACGATAGGTCAAGCATTTCAACTTTGTACGAAGTGCATGGAAGTCCCAACACAGAAGTAACCATGCAGGGGGTACCGAAGACCGAGATCAAGAGAGTTGCTTCTGAGGATGGGAAGATAGTATTGCTTCACCACTCAGACCTAGCTTTTTTGTTGCTAGGCATAACGGTAGAGTCTTTATCACAGGCAACTGTGGCAAGACCTATTGCGCCCTCTACACCACGGCGTATCAACTTTATCTGTTGTCCTGTATGAAGGATGCCCACAAGACCTTCGGCAAGGACCCCTCGACGGAAATCCTGTTCATCTTTCAGTCGATCAATACCACGCTGGCAAAAGAACTGGACTACAAGCGGTTCAAGCACATGATCGAGTGCAGTCCGTACTTCATGAATTATTTCCCCTTCAAGAAGGATTTGGAGTCTCGACTGGTGTTCCCCAACCGCATTGAAGTCGTACCGGTATCCGGTCAGGAAACGGCGGCGATTGGACAGGACGTAATCGGCGGCATCATCGACGAAGTGAATTACATGGCCGTAACTCAGCGGTCCAAGAACTCTGTTGATGGGGGTACCTACAATCAGGCTATTGCCCTCTACAACTCCATTTCTCGTCGTCGTAAAACGCGATTCATGAGTCAGGGTAAGTTGCCAGGGCTGCTGTGCATCGTCTCCTCGAAACGCTATCCAGGTCAGTTCACCGACCTCAAGGAATTGGAGGCCAAAACAGACCCCCACCATCTACATTTATGACAAGCGTGTGTGGGACATTAAACCTTCCGAGTTCTCGGGAGAACGCTTCCCGGTCTTCATCGGAGATGCTTCACGCAAGCCGCGCATCATTGAAGAGACTGATCCATTGAGGGAGACCGACCCCGATATGGTTCACATGATCCCATCGGAGTTTCGAGAGGATTTCGAGCGCGACATCATCAACGCCTTGCGTGAATTGGACGGCACCTCCACCTTGGCGCGGTTCCCGTTCTTCAGCAACATTGATTCCATCACCGCCTGTATGGGCAAAGTCACGTCCTTCTTGGAAGAAGAATCGGTGGACTTTGAACATCAACTGCTGACCATTGATCCGACTCGGTTTTACAAGCCCCATCTGCCACGTTTCGCTCACGTTGACTTGGCGATCAGCGGGGACAGTGCTGGTGTTGTCATTGGCACAGTGATTGGCTTCAAGAAAGTGCAGCAAGGGGAGTACCACGAAGAAACTTTGCCTGAAATCTGGATTGATGCCGTACTGGAAGTTGTGCCTCCGAAGAACGGTGAAATCAAGTTCTTCAAGATTCGTGAGTTGCTCTACGCCCTCAAGGACTTGGGGTTGAACATGAAATGGGCGACTTTCGATAGCTTTCAGTCTAAGGATTCCCAACAGATTCTTGCTCAACGCGGATTCGTTACGGGAATACAGTCCATGGACACCACGCCGGTTCCTTACATGATTTCCAAGAGTGCTCTGTATGACGGGCGAGTGAACCTTCCCAAGAATGCCAAGTTGCTGAATGAGCTGGCTTCATTGGAACGTGATCCGATGACCGGAAAAATCGACCACCCTGCCAACAGTTGCTTTACGGGGGACACTCGTATTGCCTTGGCCGAGGGCGGTTCCATTAGTTTTGAAGAGCTTGTGGAAAATGATCTTGAGTTCAACTGTATATCTTGGAACATCGAGAAGAACTGTGAAGAGGTAAAGCCAATAGTCGCCCCTCGTATAACTCGATACGCCAACGAATTGATTGAGGTTGAGCTGGAGGATGGGGAGGTCGTTCGATGTACTCCCGAGCACCTTTGGTTGCTAGAATCTGGTGAGTATAAGCAGGCACAATATCTGGGTAGTTACGATGCCTTGCAAGAGTGACCACCCAACCCTATACTAAAGAAACACAAACTAAAGGAGTGTTTCGATGCAAAAAATACCACTGCAAGGGCCTAAAGGTGCTGGCCTATTTATGCTTGTAGACGATGAGGATTTTGAGCGAATGTCCCAGCATAAATGGTACTTTCATCTAGGGTATGCCCTATCTGTAAGCCACGTCTCAGGTAACAAAAAGAATCGGCAACAAAGATACCTAGCGGCCCATAGATTCGTGCTGGGGTTAGAAAAAGGGAACCCAACTGTAGTTGACCATAAGGATGGAGATAGGTTGAACAACTGCAAGGAGAATCTCCGCCGAACGGACTTCAAAGGAAATGCAAGAAATAGCCGATCCTATGCAGTGTCTGGGTACAAGGGAGTGCTGGAAGAGTCTTCCAACTGCTATGTGGTGAGACTTCATAAGAAGATTATTGGGTACTACCCTACAGCGGTAATGGCGGCTAAGGCATACGACCAAGCGGCGAGAGAGACTCAATGTGAGTATAGCGTGGCGTTAATTTCCCAGAAGTGACTGACTATTCCGATGTTGAGGCTTTACCTCCCCGCAATGTGGGGGATCGCACTTCAAAGACGATAGGAGTTTCGTACTCACGCACCCGTAGAGCAAAAGCTAAGTGGAGGGCCGTGCATTGCAAAGTTCACCTGGGATGGTTCCAAACAGAGGAGGAAGCCATGGCGGCTCTCAAAAAGGAGAAAAATGAAAGTCAAATCAGTGCGTAGAGTTGCGCTGCAAGAACCCGTACCTGTGTACGACATTGAGGTGCCAGACAACCATAATTTTAAGCTGGCTGTGGGACCTTTCGTACACAATTCCAAAGACTTAAGTGATGCCTTGGCCGGGGTTATTTATGGTTTGTCGATGAGGAGGGAAATTTGGGTTATGCACGGCATATCTATACGAGAGATTCCTCAGTCTATTCAGGCCGCAGTACAACAAACCAAGCAGCAGATCAAAGATCGGTGATCTTAAGATCAGAAAATAAGGCTTCAATAGTTTTACTGAACTTTGTATAATGCCTGCACTAGCCACTCTTGTGGCTAGAAATCATCTATAAGGAGTGAATATGTCTATTGAACAAGTATTGTCTTTCAAGACCTCTGATGGTCAGACCTTTGCCAGCCTAGCTGATGCAGAAGCACATGAAGCGGTAGTCAGTGCACTGCCGATTATTCAGAAGTACGCTGCAAGCAAGGCCAAAAGCCCAATGGCTCAAACTCGCATCATCAATGCGATTCGTGAGTGGGAGGCTTTCAAAGCCCAAGGCGCTGAAGCTCCTGAGTTTATTTCAGAGGCACAGAATCCCGTCAACAGCTTGGCTGCATAAGGGATATCTATGGAAGGCTTGTCTGAGTCGGAGATTATCCGACTTCAGGTAGAAGGGGCCGTTGAATACAACCTTCATGGGGTGCAAGGGAAGCACAACTGCCCGTATCCAAGAAACTCATTAAAGGAGCGGCACTGGATGCAGGGATTTCGGGGATGAAGTCGAAAGCACCAGAGGGGAACGTGACCCTTGAACGCACCACGTCAAACTCCNNGGGAAAATCTATGCCAGAATTGAGGCTCAAGGCTTTCAATAGACCGCTACTTGGTGACCGTCACTGAAGAGGAGGGGGATACGTGCAGAAGAACTGCTACGCACCCTCAAGAAGAACCCTCAGTTCAAGACTGACGCTCAAAGGCTCAAGGCTGCACAGACCCGTTCCCAGTATTTCGTTGTAACCCAACTTAAGGAGTGACCCCATGGACCCCAAGGTTCAAGTTGCCGTGAATGGCATTATTCAGCAGTGTATGTTGATGGCGGCAAAAGCCCATCAATGGCATTTGGCAACCCGTAGTTATGCAGCTCATGTCGCATTGAACGAGCTGTATGATTATCTACCCGATGCCGCAGATAAGCTGTCTGAGACTTGCCAAGGGGCGGGGTTAAAGCCTCTGGCTATCACGGATAAGGTCACTGTTACCTTCTCCAGTCCCGACCAGGCCATTAAGGAAATAGAAGCCTTCATGGTTGAAATCGAAGCTGTGAGAAAGACAGTGACTGATATGCCGTGGCTCGACAACATCTTTCAAGACATACAAGGCACCATCTACGGGACTTTGTATAAGCTGAAAAGACTCAGTTGAGGTTGATTTAATCACCATAAAGGACTCCCTTAACCACGGAGTCCTTTTTTATTAAGGAGTGTATCTATGAGTGGAGAAACCTTTCCACCCCGCTTCATGCGAATCAATCAGGCTTGTTTCTACTTGGCCGTCAACCGCAACTACTTCAATCGGTATATCAGGCCGATCCTCACAGAGATCGAAGTAGGGGAAGTGGGGGTGCGCTTTGATCGACTTGAATTGGATGACTGGGCAGAGGATCATAAGTCCCGCAACGGTCACCACGCAGAAAGTGGAGACTTAACATGCAAGGTAAGCAAGCAAGTGGCCTCATCCTACGACGAGGAGTCTGGTACATCCAGAAAGCAGTCAAAGGATATGGCTTACTTAGAGAAAGCACTGGCGAAAGTGAAATCGAAAAAGCAGAAAGTTACCTCTATCGCCGCATAGCGGAGATCGAGCGGCAGTCTGTTCATGGAGTGAGACCGGATCGCAGCTTCGTGGAGGCAGCGACGAAGTACTTGACGGAAGCTGAGAAGAAGTCCCTGGACCGAGACGGTGCTTCAATAAAGCTCTTGATCCCGTACATCGGAAAGTTACCTCTTCGCCAGATACATCAAGGAACTCTTGACCCGTTCATTCGTGAGCGTAAGGCGGCAGGTATTTCTGCTGGCACGATCAACCGGGATTTAGCCGTGGTGAAGAACATCCTCACCTTGGCTGCACGGTTGTGGCGTGACAAGGCAGGGATGACTTGGTTGGAGACCGTGCCGATGATCGAACCGGTCAAAGGACAGAAGCGGAAGCCTTACCCAATCTCATGGGATGAGCAGAAACAGTTGTTTCAACTGTTGCCAGACCATTTGGCAAACATGGCTTTGTTTGCTGTGAACACGGGATGCCGGGATCAAGAAATCTGCCAGCTTCAGTGGAAGTGGGAAGAAAAATTGCCGGGACTCAACACTACCGGCTTTGTGATTCCTGCTGAAGTGGTGAAGGGAGAGCTGGGAGAGACTGAAGAAAAGCTGGTAGTGCTGAATCGGATTGCCCGATCAGTGATCGACAGCCAACGAGGTCTACACCCGGAGTTCGTCTTCACCTATGTAAAAGGGAAGGGAGTTCGTCACCCGATTGATCGAATGAACAACAATGGGTGGCGTACAGCACGGAAGCAAGCGGGGTTGGAGCAAGTGCGCGTTCACGACTTGAGACACACCTTTGGCAGACGACTGAGAGCGGCAGGTGTTTCGATGGAAGATCGACAAGACCTTCTGGGACACAAGTCTGGTAGGATCACCACCCATTACTCGGCGGCTGAAATTAGCAGCCTGATTAACGCGGTGGAGTTGCTTTGTGAGGCGGGGACAAGCCCCGAGTTGTTGGTAGTGAACCTAGCCCGAAAGTAGGCCAACTACACAAAAACTACACAAGCAATAAAAAGGCCCTGCTGGAACAGGGCCTAAGTACTTGATAAATATGGTAGCAACGGGCGGACTTGAACCGCCGACACCCGCATTATGAATGC